GTAAGACGAAAAGCCAAAGACTTTCTAAGACTGTGACCTGAAAGCGCTTATGCTTATGCAGTTCGATTTTACTTTTGATAAGAAATAGTATATAATATAATAGGCAATATAAAAAAAATGAAAGGAATAGAATATGGTCTCTAAGAATCCAGTCTATCTTGGCTATGATGATCCAGTCAATCTGAAGTTCGAGAATGCTATAGAAGCGCTTGACATAAAGTTGAGAAGCTGCACTCCAGAAGATGAGTTGCTTGATACTGTAGTTCGAGCGGTCTTGTCTACATGGGAAGAGGGGCCAGACACTGAGATTTATGACATTCAGAAAGTCAGGACTCTTCGAAACGTGTTCAAGGGCAACACTATTCCTGCAGCCAAGCGATTCATCAACATGACATGGTCTTTCAACAACATCTCTATGCAGGAAGTCACTCATATTCTTCGATATCAGACTTGGGACTTCATTGCACAGTGCTCTGATACGATTTCGTGGAGAGACAAGACAGTCTTGGTTCCTGATGGCATCATGAATTCTCCAGAACTATACGAACGTTTCAAGAAGCTTGCAAACGAAGCTGTCAGCCTGTATGCAGATGCTCTAGATACAAGAGAAGTCTCATTGCTCGATTCTCGTAGAGCATTGATTCGTGCCATGTCGACATTCTATTGGGTTCACAATGATTTCCAGTCTGCACAGAAGTTCATCTATGATCGTCTGTCTGAAGAGTTCCAGCCTCAGGAAGACAATGTCATTGCTATGCAGATGGCGCTTCAGATCGAAAAGGCGTATCCATTGGCAACTGGCATATTCGATCTAGATCGAGTAGATGCATTCTATCTTAGCATGATTACAGATCATGGTCGTACATTCCAGCCTCGTCCTCTTGCTAAGAAGAGAATTCCAGATGAGATGCTTGATGAACTCGATTTTGCTTATGACAAGCAGAGAAACGAATATCGTGGCACATCAAAGCCAGATCAGTCAGCTTTTGAGAAGTTCAAGAAGAATGCTATTGAAGAGCTGAAAGACATTGAGAATGACAATCGAAAGCTAGTCAAAGACAAGTATGGCATTGCATTGGATGAACTGGATGCTATGCCATCTATCGTATGAGGTGTTAGTATGTCGGAACGCAAGTGTGTAGAACGATCTTGGATAAAGAAGGACTTTGCAGAGAAGTTTGATCCAGACATTCCAAGGTTGGAGGTCATAAGAGAGACAGAGAAAGCAGTGCTTCTGTCAGATGTTCTTCATGACGCTTGGGTTCCGAAGTCTTGCATTGACGATGGCAAGCTAGCTAAGCAGAGAAAAGAATTAGAGAATGGCATCTCTATGCCATTGAAGAAGGCGGGACCAGATGAGTACAAGAATGTACTCAAGGTCCCGCTTTTTGACTATCAACGAGACATCATAAAGACTCTTGAAGGATGTTCAAGAGCATATCTCGGTCAAGCTATGGGTACTGGAAAGACACCAGTATCGATAGCAAGGACAATACTGTTTGATGACGATCTGCCAACATTGCTGATATGTGAGAAGTCATTGATGGATCAGTGGCGATCAGAGATAGACAAGTTTGCTCCATGGATGCAAGACAGATTCGAAATCATCAACTATGACAGAATCTTTAGAGACAGATACCAAGAATACATGGACTCGTTCAAAAAAGACAAGTTCAATTTGATTCTTGAAGAAGTTGGATGTCTTGGCAATGAGAATGCTAAGCGTACAGCTTATTGCATGAAGCTTGCAAAAAGAGCTAAGAATGTTCAGCTTCTTACTGGCTCTATGTTTGGCGGTCATTTTGAGAAGCTGTATCCATGCACAGTCATGCAAGGTGCTACGTGGACTAGAGAACAGTTTGACAAGCTTTTTACTGTACAGATTCATCAGAAGGTGACTGTCAATACTCGATGGGGAGTTCAGAAGAAAGACAACATTCAGATTGTCGGATATAAGAACATCGACAAACTGATAGATGCAATGGCTGTAAAAGGTGCAGTATTCGTCAGGTCTGAAGATGCTCTTGATCTGCCAGAAGAGAACGAGCAGATCATAAGATTCAAACAGACTGCTGCTGCAAGAAAGACTGAGAATACGCTGTACAATGCTGTATCTAGAGGCGAAGCTGTTGAAGTCAATTCTTGGACAAGGTTGAAGACACTTAATTCGCTTTCTGACAACAAAGAAAAGCTTGAATGGGTCAAAGACACTCTTGAAGCTTCTGATGACAGATGGCTGATATTCTATCAGTTCAATGATGAGCGAAAATGGCTGCTTGAGATATGCAAGAAGCTTAATCGTCCAGTTTCTGAAATATCAGGACATGCTTCAGACAAAGATGCGTATGAGAATAAGTCGAATTCTGTGACGATACTTCAGATCAAGTCTGGAAAGAATGGTCACAATCTTCAGAAATGCAATCATGCTATCTTCACTTCACCATTTGATGCAGATTCTATGATTCAAGCAAAGAAGCGAATCAGAAGACCAGGCCAGACTAAGAAGTGCTTCTACTATGTTCTTGCTACTGATGGACGTTTCGATGAGTCTCAGTTGAATGAGAATGCAAAGAATGCTAAGAATGTCGAATCTATAAAGAGCGATATAGAAAGGTGACAATGGAAGACAAGTTTGCTCAGACCTTCATGCATGGCAAGAAGATTGGTGACTATGACGACGAACTAGAAGTAGAAGACTGGGCTGGAAAGAAGACATTCGTCACTAAGACAGTAGACAAGCTATTGCAAGACAAGAATGTCAAAGCTGTCATAAAAAGTCCTAAGTCAGCTTTACTAGTAGATTTGTCTGGAATGCCAAGATTTTTCAGAGTCGTGTCAGCTGGTACGTCTGACTTCTCAGTCTATGAACGAGAAGACATCGAGACAGCTAAGAACTGGCTTGTCAAAGCTGGCATGTATTGCGACTTTCAGTATGGATGTCATATTCTAGTCAAGGACAAAGACGTCATGTCTAAAGACAAGCATTACAAGACGAAGACATTCTCTACTAAGAAAGCAGAGAAAGCTAAGCCAGTCGGTTTCAATTCTCACAGACTGAATGTGTATTGGGACGAAGCTGATAAGAACAGCAGAGACATATGCTCTATATGTCACATGGAGAAGATAAACGGAACTTGCGATTGCGACTGACTGTCTGAGAACATTCTAATTTTACATTTGAACTTGAATAGTATATAATATACTTATAAGTTCAAATAAGTGAAAGGAATGTTATGACAAACAGTCTTGGCTTGCCTCAAAAGAAAACAGATGTACTAGACATATTGATGTTTGACCCTAAGGGGTTTTCAGATATTGATTTAGATGTCATTCTATGCATGACTGATGACAAGACAGTATCTTCAGTTCTTGAAGATCAGATTCTTCCAATGATGAAGCGAAGAATCAAAGATGCATCTATGGATGATGTGGTCAAGACAGTATTGCCATTGCAGCAAGCTCTTCATCAGAAGTATGACAATCTATTGCAGACTAGTTCAAAGGTGATCTTCGATTCTGTAGTAGATGAAGAAATGTCTGTAGAATCTATGCGAGAGTATTCTAAAAAGCAATTGGCTTATGAAGCCGAAGACTATTGGCTTTTTGATGAGTTTTTGCAAGAATACAGGTATGAAGTAGACAAGCCTGTGACAATGGAGCAGAGGTTCAGGAATCGCTATAATGCGCTTTCGGAGTTCATGTTCGAATGGGATATGCGACTGTTCAAGTACAGCAAAGCTGAGTCTGCAGACGATTCGATAGCTTATGCATACAACAAAGTCTTTTGGAAGTATATGGAAGACAAAGACTTTCAGAAGATTGCAGGTCTTGGAGATGCAGAATGGTTCATAACTAAGAATGTTGGCAAGCGTCATATCTCTAAGAAGACAGCTAAGATGATGGAGTGCTTGCAGGCATTCAATAGGCATAAGTATACTGAATACACTGTTCAAGAAGTCTTGAGGTAGTGACATGATAGATTTTCTGTTTTGCTTCAATGACAAGTATTGCAATCATTTCATGGGGCAAGTCTTGCAGATCGTATCTAAGACGAAGTCTAGATGCAAGTTCTGGATATTGACAAAAGAATGCGATTTTGTGACTGACAAGCTCACTTCTCTTCAGAAAATGACTGGATTGAAGTTCGATTTTGAAGTGTTCGACTTCAATATGTACGATGGAGAGCATTTCGACCATACTGTTAAGTCGCACAATTTCATTTCAGAAGAAGCATTCTTCAGGCTATACGCAATCAACATTCTTCCACGATCTTTGAGAAAAGTCATCTATCTAGATGTAGACGTGCTTGTCAAGTGTGACATGCAAGAGCTTTGGGATATCGATATTGACGACGTAGAGATTGCTTCTGTAGAAGACTATTGGTCAGTTATTGGAGCGTATAAGAAGAAGATGTTTACTTCTGGGTTCATGTTCACGAATCTAGACAAGCTTAGAGAAGACAAGTTTTTCGACAGAGCAATCGAATATGCTAAGAACAATGACATTGAACAAGAAGACTTCACTATCTGCAATGCAGTCATAGACAATGTCAGATGGCTTCCAATGGAATGGCAGTTCTGTCAGTATAAGAGCTGGATGCGAGGAGAAAAGCCATTAGTAGAGAGCCCAAAGATGGTACACTTCGTGACAGCCAAGAAGCCATGGAAAGTGCATTCAGCTTTTGACATGCGATATTTTGACGAATACAATGCATTTGAAAGTCTTGCAAAAAGTCTAGTCGATGTAGAACAGTATATGGAGCAATGACATGACACCAAGAGAACATTTCAAAGACTTAGATGCAGTGTACATCAATCTTGAAAAAGATGTCGACAGAAAAAGGCAAGTGCTTGAAAACTGTAGCAGCTTGTTCAAGACTTTTGTAAGAGTAGAGCCTGTCAAGTATGACGATATGCGACAAAAAGGGCTCGAAGTCAAGAAGAATCTTGAAAAGACTGCAAAACTATTCGATCCAAAAGACTATCTTAAGACTTGCTACATATATAAAGAAGTGTCTGAAAAGGCGTTCATGAACAGGAAGTCGAGAAAAGACAAGCTTGAGATGACATGGCTTCCAGAACAGTATGCTGCTCATAATAGTCTTACAGATACTGTGCTTAACATTTTAGATGATTTTCTTGGTTCAGACAAGCAAAAGCTAGTAGTCGTAGAAGATGATGCTTATCCAAGAGATTTTCTAGATATAGACCTTGACATTCCAGATGCAGACATAATTGTATGGGGTGGAGCCTCAAGAGGCGTCGTATCTGATGCAGTGGCAGTAAGAGATGGCAAGTCATTTGAATTCAAGAAGAAGACTGGCAAAGGCACTGCAAACTACACTACATGCTGGGAAGTTACTAGAAGAGGAGCAATAGCTTTAGTACGAGCATATGACAGGCCTGCTGTGACAATTGACACAGCTTGGAGATATGCATTTGATGTGGTTGATTCTTACGCTCTGTTCCCAATGGGTTTTGTGCAAAGATTTGGATCGTCTTCTACAGACGGCGCTTTTGAAATGCCATTGACAGTAGAAGAAGCAAGAATCTTTGTAGAGAAGAACAGAAGGAAGAAGAAGGGAGAGACTGACAATGCCTGACATTCTTATGTGTTTTGACAAGAACTATATGTGGCATGCAATGTCAGTGGCATGTCAGATTCAAGACGAAGTCAGTTCTTTCAATTTCATTACAGACAGCGATAGCTACAAGCAAGTCTATGACACTGTCAAGAAGATAGAGGGTCGACTAGGAATAGAGACGAATGTCTATGATGTGTCTTCTATTCTAGACAGCAATCTGAAGGTCAAATATGGCGTTAGCAAATGGAAAGCGAAACTTACAGCTAGCACATACTATCGTCTGTATGCTCCAGCATTCATAAACAAAGACAGGGTTCTGTATTTAGACAGCGATGTCAATGTATACAAGTCATTGAAGCCATTGTTTGACATGACTATGACAGAAGAACTTGCTGCTGTGCAAGATTCATCGTCTATGTGGCATAGCGAAGATGGCGAAGACAAGAAGCAGAAGTCTTTCAACAATGGCGTATTGCTGATGAATCTAGACAGCATGCGAAAGACAGATTTCTTAGACAAGATTCTAGAGCTTGCAAAATCAGTAGACTGGAATCTTGAATGGGAAGATCAGACTCTGCTGAACATGTATTATGGTGACGATATAGACTGGCTTCCATTGAAGTGGAACTGGCAAAGAATGAATTGCTATCTTAAGGGTGAGAAGATGCCAGAAGATACAGTCATTCAGCATTTCGTATCTAAGCCAAAGCCATGGGACAACATAGAGGTTGAAGACAATCGATACTTTGACAGGTTCAATCTAAAAGAACAAGTTGCACGAGAAGTCTTGTCCTGATTCTATTTTACTTTTGATTCAAAATGGTATATAATATTATCTATGGATAGATTAATCATAGAACTTACAGGATGTGATCGTTCTGGCAAAAGCACTCTTAATTCTGCAATAGGAGAGCACTACAATCGAGAATATGGCATTGGGAAGCAATTTGCACATATCTGTGTGATAGACAGATGGCTATATGATTCGATTGCATTAGACAGGTACTTTGACAGAGTCATTCCAGAAGTAGAGACTGCAAGAAAGCAGTTTTTGCTTGACAACAAAGATCGAATGACAATCATATGGACATATGCAAGTGTTCCAGTACTTGAAGCTCGTCAAAAAGAACAGAAAAGTCTTGACGGTTCTGACTACAACAAGATTGTCGTAGACATGCAAAAGATGTCTGACATCTACAAAGAGCTTTTCGATGAGCTTGGCAAAGATTTAGATTTGCAGATCTTTGATACTGATGTATGCAGTCCAGAAGAGATCGTAGAATCTTTGATAGAGCAAGGCATATTAGACTAGCTTATAGTTTTTGCTAGTCTTAGAGGAGGTGATGCTGTATGATGAACGTTGAATATCAGAGGTTTGTGCCTCTTCACGTTCATTCTTGAAAATCTGATGCTAGTATTCTAGATGGGTATCAGAAGCCATATGAGTATGCAGATCTTTGCGAAAAGCTTCATGTAAAAGCTGCAGCAATAACAGATCATGGAACATGTTCTGGACAAGAACCATTCGATAGAAGAATAATCGAAAAAGGCTATCATTTCAAACCAATCTTTGGTGAAGAGGCTTATCTTGTAGACGATGTTGACAATGTCATGTCTGATCGTCCAGCTAGAGATCGAAAAGGCAACATCAAGATCGACAAAGAGACTGGTGAGCCGGAGATGGCCAAGCAAAAGCCGTCTGACTTCAATCATGGTTGCATATGGGCCAAGACTAACGAAGGCCTAGCTAATCTTTGGACTTTGTCTACTTTGTCTTATACTAAAGGCATGTATTACAAGCCTCGCATTGATATGAAGATGTTGAAGCAGTATGGCAAAGGTCTGTTCGTGTCAGATGGTTGCATGCTTTCAGCTGTGTCTAGAGCTATTGTAGCAGATGACTTTTCAAAAGCAGAAGCTTGGCTGAACAAACTGATAGAAGCTGTTGGCAAAGACAATGTCTTGATGGAACTTCATACATGGCAGTTCACCGATGAGAAGTACAGCAAAGACTGGAAGACTTTTGAACACGATGAACTGAAATACTTGATTGGAAGACTGAGAGCTTGTGACATTGTCTTGAAGTCGATGGAAGACTTAGACAATGCTAGAAAAGAAGTTGAGTCTTTTGGAAGGTCTTTGACAGACGAACAGAAGAAGCAGAAATCTGCTTTTGCACAGTATGATGCAGAAATCAACAACTGGAATCTGAATCAGAACATGTACAAGACCAACAAGGGCAAGGTTGAACTTGCTAGGAAGCTTGGTCTTAGACTGATAGCAGTCAATGATGCTCACTATGGTCCAAGAGAAGACTACATCTGGCACGAACTCGAATGGGCTACTACTACAGGCAAGGGTGCCGAATACGATGATGACAAGACTGGTGGTCGTGGTGAGACTGCAGCTTGGGTCATGAATGACGAAGAAGTCAAGTATTGGCTGATGAAAAGTGGTCTTTCAGAAGAGATCGCAGATGAAGCTATAGACAATACTGGTTGGGTAGCAGATCGTTGCAATGCAGTGATGGAACGAGGAATGCATCCGCCACGTTTCGAATCTACTAGAGAGAAAGATGAAGAGCTATTTGACAAGACTGTAGTCGAAGGCATAAAAGAGCTTGTACCGAAAGACAGAAACACATTCAAGCAATATATGGATCGAGTCAATCTTGAATCAGAGCTGATCAAGAAATGCGATCTATGTGGATACTTCAATACAGTCGCAGACTATGCTAATTTTGTACGAGCAGAAGATCCAGATGGTGAGAAGTATGGAATAGTTGGCAAGCACGCCTCTCTTCTTGGACCAGGGCGCGGATGTTTTCTTCCTGGCAATTTAGTCTCTACTTTTAAGCGTGGGAAGCCATATGGAAAACCATTCGAAGGCAGATATGAATTTGAAGAACCTTTGAAGAGGATAGAAAGCATCAACATAGGGCAGAATGTCTTAACGCATGATGGAAGTTTCCAGAAAGTAGTCAATAAGTTTGAATACGATGTAGAAGATGAAGAATGCGTTGAAATTGTGCTTTCAAATGGCTTTAAGATTTCATGCACAGCAGATCATTGCATCTATAAAGAAGACGATGGTTTTGTTCGAGCAGATTCTTTGAAGGTTGGAGATATTTTAGAGGGGGCGTATAGGCCGAAAGAAAACATAGTTACAGAATGCGATGAATGCCATGAAAGTTTTGTACGTCCGTATATAAAGTATATAACAGCCATCAATAGTGAAGCTATCGCTAGAGGCGATGGGAGAAATCTATGCAAGAAATGTTTGAGAAAAGCTCAGCACCACATCAAAGCTATTGCTGGAGCTGAAGCTAGCAAGACTCAAAGTGCAAGAGAAAAGAACCGGCAGTCTCAGCTGTATATTCATAAGAATACAGACATCAACAAAAGGATAAGTGCTGGTGTTAGCGCTGCCTTAGCAAAGATTCCAGAAGACCATTTTAGAAGGATGACAACGTCTTCAAAGAAGTATAAGAATGGGTGGTTTAAGTCATTCAAGAATGGTAAGAAAATCTATTTTGCTAGCTCTTACGAGCTGAAAGCGATTCATATATTTGAGACAGATTCTAGAATCGTTAGCTACGACAGGGCAAAAGATGAAAATGGCAATCAGCTTAGTATCGTTTATAATGAAACGCACAGATATTATCCAGACTTTGAGGTAGAGTATGCAGATGGTACAAAGAAGATAATAGAGATAAAAGCAGGATGGCAAAGGCATGATCCAGTAGTAGAAGCTAAAGCCAAAGCTGCAATAGATTGGTGCAATGAACACGGCGTGTCTTATGAGCTCTGGACAGAAAAGGAGCTTGCAGACAAGAACGACAAACTTCATAAGCACATAGAGATTTTGTCGATCAAGCACTTCAAATATACTGGAAAAGTCTATGATTTAGAAGTAGAGAATGTCCACAACTACACAGTTGGCAGAGTAACAGTTCACAATTCTGCGGGCGGATCAATAGTGTGCTATCTTATGCATATCACAAATCTTGATCCAATAAAGTTCAATCTGTTCTTCGAACGTTTTCTTACGGCTGGACGTGTCATTAGCAAAGTTCATCTGACTTTTGACAGTGGAGAAGAGAAGACTTTTGAGCCATCAGACGTTGTCAAGACAGAACATGGAGACAAGGCTTCTTGGCAATGCCTTACAGAGAATTGGAAGACTGAATTCGGCAAGATAGTCAGTACAAGATTTGATTTCAAAGACTGCCCTGATATCGATCTAGATTTTGAAGCTAGAGTGATACCTCAGCTCAATGCTTATTTGAAGAAACGATATGGCGAATACAATTTCTGTCAGATTGGCACATTCCAGACTCTGAAGATGCCAATGGCAGTCAAAGACCTTGGAAAAGTCAAGGGAATGACTCCTCAAGAGACACAAGACATAGTCAATCGTATGGAGAATGCAGGATGGCCTAAAGGTGCATACATGCGTGACTATACATTCGAAGACATGATGAATTGTGTCAACAAAGACGAAGAACTGAAGAAGATTCAAGAAGAGACTGGTCTTTTCGATGAGGTCTGGCATTGGGGAGAGAGATATCGTGGAGAAGGCATTCATGCTTCAGGATATGTCATTTCGAAAGAGTCTATGCTTGGCAAGCTTCCATTGAGGATGAAAGATGGCAAGCTGATAACTCAGTTCGAACACGATGGCATTGCAAGTCTTGGCTTCATCAAATATGACATTCTTAAGCTTGCAGGTCTTGGAACTATACGAGAGGTCTATGAACGAGTCAATCATAAGATAGATGTGAAAGACATCTATCGAATTATGAGAGACGAAAAGCTATTAGCAAATGTCGATATGTGGAAGTCAACATGGACAGGTGATACTCTTGGCATCTTTCAGATGGATACGCCTCTTGGAATGAAGACGGCAATCAATTCTAAGATGGCATCTTTGAGAGATGCTGGAATGCTTTCAGCTGTTGATCGACCAGGTATGGTTCGTTCTGGACTTATTAACGAGTTCTATAAGGTAAGACAAGGCATTGATCCGGTCAATCATTATCATCCATTGATCGATTCAATTCTAGATGAGACTTCTGGTTTTTGCGTATATCAAGAGCAGATTATGAAGATATACGCTACTTTGTGCAATATGAAGATTGAAGAGACAGACAATGTCAGGAAAGTCTTCACAAAGAAGCAAACGTGGAATGTAGAGAAGATGAAGACACTTCTTCATGATTGTTGCATGTCAAGAAAAGATTTCATTGACAATGTTCCAAGCAAATACGATTCGCCAGAGGCTTGTTTTGATGATATTTGGGTTGGTCTTTCAAGAACAGCTGAATATTGTTTCAATGCCTCACATGCAAATGCATATGGGATGATAACATCTATAGAACAGTATTTCAAATGGAAGTATCCTTCTGAGTTCATTACAGCTTCATTGAATACAGATCCAGGTGCAGTAGAGTTCTTGACGTATGCAAAAGTGCATGGACTTAAGATTGCTCCACCAAATGTCAACAAGTCAAAACAGAATTATGAATTGCAGGATGGTGTCATTTATATGCCTTTGAGCACAGTCAAAGGTGTAGGTCCTGCAGCAGTAGATGAGATAATCGCAAATGGTCCATATGATTCTTTTGACGATTATGTGCAAAAGACTTCAGGTAGAGGCGGTCGCAAGAAGAATGTAATGGAAAGCCTTATTTCTGTAGGCGCCTTTGATGGTGTAGATGAAAGAGACAGATTCCAGTTGATGGTTGCCTGGAAGAAGTCTAGGAATGAAGACTATCCAACTAGAAATACGTGGAAGAGTCCAAGAATCAGAGGCAAGATAGAACAGAACTTGTTGGGAATCTCTCTGTCATACGATCCATTGTTTGACAATAAAGAATGGATCGAAAAACAGGGAGTTGCTTCTCTTGGCGAACTGCAGAAGACAGATGTAGGCGACTTCGTATGCATTCCAGGACAGGTGACAAGCATAAGGAAGCATCAAGCTAGAAATGGCGAGATGGCTTGGCTTACAGTCAAGCTGCTTTCTCATGACGAAGTGACTCTGACAATGTTTGCTACAGCTTGGAGCAAATACAAAGACTTGATAAGCACCAACGTGATAGCTGCATTCAATTGCAAACGAACAGACGATTGGAATGGAAAGCAAAGCTACGTAGCTTTTTCTGCTAAAGCGAACCTAGAAGAAGAATAGAATTACGACGTTTATCTCTGTTGACTTGAATTGTCGATTATATATAATTATCCATACTAATATTTAGAAGTTCACAGAGAACAATCTGAGAACTCTCAAGATACTTCATGATTATATGTTAGAAAGGAAAACGACAATGAACAAAGAAATGTCTCTGTTCGATTTCAAGAATGCGCAGATTAGAATTCTAAAAGATGAGAATGGCGATCCGTGGTTTGTAGCTAAAGATGTTTGCGATGCACTAAAGATTGCGAACAGTCGCCAGGTCGTGCAGTCTCTAGATGATGATGAGAAAGATATGTACAATGTATACACCCCTAGAGGAAAGCAAGATACGCATATCATTTCTGAAGCTGGTCTGTATTCTGTGATTCTTCGTTCTAGAAAGCCAGAAGCAAAAGCATTCAAACAATGGATTATGCATGAAGTTCTCCCATCTATTCGAAAGACTGGCAAGTATAGTCTGAATCAGAAGTTCGAGAGTAATGATGCTAAGACTGTAGCAATGATTCAAGCTTTTAAGGGCATCATTCAAGACGACTATCTTGAAAGCAAAGCTAGAATTGTCTTGGCAAGGCAGATGGGTGAACTTCCAGAACTTGAATCTGGTTCTAGACCACTGTATGTTCAAGATTATCTGAAGTCAAAGGGGCTGAAAAGCAAAGAGATAAAGTCTAAGTCTAGCAGTTTTGGTAAACGACTAAAGGCTCTGTACATTGCAGAACATGGTGAAAGTCCAAAGACTGCACCTCAAGAAGTTCATGGTAGAATCATAGATGTGAATGCATACACAGAGAAAGACAGGAAGCTTATGGACAAGATCTTTAATCTGATGTTTGGAGATGAGAAGTGACTAAGAAAGCTAAGCCGCGTCTTCTAGCTTTTGATGGCAACTATGTCATCATGCGTTCTAACTATGCTTTCAGAGACTTGTCAATAGACGATCAGCCATCTGGAGCGGTGTATGGATATGTCAAGACATTTCAAGATCTGCTTCAGTCATATCAGCCAGAAGTGCTATTGCCATTGTTTGACAATGGTCGATCTAGCTACAGGCTTGCAATAAGCGAGCATTACAAAGAGAATCGTGGCAAGAAAGATGACAAGCTAGTAAATCAGATCAGAGCTTGTCATGAGTTTGTAGAACTGACAGGACTAAAACCGTATATAGAGAAGAATACAGAAGCAGACGATCTTGCTGCAAAGACAGCTAAAGACTGTCATGAAGACTACTTTGTCATGCTGTATTCTAAAGACCATGACTGGCAGCAACTTACTGGTGAAGATGTAGTGTTTATGCGTCCAAAGGGACGAGGTGATGGCATAGACATCGTATCTTATGACAAAGCTAAAGAAGACATCGACTTTCCACCAGAGCGCTGGCCTGAGATAGCTGCTATCATGGGCGATCCAGGTGACAGTGTCTATGGTCTTAAAGGATGGGGATGGCAGAGGTCTAAGAAAGCTATCAACAAGTACGGAGACTTGTGGAATGCAGTCGCTAAAGACCCTGTACTTTCTCAGCATTCTTTGCAGATACTGAACAACTACAAGATGACCGTTCTTGACGGTTCAGTTCCAAAGACAGACGTTCCAGTAGAAGCAGATCATGTCAACAATCTAAGACTGAACAAAGACAATGACAAGCTGATGGAGTTTCTTGACAAATGGCAGATGAAGTCGTTCATAAGGCAGATTGAAGATGGAAGTTTCTGGCAAAGACCCATCTGAGCAGCTTACACTTCTTACATACAAGAACTGGAAGGCTTCTCAGTGGTACGACTGGCATGGCAATGAGATATGGTGTGACATTTGTGGCAAGATATTTGAGTCGCAAGGTGCACTGAACTTTCATAAGTCTTCTGTCCATTTCAACAATCGTGCAATGGCAAATAGCAAAAGCCAGTGGGATTATGGACAGTTAGACTTGCAGAATGGAGTCAATGCACTATGGAATGACTTCATGCATGAACATGACTTGCCAAAGATGTGCTTTCTGTATGGTGACCAGCATATAGGCTATAGCAAGTATCACGACAAGTCTAAATGGTTCATGCCATTCTACTATGAGCACAAGCTGAAAGATACTGTGACAGGTCAGGTATTAGATGCAATCTGCTTCAATGACAATTGGCTAAGACTAGATCCAGATGCAAAACTAGCAACTCTTGCACATACTGCAGCGCATATCGAGAATTGGCGTGCTGGCGTATGGGATGTGACATTCAACAAGAAGAAGCATCATACTAAGATGTTTCGAAATACAGCTATCACTTACGATCTGAGAGTCTTCAATGTTCCTGAGAAGGGCTTTGCAATGACAGTGCTGACAGACAAGTTCAAGAAGAAGCACAGATACGCTGTCAAGATGGTGAATCGATATCATCGTATGGAAGAGATGCATGGCAACAGGTACATGAAATGCAATGTAGAAGACATCAAGTAGACTTCTATTTTACATTTGAACAGGAATAGTATATAATATACTTATGGTTAAAGATAATGGACTTGAATCTACAGAAGGCTATACGATAAACAAAGATACTGGTCTTCTGGTATTCGATGCATTTAAGTGGGTTCAGCAATTTTACGAGACTGAGAATGTGTCTTGTTTGAGCACATTGCTGACTACGGCATTCAATAGCAGGCTTCTAATTCAAGTTGCAGATTATGGCATGCCGAATGGATATAGAGATGTCAGTAACTTTTTGACATTCATGAAGAATATGGGGTTTACAGCTAAGCCAATCTATCCATTCTCTAAAGCATTCTCTCCGTGGCAGAATTCGATAGTTTTGAGTCTTGTAAGTTGGGAGCCAGGAGTCAATGTAGACCCATTTGGAAACTGGTGTGACTGGGCTAAGAACTCTAAGGGCAAAGACAGGCCTGAAAGAGTAGATAGGGAGTATTGGGCTGCATATAAGTATGATTGCAATGATTGGATAGACGAACATCCTGAATGGGATGGCTGGTCGACAGATGGACTTCCAGAAGGAAAGAAGTGGCGAGAAGTAAGAGACACTAAAGGACTGTACCAGTTCAAAGAGGGGCGAAAGCTAGAATATCAAGAACTGTCAGGCTTTTGGTATGGAGACAAGCTTGTAGATCAGAATATGACATTTATAACTGAAGCTCCAGAAACTATGCCAAGCTCTGTTGAGAAGAAGGTGACTAGAAGACGTGGCAAGAAGAGGAAAAGAGAGAACTAAAGTGACTGAAGCTATCGACTGGCAAAGCATGGATCCAAACGATTTGGTCGGTCATAGATTCATAGCTAAGACTGACGACGACGAAGTTCTTGATGGCTGGCTTAGAAAAGCTAAGATATATGAAGGCAGGCCATTGCAAGAAGGCGATTTTCTGTACAGTCTCAGGACCAACGTCAGAGTTTTCAAAATCTATTTCGATACAATAGAAGACGCATTGCAAGATTCTATGCCAACAGTAAAATATAGAGCAGAACTGAAAGCTCCGTTCACATCGATAATAGTTCTGAAGGAGACAAGATGCGGTTTTTAGTCATAGACACAGAGACTACAGGTCTTGATGTAGACAATGATGATATCGTAGAGTTCTATGGACTTGCAATAGGCGAAGACAAAGCAGATTCTTTGCATCTGTACATCAAGTCAAATAGAGACAGTACAGAACAAGCTCTTGGAAAGCACGGTCTTACTAAAGAGAAGCTGAATGAACTTTCTACTGAAAGCCAGAAAGACAGTCTAATAAGAATTGCAAACTTTATGACTACTCACAATGATAGTCTTCTTGTCGGACAGAATCTAGCTTTTGATCTGTCAATGATCAAGAGTAATTTCAGCAGACATCAAGCTACTTATGATGATGCGAAGTTAGTAGAAGTCTTTGACTGCTTTGATACGATGTATGCAGACAAGATGCTCAAGCCAAACAAACGAGGCAAGCATGACTTGCATACACTTGCAGATGAATACGATACTAAGATAAAGCCAGACCATTCTGCAAAGAACGATGTCTTTGCAACATGGCAGATAGCTATGATTCAGATCGCTAAAATGAATCAGAATGCTGGAAGAGCCCTGACTATGAAAGAACTGAATGACAATGTCAAGAAGTTTGCATTGGAAGACCAAGAAAGTCTTAATAGATGGCTTGCATCTACAGATCAGCAGACGAGACCTGTAGGCTGGCCATATTATAGTCGCTGTAATTTTACAAAATAGAAAATGTGTTATATAATATATAAAGGAATCATAAAGGAATTACGAATGATTCTTATGAATGAAGCTCATCTCATTCATTGACAGTATCAGTTAGGCAATTCATTGATGCTGTTCATGGGGCGTTAGCTTATGTGGTAGAAGCACCATTCTTATAAAATGGAGATACTTGGTTCAAGTCCAAGACGCCCTACTAGAAAGCTTGATTGCTACTCTTTTGTTTGCAGGTTCCTTTCATCTTTGGCAATCAAGCTTTCGAATGCCTCTATAGCTCATTGGTTAGAGCAATGCTCTTGTAAAGCATAGAGATCAGTTCGATTCTGATTAGAGGCTCGAAGAAGACAAACTTCAGTACAAAGTTTTGCTCACTTTGACTTTGACTTTGTGCTGAATCATTTCCTTCCTTGTTGCATAATAGTTGTTTTGTCTTCTTTATTTGCCTCTGTAGTTCAGTAGATAGAACACGGGCCTTCTAATCCCGGTGTCGCAGGTGCAATTCCTGTCAGGGGCACTACAAACTAAGACTAGTGACTTGTTAGAGAGGATGGTGTTCTCTTTCAATTCTGTATCGTCTTGAAAGTTTGTATAAGAGCTTTATTGATTGCAGGAAAGTTCTTAATGGCAAGGTTTGCTAGTCAGTCTTGCCCTATCTAAAATGTCTTTGAGTATGCGTATTAGACATGCACTGCAATCATATTTGCCCCGGTAGCTCAGAGGAAGAGCAGGTGCCTTTTAAGCACTGGGTCCGGATATCGTAATTCCGTCGGGGCACTAGCAATGGCATATCTTGTCTGTAGTATTCAGGTGCAGCTGGCTGCAGTATGGTTAGACTCCATACCATTGCTCCTTCATTCTTTATGTCTGGAGGGAATTCAGATGAATGCATTTTACATTTGATTCTGAATAGTATATAATAATATATAAGCCATAGATAAGCACAGATATAGAAAGGCACAGTAATGGCTGGAAAATACGACAACTTTTTCAAAGATTACGAGAATCAAGTGAAGAGCTCTGTCTTTACTGGATATGCAGACAAGCAGATGAACTGGATCTCGACTTCTAAAGATTCGCCTCTTATCTATGTTCAGCTTCTTCAAGATGAATTGCTTCCTGTACCATTTCATTCGTATGTAGAGCTTTCAAATGGCAAGCATGCACGTTTTGCTTGCAGGAAGTTCATTCATGAAGAATGCAAGATTTGTGATAATCTTGATCATCTGAACAAAGAAGCTGGAGCTAGGACTTCATACATTGCGAATGCAATCGAATTCAAAACTGCTGGCCCACGACAGTTTGTACCAGTCATGATCGATTACAAGGTATCTAAGGATACTGGTGAAGAGGTACTTAAAGAATTTCCGAATCTGAATGTCATCAAAGACAATGACGCATACACATTTCAGAAGTTACCAAAAGTTGGTGTACTTACTGGCAAGCGAGCAATCAATGAAGCTTTGCCACTTGTCATGACTCAGTTTGGACAGATTCAGGGAGAGATTCTTTGCATTTCTCGTTCTGGTCAAGGGCTTGAAACTAAGTATACAGCAATGCGTATTGACGATTCGAATCTGAATCTTGATTCTGAGCCAGTCAAAGCTGCTATCAAGTTGTCTAAGAACATTGAAGACTACATTGATGACTACATCTCAGAAGACAAAGTCAAGTCTGCATTCCCAAGCTTCTTTAATGATGCTAAGACTTCTGAACAGTCTAGTAATGATAGCGAAGCTAAGAATGACAGTGCTGCATCTGAAAATGCTAATACTTCAACAGACACGGATAGCATGTCTGACAAGGAAATGGAAGACATGATTGCTAAGATGTACAATGGTTCTAGCAACTGAATAGAATCATGGTCTAAGTTTCAGATGAATTAGATAGGGAAGAGGGTGTCATATTGAATATGGCACCCTTTACTTTTCTGGAGAACAAGATGGCGACAGCATTAGACAAGTTCATAGCAGGAATGCAGACTAAGTATGGTTCGAATTCGGCAATGAAGCCGACAGAGATGCCAGACAAGGGCATAGTATCTACAGGCTCTCTAGCGATAGATTACATGGTGTCATCAGAACGAGGCTTTGGAGTTCCACGAGACATAGTATGGGAGATCGGTGGAGCTCCTGGCTGTGGTAAGTCTACATTGTCAATGAATGTAGTCAACAATATCTTGAATTATGAGTTTGAACGAGCAAAGAAGAAAGTCAGGCTTGAAAAAGCTGTCAGAAATGGCGATGCTCAGAAAGAAAGTCTAGACTGGTTCAGTAAGTTCTTTGACAATCAGTCATATGATTTGCATGTATTTGCAGAACCAGAACTGAACAAGCTGATAGATAAGTATGATCTTGATGACAAAGATATCGATCATGCTATCAAAGATGTGATGCGAAATGCATTGTACTGCGACATTGAAGGACGATTCGATCAGCATTGGGCAGCGAACTTCATAGATGACAGATGGCTTGAAAGCAAGTTTGCTATCATGAGGCCAAATACTATCGAAAATGCTACTACTATGTATGTAGAAGCACTTCGGACTGGAATGTTTGGTGTGGCAGTGATCGATTCTATTGGTGGAGCACCTACAGAACGAACATTCTGGAAAGACGCAGAATCTGGAAATGTAGGTGGCAATGCTCTTGGTGTCACAAGATTTGCAGGCTTTGCTCAGAACATGTCTTCAAAATTCACATGTTTGACAATAGGAATACAGCAAGTCAGAGAAGATCTTTCTGGCTATCATCAATATCTTGTGCCTGGTGGCGTTGCATGGAAGCATGCCTGTTCTCTTCGTATGGAACTGAAGAGAAAGAACAAAGAAGTCGTATATGATCTTGAGCCTGGGACAGTTGATCAGTACATTCAAGTAGGATACGGTCTGACTGCTAGACTTCATAAGAACAGTGTAGGCTTGTCAGGACGAGAGGCTCACACGTGGTTCTATACGTTCCCGTCAAAGTATGGCGAACCGGGGTTTGACAAGATTCAAGACGTCATAAGGCTCGCTACACTTTCTGGTGTCATCATAAAAGGCGCTTCTGGCGTATATCAGTCAGATCTGTTTCCGAATGGCCGAATTCGTGGTTATGACAAAATGGCTGGCTATATCAAAGACAATGAAGACGTCTACAAGAAAGTCGAAGCAGATATGAAGACTAAGCTTATGCATGGTGACATCAAAGACTTTGTTTCGAATTTTGAAGATGAAGGGAATATTGACCCTGAGACGGGAGAACTGAAAGCTTGAAAGCTGACTGGCAGAAGCATGAGCGACAGGTCAACAAAGAGCTGTCAGTAGATTCTACTCTTGCATCTGGAAGATTCTGGGGTGACAAAGGAGATGGCGCTACTTATGAGCATCCAGATGATGACAGTCGCTTTCAGCTTCAAGTAGATGAGAAGTGCACTACTCATAAGACGTATACTGTAGATGTACAATACATGAATGATTGCGTCAGAAGAGCTGCATTGGAGGGTAAGACATTCTTGCTTCCAATCAGATATCAGCTTGGAGAAGACGATTCAGACGTCTTTGACTACGTAGTCTTAAGACTTGCAGATTTCAAGTTCATGTTGGGATTCGATCAGTTGAAGACTGCTAAAGAAAAAGTCGCAGATGCTAGCAAAAAGTTGTCGGACATGAAAACGACTATGTCACCATTGTTTGACAAGCTTGATGCTATGACCGAATCGGACAATCTTACAACTAAGCAGAAGCTGCTCGTTTGGACTGCTGTAGATGCATTCAATGAACTAATGAGAACGAAGTAGACAATGGCTAGCAATGCTCTTTCTCTTGTTTCTGGACTAGCTCAGAGCAAGAGTCTTTCAGACAACAGTGTCTGCCCAATATGCGACTTGCCAGCACTGACTAGACGAGATATAGAAGAAGCTATGGCCTGTGGTGTTTCAGACAGGGTTCTAAAGCACATGCTAAGAGAGAAGCTAGACTATGAGATTCCGTCTGCAGTAATAGCTCAGCATATCGAACATCTTCCTGCTAGATACTATACATATCATCAGATCATATCTAAAAAAGCTAAGGAAGCTGGAGTTTCGATAGACGATCCAGATCAAGACAAGCTTACGCCATTGGCGTATCTGAACAATGTCTTGCATGATGCTCAAAGAACTCTTGTAGCTAATCCTGGCACTACCAATCAGATGGTAGGCATTAACGTTGCAAAGACATTGCTAGACATTCAACAAAATCAAGAGTCTCAGCAAGATGCAATGCAATGGGTTCTCAAATTCAAGCAGCTTGTCAATGCAATTAAGTTAGTCTGCAACCAAGATCAGATTGCTAAGATTCTAGAGATGGTGGACAAGCAGAATGAATAAAGATGACGAGCTTCCAGTAGCGCATAAAGAAGCAGAGGCTCTCAAAGCTTTTGAAGATGCTAGGGAAGCTGGACAACTGCTGCCATGTCAATTGCTTCCACCATCGTATTTCATGATACCTGTAAAGATATGGGTGCCAGTATCTGATGTCAATTCTCTATATGCAGTAGCAGATGCTTGTGCAGCTTGTCCATTGAGAGAGCAATGCGAAATGCTTGGGCAAGATGAGGGATATGGAATATGGGGCGGAGTTGGTAGAGACAAATGTGCTTTTAGACGTCGCATATATGAAGGCGATTGGCCATATGACTGATTTTACATTTTAATACGAATGGTATATAATATTAATTATGGAAAATAAGATAAATATGAAAAATGAATTTGACAGTGCACTGAAAGCACAAGAACAGCTTCAGCTTGCATATGGAATCAATTGTCATGCCAAAGGAAAAGAACGAAATGAAGTCTTGAAGGACTATATTTTCTGTGCTACAGACGAGCTTCATGAGGCTTTGCGATCTTTTGCTTGGCGTTCTTGGTCTACCAAGGAAGACTACAATTCTGATCGTGTAAAAGAAGAGCTTAGAGACGTATTCCAGTTCTTCTTGAACATGATGCTTATAACAGACATGACTCCAGAAGAATTGTTTAAGCTTGTCAAAGAGAAGCAGCAGATCAATTGGAATCGCATAAAGAATGATTACGGTGAACGAGTCGAAAATCAGGAAGATGAGCAATGACAGAGCTTCAGGAATTTGAATGCAAGTTCTGTCATAGGATATGCAGCAATAAGGCAGGTCTTACAAGACATCTGAACAGACAGCATTCTGAAGACATCAAAGCTGAAGACAAAGATGTCGAAAAAGCTTTGGGCATATCACATGAATCATTGCGATATGAATATCTTTCTGATAAAGATGCAAACTATGTCTATCAAGAGTATCCTGAAATGCGGAACAAGAATTGGTGTCCAACTTGTGATGGCAAGAATGAGAATTGCGATCACGAGCTTCAGAGGAATCTAGCTAAGCATTATGCTAATGCTGGCATTGGTATGACATACATGCGAATTGGATGGAAAGACTTCTATGGCGATGAAGATGTCAAGAAGTTCTGCTATCGATTCATGTCGAATGTCAAGTCATTCAAAGAGAATGATATGGCTATGTGTTTGCTTGGTTCAAATGGCATTGGCAAGACGACATCTGTGTCACTATTGTTCAAAGACTTGGTGTTGATGGGGTACAAGCCATATTTCACTACATATCAGAAGCTAGTGACTATGCTTGGAGACTCGTTCTACAATTCAGAAGTCAAAGAACGATATGCAGACAAGATTCTTCGTTCACCATTCTTAGCAATAGATGATATTGGCAAGTCTATGAGCAATAGACTGACTCAAACAGCGTTAGACAATGTATTGAGAGAACGAGTTCAAGCATCTAGACCGACATTCATAACGTCGAACATGAATACTGCTGAGATATTCAGAGAATATGGACGATCTTCATTCTCATTGATAGTTGAGACGTCAGTCATATTCGAATTGCAAGAGCAGCAAGACGTCAGGAGCAAGATAAAGAATGAGAAGTATGAACTAGCAAAAGCTGGAATCATCAAGCCAATTGTCTGACTAGAAAGAAAAGATCTGAATTGCCAAGTGTAGATCTAGAAAATGAAGCTGTAGCTCTTCTTACAAATCGTGATGCATTAGCTAAAATGTGGAGTCTTGGACTTAGAGCAGTCCATTTTGACAGGCTTGACACTAAAGCTGCATTCGAATTTGCAACAAAGTATTGGAGAGACTCGAGTTTTGAGACAGCGCCAACTAAGAAAGCTTTACAAGACAATGTAGACAGCATTGTCATCAAAGATCCAGAAGAGTCTCCAGTATATGTCGTCAACGAACTGAAGAGAAAGTATGCTGCTAGACTTGCAACTAAGGCAATACTTGAAGCAGGAGAGACAATAAGGTCTGATCCACAAGACACCATATCTAAGCTTTCAGATGCTTTGTGGGGAATTAGAGTCAAGACTAAAGAACGCAAGAACAGCACGGATCTTATTTCAGACGTTCAAGTCAGAAGACAGAAATATGAAGCTAGAGCTAAGCGAGCAGAAGCTGGTATTCTTGGCGAATCGTTGGGATTCGATGAGATAGATGAAATGACTTCTGGAATACGACCAGGAGAGCTTGTAGTTCTTGCAGCAGGACAGAAAGTCGGCAAGACTTGGTATTCTCTTCAGATTGCTAAAAGAGCTATAGAACAGCATCATTCATGTCTGTATTTCACACTTGAGATGAATACAGACGAGATGGCAGACAGATTTGAAGCTTTGCTTTCAGAAGTGTCATATAACAGACTTGACAAAGGACGACTTACAGTCAAAGAAGCAAAAGCTCTGTACGATGCTCAGGAGAATGAGAAGAATCTGGGAAAGATACAGTTCATAAAGCCACAGTTTGGAGACAGAACTGTAGAGAACATGATTCGAATAGCCAAAGACTTCGAACCAGACATTATGATAATCGATCAGTTGTCATTCATGGAATCGAACAGAGGCATGTCTAGGTCTGAACAGGCAGCATCAGTAGTCTTGGAACTCAAATCAGCTATCAGTCAAGATGAAGACTGGATGGTACCGACAGTATTGTTAGCTCAGTTCAATCGTGGTGGAGCAAATGCTGGTGAGAATGTAGAAGCTACTAGTCTAGGATTGACGAGTGAGCTCGAACGTACTGCTGACAGTGTGATTGCATTATCTCAATCTAAAGAACAGAGAGCTTCAAATGCAATCATATTGCAGATTTTGAATGCTAGACGATATGACTTGGGGAAGTTTTTGCTAAAACGAGAGCTATATGAGAAGACTAAGTTCACATTCATCAAAACAATGAATGAGAACGAAGTAGATTCCGAAGAATCTTCTAAAGATTAGTATGCTTTCAATTTTACATTTGATCTAGAATAGTATATAATATTATATACTATTATATACTATTATATACTATTATATACTATTATATACTATTATATATGAATAAAACATGATGCAGACTGCACTCTTAGAGTTACAGGCTCTCATGATGCAATTCTAGCTTTACAAATGGAGATTTGGATGGCATGGAAGACTCTATACAGCTTTCTGTAAAAGTTGCATAATTCAAGATTGTTCTCTGTGAATCTCTGATATCCTATATATATAATTATATGGACAAATATTCAGAGGTTCACAGAGATAAACGTCGTAATTCCTAGAATACTTCTAGACAATATGTATGAATGATAGATGGAAGATTTAGAAGAATTCTCTCCAGTATGCGAGATGAGTAAGAATTCAGATGGGAAGACTGTGTTCAGATGCTTCTTGAAGTCTAAGAAATGCAGGAAGTTCGTTACAGAATGGCATTCTAACATGAAGAATGCAGTAGAAGAACTGAACGTTCTTATTGGAGGTGATGAATGATGCCAAGGCTAGCTCCAGTGACTGCAATGCAGCTTGTAAAGAAGTATCGTCCAGATTCTTCGATTCGATGGAACTCGTCTTGGCTTTAGCTCATTCATAGCTGCATCATCGATACAGTCATACCACATCATCTTCATGGTGATAGAAACGCTTCTGCAGGCATAAACTGCAAGACTGGTGCATACAACTGCTTTACGTGGTCTGATCATTCGATTTCTTTTAGAGAACTTTGCAAGATACTCCACGAAGATTATGACTTCGAATCAGAGACTGTCATCAAAGATGATGACTTTGGTAAAGCGATAAAAGAGAAGTTTGCACCACAGACAAAAGAATATAAGCTCAATCTAGACATCTATAGTACAGCTCATCATTGGTATATGACAGATATTCGTGGCTTTTCAGACAATGTGTTAGACATAGCTGGAATACGATACGACCAGTATACTGGACGAATAGTCATACCAATATGGGAAGCATCAACTTCTAATGAACGAAAGCTTGTTGGCATACAGAAAAGACGAATACAAGATCAGTCTATCGATGGCAACCACTATCAGAAGTATGAGAATGATAAGGGCTTTGTCAAGACAGACCATGTCTATGCGATAGAGAAACTTGATTTGTCTAAGCCCTTGATGGTAGTCGAATCGACTATGTCTGTATTGAAAGCTTGGGACTATGGAATCAAGAACTGCTGTTCAGTGCTTGGCTCTCATCCATCTAGATATCAGACAGACTTCTTGAAGCAGTTTCCAGAATTGATGCTAGCATTAGATGGTGACATGTCTGGAATGCGTGGCACTAGAAGCTTGCTGAAAAAGCTGAATGGAAGTCAAGTACGAATCTTAGACAATCATTGCTATGGCAGTGACGATATTGCAGATATTGGTAGAAACAAGACTTTTGAACTGATAATGTCGTCATTGACACCATTTCAATGGACAGAGAAGTATTCTAAAGCTATTGACCAGTGGATGCAGCAAAAGATTGAAGCTAAGAAAGCTTTCTGACTGCCATTTCATTTTACTTTGTATCAGAATATTATATAATATAATAAATAGTTATAGAATGAAAGGACAGTCATGGCAAAAGCTACTACACTTCAGGAACTGCTAGATTTCGTCAATGACAAGAATCATGTCGAATACAAAGCTCTAGCAGAAATGACAATGGACTCTACTGGTCTAATCAATTTTGATGAAAGGAAGTACGAGCTTTCGCCGAATGCTATGAATTGTCTTGCAAAATTGACTGGCATTCCAAGAAAGTTCTTTAGAGAGCTTCCAGCAGATCTTAGAGCTGTCAACTACAACTACTTCATAAAGCGATCTGAGGCCACTGTCTATGTATCGATTTCAGAAGACTTGATTTCTGAGATTCGAAATTCAGAAGCCGAATGGACAGTTCAGAGACTGATAGAGATGGCTGCAAATGCTATGGGTAGTGACGCCTATGTCATTCAACCATATCTTGGTCAGAAGTCTATCTCTTTCTATGTCTTCAGAGAGGAGACAGAGAACACTGTCCTTGGAGAAGTCTGCAAGGGCATTGTCATCAATACTTCTGTAGACAAAGGCAAGTGGTGCTATGCAAACCCAATTCTTGTCAATCTGTTAGACGAGACTGCTATTGAATTTGATGTGTCAGAACTAAGAGATGATGCTGGTATTGATAGACTTGATCTAGAAGCAGACATTGATTTTGCTTGTCATCAGGGGTACGATTTCATTGACAGAGTGCTGAAGAACAACAGTCACGATGTACTTGAAGATGTTCAGCATTTTGCATCTCATTACGGTACTAGAGTCGGTCTAGCTGTAGCTACTAAACGAGCTATTGTAGAAGAAGTCATGCTAGCTCAGACCAATACTGCTTCTGGAATAGCATTAGCAGTAATGATGTCTGAAGGCAGAACAAGCTCATATCGACAGTTCACGAAGCTTGCTAGGATGGCAAGTCTTGCATTCTTTGCTACAGATCCAGAATATTGCGATCATTGTCATCAGGAACTTCCTGAAAAAGAGATGACAGAAGCAGAAGCTGCAGGAATCAACGAGGAGCTAGTCTGATGAAAGAACCATTCGTTTCAATTCTTGTCCCTGTCTACAATCAAGAAAAGAAACTTCATAGAGCCTTGATGTCTATAGACAACGCTATCAGCAAGTCTGCATGCAAAGACATTCAAGTCATTCTGTATGATGATGGTTCTACAGACTTTTCGTCTTATATCATGCATGATTGGGAAGAAAAGAAGTCTTGTCTCGATGATCAGCATTGCAATGTCAAGACGATAAATGGCAGACAAAATGCTGGCTATGGTCATGCAATGAATGAGATGCTAGAAGCTGCAGATGGAAAGTACATTGGCATTCTAGAACCAGATGATGAACTTACAGAAAACTATTTCAATGTCTTTTATGACATTGTCAGTGTTTCTGATTATGATGTCATAAAAGCAATGTATCTGACAGACAATGAAGAATGCAGTCTTGCAAAGCAAGTTCGATCTGAAAGCCTTGCTGGTTCGTGGAGCAAAGACTTTCCAATAGAGTTGCTTATACATCATCCTTCAATTTGGTCTGCAGTCTATAGGGCAGATTTCTTGAAAGAGAACGACATAAAGTTTGAGCAAGCTCCTGGTGCAGGCTGGGTAGACAATCTGTTCCTGTTTGAGACAATATTGTTAGCAAAAAGTATTTACATTTCAGACGATATCGTCTATTCGTACAGTAAGACACAGACTGATAATTCTATGGTCAATTTCAACGCAGACGTTCCAATCAGACGAATGTATACTGTCAGGAACTGGTTGAAGCTGTTCTATCATGCGAAGACAAGAGAAGACATTCCAGAAGACATATTGTATGCATTCTCATTCAGAGTGGCTCAATACATAGATTTGATAGTCAACAAATATCGTGTTGCTTCTGAACAAGCTATTCAGATGCTTGTAGATGGTCTTGTACAGTGGTGTTCTGTCGAACTGCTGTACAAGCATGGCAACAACAGTTACGCAGACCAGCTGTGTAACTATCAGCACAATCTTTGGCTAAAGGACTGATGATGAATATTGAAAAGACTTGGCAGGCTTTGATGCTGATGAAAGACGACATGTCTGCATCTGAGACTGAACGTGAAAATGCTGTACGACTTCTGAAGAAGTTTGACAAGGTGAAAATCTGGACAGATCAGACTAAGATAGCAGATGAAGTGCTATCTTTGCCAGATCTGTCAAACAATGCATTGAATTTGATTCGTTCTGTGCTGACTATGAAATGCAGAGATGTAGCAGTAGTCTTTTATGAGAAACAGAATGAGTTTCATGCCTATGGCAACCCGTCTGCAGTACTCGTCATAAAGACGTTCTGCGACTATGCTACTAAGTTGTGCACAGCAGACGAAGACTCTAAGAATGTAGCTGTCTTTGAGCAAGTCCTAGATCTGCTAGTGTTGCAGTCAGATTCGATGGCAATAGTACAAGCATCTAAAAAGAATTTGTATTCGTCTTTGCAGTCAAAGTTTGATGCAGTGCCTCAGTATGTCACTGTAGCTAGAACAGGAAAGCGAGACAAAAATTTTGCATTGAAGCAGATGCGTGAGAAGCCCTTCGATTTTACAAAAGCTAATTGATGGTATATAATATATATAAATACTTAATTAGTAAAATGAAAGTTTAGGAGGCTATCATGGTAAAGGAACAAGTCAAGGTTCTCGTTCAGAAGGAAGACATTAAAGCTCTTTCTCAAAAAGAGCTGTATTCTTTTGGACAGTCTATTGTACATGCAGATACAGCAAAAGATGTTGTCGAAAAGAATCTTTCTGCTTTTGATGGCATCAATAAAATGCTAACAGACATTTCTGACAAGAAGATTGCTCTTGATAGCAAGTCTGCAGACATTCTAGCGAGGGCTTACATTTCAGCTCAATACATTCAAGCTGCATCTACAGTACAAATCGACGAAATCAAAGCTGTTGTTCGTAAAGAGCTTGAAGATACTGGACGACTGGAAGTCAAGGCAGAATCTTGCAATCTAAAGTTTGCATTGTCTGCACCAAAGACTACAGTGACTTATGATCTGCCAATGCTTGAAGAAGAACGACCTGAAGTCTATCGAGAGGTCACTAATCGAGCTGGCAAGCCAATGAAGAAAGCCGATCGAAAAGCGTTGGAAGATGAGATTGCTGAAAAGCAAGCTGAACTTGCAGAACTGAACAAGAAGCTTGTAGAAGACAACGCTGCTCAAGAAATCGTTTTCAGTTCAGATCTTCTAGATGCTAAGATTGCAAACGACGATACTCTTGCAAAGTACAAGACTTCAGTCACAGCATCTAAGAACTTCTATTTCAAGAACTACAAGTGATGTTGGAGATTGAAAGTGCTTCTGTCTGATTATGATATCGAAAAACTGCATAGTGACTGTCCAGATCTGATTGTACCATGGCAAGATGACAGTCTTCAACCTGCTAGTTATGACATGTCTTTGGGAGATGAGATAATAAGACCAGATTATGGTCAGGTCTGGCCAAAAGCTAGAAAAGTAGAACATGTCGAATCTTCTAGAGTATCTATCGACTGCAGTCAAGGCTATCGACTTCTTCCAAAAGAGTTTGTACTTGGTACGACAAAAGAGACAGTGCATGTTCCAGACTCGATTGGCGCTAGATTTGAAGGAAAGTCTTCTCTTGGCAGAATTGGTCTTATGACACATGTGACAGCTGGCTTCATAGATCCAGGGTTCAATGGCACCATAACAGTAGAGATCTGCAATGTTAGCGATAGCATCGTATATCTTGAAAGTGGCATGAAGATCGGGCAGATCTGTTTTTATGAATTGAAGACTAGATCAAACAAGCCTTATGGCAAAAGAGGAAATCATTATCAGGATCAAAACGGTGTAACACAAGCATATTTGACAGATGTCATTCGCTCTTAGAACTGTATATTGTATAATATTCATATACAATATGTAAACTATATTGTTTTCACAGAATCATTCTAGTAAACATGGTAGAATTGCCAATTAATAATTAACCATATACTAGAAAACAAGCAAGATTTGATGAGCAATCTATGAAATTGAAAGGCAAAAGAATGGTACATGAAGCTATTGTTAGCCGCGATATGACAAGAGAAGCTCGTGGTGCAATCATTTGGGATATGAGACGAAATCAGAAGATGACGAATACTGAGATTGGAGAAGAGTTTGGTTTGTCTCGTGTTCGTATCTGCCAGGAATTCAAGTTCTACATTGAGACACCAGAAGGTATGAAGAAAGAGTCTGAATTCATGGCAAAGAAAGCTGAAATTGCAAACAAGAAAAAGATGTCTGTAGCCGAACGTCAAGAAGCTAGAATCAAAGAACGTAATGACAAAGCTATTCGAATTCTCAGTGGTTTGATCGATGGCAAGACTGTGAAAGAAGTTGCAGACAGTGAAAAGCTGTCTGTAAGCAGAATTCATGGCATCATCAATCAGTATGAGAAAGTCAATCCAGAACTTGTCAACAAGTATAGAGAAGTAGCTAGCAAGCATCGTTTTGGTTGGAACAAGAGGTCTCCAAAAGTAGCTGAAGATGTTATCTCTGAAGCTAAAGATGACATTAGTGAACTTCTTGAAACAGCAGAATGAAAAGTTGTCATAGTTTTGCTTAGAAAAGACTGCTAGAAAATGCAAAATTCAGCTCAAAATCTTAGCTTTCAGTATGGAATTGTAGCTTCAGTAGACACGAAAGCTATGACATGCATGCTGAATACAGCTTCTGGACCAAAACGAATACAGATAATGCATGGTGGTGTGACAGTTGTCATGCCAAAAGTCGGTGAAGTATGGACTTTCTATGTCAACGGCTTGACTAGAGTACTGTATGAAAGAAGCAGTATTGAGACTTACGAGTCAGAGCAGTTGATGAATGAAGGTGATGTGCTTGTCAGGGCTTCTTCAGACGTAGCTATTGAAGGGAACTACATCAAGATGAAGGATGCTCATGGAGAGTTCTTCAATCAAGTCAATGGCCAGATGAATCCAGACAGAGCAGCTTCAAGCAGAATGTACATGGTCAAGTCTGAGACAGATTTAGAATCGATAGATGGAAAGCTTGTCACACCTCCATGTCTTCTAGCAATCGTGTCTGGATCGAATGTGACATGGAAAGCTAAGACAGCATGACAGACAGTGAGATTCCGAATGACGCTCTAGAAGAGTCGCCAATAGATGCAGATGCATATACTAAGTCTTCTGTACGAGAAGTTCTTATGATATTTGCAAGACGTTATGACAGCCTTCAGTCAAAATATGATCAAGCTATCTATCAACTAGATCAGTATGACAAGGCGTTAAGTGGTCTTCTAGCTTCTAAGAAGATGTTTGATGCTGCAATGCTGTCAGAGACAGAGCAAGTCTTCTCTTCAATAGACAAGATGGAGAAGCTTGCATTGAAGGACAGACCAGCTAGATTGCTTGCACAAAATGATGTATATGTCTACGACTTGAAAGACAAAAAGTGGAAGAAGCAAGACAATAATTTCACTTCGGAAACTAATTAGTCGAGACAGCTATTTATTTCACGAAGTAAACAAAAAGCCTGATTATATTCTTTCGTAAACTAAATGGTAAAAAATCAATAAGTAATATTGCATCATGACAGATTTAAAGCATATTGACCATCAGTTAGACCATCTAGACTTTGACTTTCCACCAGTCTATGGGCCATTCATACTGAAGAAAGACTATGTCAAGCATGCAGCAAATCTAGCTTCTACGATCATGGTCCAAGACAATGTCATAGACATGCTGACAGATCAACTCAATCATGCAAATGCTAAGATAGCGAAACTTGAAGCTCGAATTCAGATGGACAAGAACAGATGGCACGAAGAGGAATAGCGAATTCAGATGCTGAACGCATTATAGAGTCTTTGACACCCGAAATGCTGATCAACGACAGTCTGAAAAGCAAGAAGACTTTTCCATGGGACACTCCATTAGAGTTCTTCGAATCAGACAAATACTGCAACATGCATCTGTATCCGAGACAGCGTCTGATGCTGAAACTGTGGAACTTGCAAGATGACTTCACAGACTATGAGAATCAGACTATCGACAAGTGGTGCAAGGGCTTCAAGAATGACAAGTACAAGTGTGGAATACAGCCTGACATTCGAGAACGAATAGCATATCTTAAGGCTAATGACTATACGCATTTCACTACTATAGTTCTTGTAGCTGGAAGACGATTCTCTAAGTCTAGAATGTCAGGCGCTGAAAAAGCGCTAAATGACGCAGAGACGCTTTGGCGAGGCATTCCATCAGTCTCATTCAATCAGACTCTTGCAGAAGAGCAAGATCGAATAGTCGGTAAAGACTTTTTCCAGAAAGACCCTTTTGATGATCAACAAGACAATTCTGGCATATCTCAAGATTCGTCAGTCTATACAGTCGTAGTTGCTACTACAGCTCAGCAGGCTCAAGAGACTCTATTTTCAGACTATTACAATGCTGTAATGGGGTGCAAATGGCTTCAGCAATACATTCTGAGAATAACGCCTTTTCAGATTGTCTATCAGACTGTAAATGACAAGCTCAAGACATTGCAGTATCTTAGCAATGGCATTCCTCTTGAAAAAGAGCTTGCGTCGATGATATCTCGTCCAATCAGTTCTAACTCAAACTCAATTCGTGGGCGCAACATCATTGCATACTTGCACGATGAAATTTTCTTTGGTCAGTCTGGAGATTCATTCAGAGCAGCAGATAGAATAGTCGGAGCTATCACTCCTGCAACTCAGCGCTTTGGTCGACAGCGTCTTGTCATGTATCCGTCATCACCATGGACAAGAACAGGAAGAGTATATCAGATATACCTTCAGGGGCAAGTCTACATGGATGAGTATCTTGAACGAGAAGGCAAGACTAAGACTCACAAAAACGTAGTTGAAGCTAATGAACAAGTCGAACAGATGGAACAAGCATTGGCAGATCCGTCTGTATTCGTATCTCAGCTTGAATCTTGGGAAGTGTACGAAGACTACAAAGATGAAGCTTTCAGACCGACATACTGGTCAGGATGGAGTCCAAAGCTTCTGACAATACAGAATGAAAAGGGTGAGACAAGGCAGATACAAGCTAATACGAATGCAAAAGTCGGGCAGTATGTCAATGTCGATCAAGAAACAGTCTGATTTTACTTTTGAAACAAAGTAGTATATAATATAATTATCTATTTCAAAAGAAATAGTTAAGAAAGTAAAACAGGAGAATACTTAGATGACTATCAGGTTTGTAGATCGTCATAATGATGGTACGATTTCAGATACAGCATTCGATGAGATTCTGCTGAATCAGAAACGAACTCTGAATTTCAAAGAATTGAAATACGACGTATATCTTGCTTCAGGCTGGTTCAGCCCTAACAAGCTTAAAGCTCATGACATGCTTCAGCATCTTCTGGAAGATGAACTTGGTCTGACAGTATTCGTACCAAAACGTGACGCCCCTCAGATTCCAGCTAATCCGACTCAAGCTCAGATGGATGCGAATTTCAATGAAGACGTCAAAGCTATCGAACAGTCTCTGTTCATGGTGGCATCGACAGAAGGACTTGATTCTGGAACGATCTGGGAGGCTGGATATGCATACAAAGCTGGAGTCAAGACATTCGGATATGCTCCGCTTCTTCCTGAAGGTGTCAAGTTCAATCTCATGCTTGCCAATTCTATGCAAGAGGTCTTTCTGAATGACGAAGACTTCTTGAACTATTTCAAGAATGGCAAGCTTCCAGCGAAAGTGCAGGCGTTCTGATGTCTAGAAAAAGTCTAGCTAAGTATTCGTTCGATGGCATAGACTTCATCTATCCAGAAGGTGCATCTAAGTATCCGACAGTCGAAGAGTTTCTTGCTAGGCTTCCTGCAGAATGCAAGAAAATCGTCAAAGAATGCTATTCTGATCCTGATGGTTCTGTCTGGTGTCAGCTGAAAGACGGCTGGTATTCTGCTGATGACCAGAGTCTGCTTCTAGTCTGCAATGAATCAGAACAAGAATCGCTCGATGAGATGAGTGCCGCATGTCTTGTATCTGGAGACGTATACAAGCTTGACGACGAAGGCGTTAAGAACTGGCTTCACTGACTTTCTGACAGAATTACGACGTTTATCTCTGTGTTTACGAAAATTCATATATTGTTAATTATCCATATATGATATCTCGTAAACACAGAGATATCAAAGAATTACTTCTGGGGTATACTGATGACTTTTATAGACTTTGAAAATTACAAGAACAACAGATACGACAATCAAGTCAAGTCTGAAGACTTTGACAATGATCATGCTATCGACAAGATGACTGCAGTCAGCCTGCGATACGAACTAGAAGAGCGCACATTCGATCTGTTAGATCAAGACTATGTGCATCGCTGGAATGGCAGGCACATGATCAAGTCTCAGAATCTGGCAGAGCATCAAGCTCATACAGCTCAGTATCTGATAGCTCTGTTCTCTGTATTCAAAGTCCCAGAAGACGTTCAGCTCGAAGCTCTGAAACGAGCTATAGTTCACGATTTGCCTGAGACTGAGCTTTGCGACATACCATACCCAGTTCATGTCAAATACCCAGAGATCTCAGAGGCATATGACAAAGCAGAACGAGATGTCTGGCATGACAAGTATCCACTGTATCGGTCCAATGTCGAAAAGGGATCGACCGCATGGCTTCTAGTCAAGATCGCAGATCGTCTAGATCGCATCAACTTCCTGTATGACGAGACTCAGCTTGGCAACGATTCCGACTACGTCGTTCAGTCTTTGTCTGATGAGAGAGATGCTGTCGAAGACTTGATTGTCGAGCTTGGAGACAGACTCGAGACGTTTCTGCTAATACCTTAGAATGTATATGGTTTATGATATAATAGAATATAGGAAAGGTAATCAAGAGAATACTTTTGATTACCTGTATGTATATCAGAATGTAGAAAAGAGCCTTCTGTGAAAGATGCTTTTAATCAGACTTTGAAAGTCCAACAGCATGGACAAATCAACGTCAAAGATGTCAAGTCTGGTACACCAATCATATCATTCAACAAGTATCTGATGGCAGAGTCTTCTAACATCACGTATTCTTCTGTCGATGTGTCAGACTTGACAAGACTGTCGTTCTACGATAGCACTTCTGTAGTACTGCCATCTGACTGGCTTGTCTATGACACTACTTGGAAAGAGTTCAAGAAAGTCAGAGACGTTTCTAAGAACGATGTCCTGAAAGCATACAGTGGCAAGCGAACTGTGTCATCTGTGGAAGAACTTGGCAGAGAGACATTCCAAGACATTGTTTCAGCAAATCACAGAATGTATGTGAATGATATTGCTGTAATGACGCACTGATTCTTCTGATGAAATTTCGATTTTACTTCTGAATCAAGAATATGATATAATATACTTAATAGGTAAATGATTCAGAAAGTTAATCGAGAGAATATTTAGAATGACATTCTACATAACAGATCCAAAACCGCACAAAGACGATTTCTATCTGAAGCTTCCAAATCTAAGGCCAGTCGTGAACAAGCATTCAAAAGCTGCAATACACGTACCAGTATTCGACAAAGACTTTCTGATTGTCAAAGACGATGAGTCAGAAGACCGATATTCTGTCTATGTCAAAGATTCGAACAAGTATCTGGCTACGATCTATGCTTATGCAGATTCATGGCGAATCGTTCTAGACTATAAAGCTTTTCAGTATGTCTACATATTCTGTGGAAACTTCTCTGAATCTGTAGACTTTGTAGCTGCTGTATTCGCACCATTGCTTTGAGATGACAATGACAGAGCTTGAGGAAAGTCAGAAAAGGCAGCTTGACGCTGCTCAGAAGCTTATCGAATCATATGACAAGCAAGTCAAAGACTTGAAGGCTAAGCTTGCACTGTCAGATTCTAAGTTCAAAGCTTTAGCGACTAAGGGCGTAGTCTTCAGTTCGTATTCTGATCTGAAACGAGCTGCGAATGTCTATCAGTCAAAGTACTTCTGGCTTGTGACTGACGACAGTCTAGAACTGTACGAGCTGAATCTGACTACGAAACAGCTGAAACGAACATCGTCATATACGATAAAAAGTCTTGCATGATAATTGGGAGAATACTTCTGATATCATCAACAATAACTGAAAAAACACAAAACTGAACAAAGAAGAGAAGGAACCAAGAGAACTGCCATGGCTAAGCATGTTGGGCGATTCTTGATAAAGAGTAGACAAATTGGAAGCTTGTTCTGGCGTACTGAACGTAATCTGTCGAACAGCAGTTTTGACGATTCTGTCAGAATAGCTAGAACGATAGCTGGCGATCCGTATACTGGCAAACACGTCAGAATATACGATACTGCTACACTTAAGACGGTATATCGAAATCGAGTTTGTCGAGACAGCATATCTCACTGGTGGGGATGGGACTCGAATTTCATGGAATTCGAGCTGTGGTCTTGACATGGACTTGCAGTCAATAGTTCTGATATTGCTTGCAGTACTGATAGCATATCTGTTTAGAAATGAAACGAAGTAAACAAGGAGAACACATCATGAGCACTATGATCTATTCTGGAAAGACTAAGTACGACATCTACGTAACATATCTTGAAGATGGCGAGTCTAAGACAGAGAAGTTCATTGAAGCTGTTGACGAGTTCAGTGTAGAAGTCGGAATTCAGGGCTTCACACTAGCTTGGAAGAAAGACGGCGAATACTCTGAGGAAGACTTCCCGAACTATATGGATGTCAAAGTCTTGCAGTCAGACTCTAAGTCGGAAAAGTCAGACTTGACAGATGTCAAAGATGCTGAGACTGACAAGCCAGAGACAGATTCGGAAGACAGTGGAGAGACTGCTCCAGTGATCTGCAAAAGCTGTCTAGACAGATACGTACGTCATATCGTGCACGAAGAACTAGCAAATCATTTTGTTGCGTTTGGGCTAGGCATGTTCGATATTGTGTGCAATTATGACGAGAATGAAGAGGACTGATGACAGCTCGTTCTGACAAGCGTTACGATCTGTCTATATCTACTGACAATATCGGCACGTATATAGAGCTGATCGATCCAGAAGACACTTCTGACAGAGTCAGATCTGCATATCTGTCTGCTGAATCGATAGTCGAGATCGCATTCTCGTATCGACAGGGGCAGTCTCAGCTCGAATATGCTAAGCGAATGCTTCAGCAAGAGCTAGAAGATACGAAGACAAAGTGTGAAGAGCTTAGTAAGTGTCCTGTCTGCAAGTCAGATCTAGTCATCGACAAGCAGCAGAACAATGTGACTGGCAATGTCTTGTGGACATGCATTTGTAGCAAAGACGTCAGTCATGCATCTGTAGCAGCTACTACATCTGAAGAACTGTCTGCTGTATGGGCTGGATTCGTGTCAGCTTGGCATTCTATGCATGCTGCTGCAGAACAAGAACAGTCTGACGCAGATAGGTCTGAAAGTTCAGAAAGTGTTGTAGAATGAACATTCTGAAAACGTACGATGGCAGATATGCTAAGTACTCAGACTATGTTCAGGGATATGCTGTAGCTGGTCATCTGAAGACATTTTTCGACTTCAAGACACTGTCGTGGCACATACGTATAGATCCAGTCTTGCATGTCTCTACGACAGATCCAGTGTATGTCTACGACAAAGATCTGGCAGACAGAATCATGACAGTGTCAAAGTACGATTTCGGTAATGAGAAGCAGTTCTTGAATGCTTTGCACAATATCAAGTTCTACGATTCAGAACAAGACTACAGGGACAAGAACAGATCGCGATGACAGATGACAAACTAGTAGACGCTCTGTCTCCACAAGTCAAGAAAGAGACTTTGTCAGAGACAGAGCACTACATTCTGAACGTCGTCAGATATGACACAGAACGTCTGCACGAAGACACGTACAAGATCGAACGTAAAGACAGCATCAAATACGACAGTGACTGGCCAGACATGACTCAGAACAAGACTTGTGACGGTCTTGCAGTGATGACTCCAGTCTATCACTATCACACTGTCGAAGCATTCAAGAACTACGCAGACATCTTGATGCAAGCCTGCAGAGAGGCTGTCAGACTGAAGGAAGCTGTTGACAGAGACATAGCAGAACACAGATAAGTGACTGAGACTGGACGACAAAAAGACAATGAACTTCATACTTCTTTGCATAATAGTCATAGCAGTTCTGATGCTAGTGAAGTCTGTGCATCTGAAAGCTCCAAGACCAGTCAAGTCTAAATCTGTAGAAGCAGATCTGAGACCGTGTTCTAGATGCCATTCTCAGCCGACATTGCACTGTTCTCATTCTGACTCTACGACTACATACTTGCTATGTTCGTGCGGACGCACAGCATCTGTCAATGGCATGCCTGTACCGTCGAATCTGAAGCTTCTGTATGAGACTTGGAACAGGATACAGTCTGAATACTGACATATGTTGTCTGAGAATCATTCTGATGAATTTTACATTTGAACAAGAATAGTATATAATATAATTACCTATTCAAATATAAAAAGGAATCAGAAAGGAACTCTGAATTACTATGAATGACTTCGACAAGTATATAGTACAGCAACGCAAACACCATTTCTGGATTACTGTAGAGACTTCAGCTACAAAGAAGTATGCTGAAGCATATGCAAACGTTGCTGCTACAGAACAGAATCCGACACGAATTATGCAGTTCAGTCAGCGCAAATATGAGACTGTCTTAGCAAACATAGTATTGACACTAGTCTTGATGGTTGTCGCTATCATATCGCATTTCACCCAATGGCCTGAACTTGCAGCAGTCACAGGCATTCTGTTCTTTGCAATGCTGACATATACTCTGTTTGTCATCTGCTATAGGAAGAACGACGGTCTGTTCTGGTAGAGTACGAATGAGATTTGACGAACTGTCTAACAGAGATCAAGAACGCATCAAGCTTGCACAGAAACTAGCCTCTATGTCTGAAAGCAATACGCGTACACGTCATGGCTGCATCATTGTCAAAGCTGGCAATGTCATTGCTGCTGGTGTCAATCAGTATCGCAACAATCCGAACTTGTTCGACTTCACTTTAGACAATACAGACTGCATATCTGTACATGCTGAAGAGGCTTGTCTGAAAGCTCTGAGCCATCAAGCTAGACATTGCACAGCATACATTGCTAGACTGAACAGTGCTGACATGACAGCTATGTCAAGACCCTGTGACAGATGCATGAGACAGCTGAAAGACGCTGGAATAGATAAGCTAGTATATACGACATATACTGGCGTAGAGATAGAGAGAATATGATGTCTGACATAGCTTTTGCTATCAAATTCATAGTCTTGCTAACAGCATTCATAGCTGGCTTTTCAGTTGCAATATACGCTTTTGCATCAGTTGTCGCAGCTTTCAGAAAGCTTTTCAATGCTAACAAGAACAAGAACGCTAGATCAGTCAGATCTAATGAAAATGAGAAAGAGAATTTAGAATGAGCATTAGGAACGTAGCTGTCTGCAAGCTTTGTGGACATACTGGTCCAAAGACAGAAATGTCTAAGACTAAGAACAGTCAGGGCTTCATCAATGGATATGAGCACAAAGACTGCAGCGAATACAAGGCATATCCGACTACAGTAACGCAAGACAGTCTTAGCTATCGCAACTACAATCCGAAAGGGATCTGACATACTATGACACTAGAAGACATGAAAGCACTGTCACCTGCAGACTGCATATCGATAGCTGAAGATCTAGCTAGTACAGCTGCTGCAGAATACATACAGAAAGCTCATGTATATGCACTTCTAGCGATAGCTAAAAGCTTGCAGAACGATTCTGACGCAGCTCGTAGCTTGTGCGTCCCATATCATGTCAAATCGCATACAAAAGCAGAGCAGGACATCGAAGAATGAACAAGAAAGACATCAGAAATGCCAAGCATCTGAATCGAGACATGGAGCACGAATACGATCTAGACAGTCCTATGAAACAGTCTAAGTCGTGGTTGCTGTACGCTTTCATAGCATTCGATTCGATATTGGCAAGCATAGCGATCATCATCTTCATGTACTTGTTCATGGACTGACAGAGCTAGTACAGAAAGACAAAGAGAATGAAGCAAGACAAAGACGTTCTAGAATGGCTGACGAATGAAGAGCTAGATGGCTCAGACTTTGTCATCACATCATTCAGCAGAAACCCGATCGAAGTCAAGTTAAGTCTTGACAAGACTACGAACATCGTATCAGCTAGATCTGTCTATGACACAGATAGCAATCTGATGATACCGAACGTCAGGACAGATACGCTGTATCAGTGGATCTGCACAGACGACAAGATTCTGTCTAAATACATCAAGAACGCTCAGTTCGGAAAAGCTGCAGAACAGATCTCTGTTGGCGATGAAGTGCTGTTCTATTCTGACGATGATGACAGTGACAGTCTGACATTCGGTGAAGTGACAGAAGTCGATCCAAAAGGCGAATTGCTGACAGTGGCGCCTACAGACAGACACACTCACAGAATGCTAGATGTGTCTACTGCATACTGGATGGAAGTCGACATCGATTGCATAGACCATCTGTGGCATTTTGACAAGATCGATGTCAAGTCTGGCTTGTATGTGCTGAACGATCCAGAAGAAGCTTCGTTGCAGTTCGTATCAGTATGGTATGAGAACAGCAAAGTCAAAGCTGTCAAAGTATCTGTTGAAGATTTGGGCAGCAAGCTCAATGACAAGCCAATGATGCAGTTCAAGTATTCGTTCTTGAAGCCATATGAACTGAAAGAGCTGTTTCAGCAGAATGTTCTGTCTGAAGTCGTAGAACCTGCACGATACATCATAGGAAGCTTTCACTGATGCGTTCACCAGTCAATTATCATTATGATGTTGTACGTTGCGTAGGGTGCGGCAGATGGTTCTCAGAAACAAACGGAGAATTCGATTCTACGACTAACGAATTTGTCTGTTATGATTGCTTAGACAATATAGATGAAGACAGTGATGAGTGAGAAAAGATGCATGCTAAGATTAAGATTTCCGTTTTTATGCTAACATTGGCTATGCTTGTCTCTATGTCAGGCTGCACAGTCTCAGATCAGACTCCATCTGTCTCATACAAGACAGAGATAGTAGAACTGAACGATTCTAGAAAAGTTACTTGTGTGTTTGCCATGTCAGACAGCAAAGTGTCTGGAATGTCATGCGACTGGGTGCATGCTTCTGGTGCAGATCTAGATCCATCAAAGCAATAGACAGAAAGAGACGAATCATGATTCTGATGTCTGCTGAACGACTGCTAGAACTGGTTGTGCTAGTCTTTCTGTACGTCTCAGCGTTTCAATGGCTGATCGGCTATGTTGTGCAAGACTACAGAGACTTCAAGAACCAGACGATTCTGACTAATCAATGCAAATGGTGGCAATTCGTAGAAGACGAATACGGAGATTCCAACTCGATCTTCTTTGTCGTCTAATATGACGAATACAGACAAAATATTGGTATAAGAATAGATCAGAAGATATCTTCAGGGTTACGACGTTAATCTCTGTGAACCTCAGAATATTAGTCCATATAATTATATATATCAATAATCACGATATCACAGAGATAAACGTTGCAATTTCATTCTGATTTTACATTTGATTCGATACAGTATATAATATACATGTCAGACAAAAAAATTAGACATATCGATCCCAACAGGTGAACGACATAGAATCTTCTACGGAGGAGATGATGGAAAAGCTAGCATTCGATCGCTATCAAGTCTTGTCAGGTTCAGATAGCTGGTACAAGAAGACATCGATAGAGTTCTTTGATGAACTGACTTCAGAATATGACATTGTAGTCGAAAGCAGTTTTGGAGCAACGTTCATAGACAGTCCACATGTGAATCTGCATGACAAGACAGTCAGTATTGCATCGTTCATGATACCGTATGGAGAAGGCGACTATCCAGTCTTCTCATTCGAAGACGGCAATTGCATTCTGCTAGAATACGATGCAATAATGACTGTCAAGCTAGTCATAGACAAAGCTCAGCAAGATGCAGACATAGAACGCATGCTCTATCGAACTGTCTTGCCAGAGTATGTCGATTTCAAGCATTGTCCAGATTGCGATGTCATTCCAGTCAAGACTGGCTACGAGGAGAAAGATACGTCTGACAGCAATACATACTGGTCGATATCTTGTCCGTCATGCCATTTCAGGACAGAGCCGAAAGACATCGAAACAGCAGAATGGTTCTGGAACATGATGTGCGACGTAAGGAAGAACTGAACATGACATATCCATTGGCATCTATGATAGCTTTACGTGTTGCAACTCAGAACGCTATTAACGCTGTCAAAAGACAGAACGCATCTAAACAGAACGCATCTAAATCGATTGCTGAAAGCTATGACAGGAAGACTCATGCTAGACACGCTTTGCAAAAGCAGTCAAAGCTTTTAGTCGAATCTGTCTATGACATCGAACCGTCTGTCAGAAAGCTGTATCTGCTAGATTTCTGTTGCATGCGAGACCCGCATCTTGAAGTCCATGTTATAGGCGAGACAGTTGCATTTCAAGTCAGATGCTGGAACTGTGGAAAGACTAGCTACATGTTCGATAGTCCAGACAAAGCTGTCAATCAATGGAATGAGATGAACGATGACTGATGACATTGCAATTCAGATTCTGAAAGACAGAACGTGCAGTCAAGAATTCAGAATTCCGTCTGCTTATGACAAGTTCTTGACTTTCATCGGCCTGAAACTGAAAGACATTGACAGAATCAGTCCAAGACTTTTTGCAAATCTAGTCTTGAAAGCATTGGAACGTGTCTCTAAGACAGCTTTGCAAGACTTGAAGGAAGCATTCGATCAAGATTCAGAAGTCAAAGTAGAAGACGTAGTCAAAGTCTTGTCTAATGTCTGCGCAGCTTGTCTGATAGCAGACAGTTCAGACATTGTACGAATCTCTATCAAGAAAAGTGAGAATAGCAGTCTGACACTGATCAGGCATTGCTGTGACGATCCAGACATAGACTTCATACAAAACGCACAAGGAAGTTGGATCATAGAGTGCTATAATTGTGGAAGATGCATAGAATCGTCAAGCACGTTCTTCAATGCTGTAAAGAAATGGAATGACTGTATTGTCAAAGATGTCTGAATGCAAACGAAAAGCTAGAGGCATAAAGCATTGCACATTCTTAGATTGCAAAGAAGAATGCGCTGACCACATCTTCTTCTGCAATGAGCATTACGACATTCATAAGAAAGCTTTGAAACGGGAGGCAAGAGCTAGAGAAGACAAGAGCAAAGACAAGATCAGACAAGCTAGATACAGAGCTAAGAATAGAGACAAGATACGAGCTAAGAACAGAGAGCGATACTGGTCTGATCCAGAATCTTCAAGACGATACAACAACTTCTTGCACAACAGAAAGAGACTCAATGAGCATGCAGCAGAATCAGAATGAGATGACTTGGTCAGAGATAGCTAGACTGCAGAAGTCAGAAGATTATGTCGACAGGTTTGAAGCAGAATTCTATGCATTGCAGAAACGCCTAGTACGTCTAGACAACATGCTGTACTGTTGGCGAAACAACAGCTTGAACTTCGAACCGAACTGTTCTTACAGGAAGTTCAAGGACCAGTTCGATGCTATGCTGAAATACTACGACATTCTTGTTGACAGAGCAGAAATCGAACACATCGAACTGAATGTGACATATAGATAGGGACATAGTCATGAAACAGAACGAGAACGAGACTGACAGGCAGATCATGGGTACAGACGCAGACATAGAACTTGCAAACAGAATCAACGACTGCATAAAGCATCAGAATGAGAATGTCGCTAGAATCAAGCGTCTTGAGAAGTTAGTAGATAGCATTGCTACTGTGTTCGACAAGATCGGATCTGTATTCGATGCTCAGTCTAAGATACACTCGTACTTCCGCATGAAGATATGGCTGCTTACAGGCTTTGCTGGAACATCATGCATTCTGTCTGCGGCAGCTATATTGATAGCTTTGCTGAAATAGCTAGAATTACGACATTAATCTCTGTGAACTTAGAATCTTTTGTATTATAAATTATCCATATATGATATGAAAATGTCACAGAGATAAACGTCGTAATTCTGAGAACCATCTCCGACTCTTTCTATTATAGAATATGCAAAAGACTGACAGATCTAGCAAAAGTCTGAATCTGATCGATTTTACATGTGATTTATTATGGTATATAATATCATTATCTGGTCAATATTAAACAGGAAGGCGGAAAGCTATGAAGAAGATGGCTGCTGCAATAGCTGCGGTCATGTGCTTGCTGTCATTGACAGCTTGCAGTCAGAATCAGGCAGTCAGTGCTACTCAAGTCATGAATGCATGCTGGGAACCGCTGACACACAATGTCTACTACAAAGCTGACAAAGACCACGAATTCACTGTACTGTATCAGCGAGATTCAGAAGTGAAAGCCGCTGAAGACGAACTGCAATGCGCTTTTCAAGAACTGCACTTTGACGATTCGACATATGAGACAGATGTACTAAAGCTTGACAGGACTAAGATCAGCTCTGACATCGCTACAGTCAAGATATCTGTTCTTGTCAACAGCGATTCTGCTAGGCAGCAGGGGCGAATCGTCAAGTTTGAACTGAAAGACTAGAATCATGGCATGGCTTCAGTTCAGAAAATGTCATGCTTGCGGAATGCGAGCTGTATATGACGAACAGGAACAGTGCTGGAGATGCTTGAACTGTGACAAGAACTTTAGAGACGGCAAGGCAATTACTACAAATCATGCAGTCTTGACAGACACGCTGAAATTGTCTGTCAGTAGCAAGATACAGACAGCAAACAGATAGAAAAAGGAGACAGAACATGTCACAAACAGTCAAAGTGAAGGCTCTTACAGACAAGGCTTTCAGACCAGAGCGGAAGCATAAGTTCGATGCAGGTGCAGATCTGCATTCAGTATTTGGAGACTTCGTACTTCCACCCAACACTCCAACGTTAGTCGGTACTGGTCTAGCAGTGCAGATTCCAGAAGGCTATGTCGGCATGGTCTGTCCACGATCAGGACTTGCAGTTCGTGGTGTCACAGTCATGAATGCTCCTGGAATCGTAGACTCTGGCTATCGTGGTGAACTGAAAGTCAATCTAGTCAACTTATCGGACCATCAGATGGAGATCTGCTATGGTGATCGCATTGCTCAGTTGCTGATCGTTCCAGTCGACTATTCAGAATTTGAAGTCGTAGATGAATTAGATGAGTCTGAAGATGGACGTGGAGAATCTGGACACGGCTCTACTGGTCGCTGATCATGACAGATCGTCATACTCGAAAGTCAAAGAAGCTTATAGAAAGTTGTGGTGACAGTATGAAGAAGAAGCAGCTCGAACGACTGATCGAAGCTATTCAGAACATTCGTGGCATGGATGGAGCTCCTGGTGCTATGGGTCCAATGGGCATCAACGGATCTGATGGCGTCGGTGTCTCAAATCTGTATGCAGATGACAGTGGCAGCCTGAAATGGTGGAAAGACACTGAAGGCGTCTGGCATAGAGTCAAGACTCTTGACGTTGAAGATGTTCCAGTGCATCCGTCTAGAATCGAACTGAATTCTGTACAGCTTGCAGGAGAATTTGATGCGCATTCTTGGTGCATAGCTTATTGTGGCGGGAAGCTGTTTGCATTCGTACGTCTCAGCGACATCGAATTCAAAGACATGCTAAGTTCGAAAGACAAGACAGACTTGTACGTCAAGAAGCTAAGTTGCTATGAGCCAGATAGCGAGCATTGGATCCAGCTTGTCTGGCAGGAACAAGCATTCGTGGCACCAAACATTCCAAATTGGCAGAAGCAGATCTACAATCGCATCAAGAAGATAGCTCATGTCAATGACAGGGACAGTCAGTGGAAATCGCAGTATCGCTAGCGACACTGACTTTGCTGCTAGTACTGATACTAGCATTCACAGCAGGACCGACTGCATGGCTGGCAAAGACTGGAAGACCATGCCTAGCAGTCATGTGGCTGGTCTTGTCTGTAGTTGCTGTCATAGTCATATTTGAATTAGCATAGAAACGAGGATTGCATGCGGTTGGGATATGAGAACTATACTGACAAGAATTCAGACAGATATAAGAAGCAGAAGACATCGGAATATGCTAGAAAATGTCTGAGAGTCAGACCTGCAGATAACTATCCGCAGCTAAAATGTCTGTACGACTTCATAAAGAGTTCGAACGAATGGATAGCTGGTGGATGCTTCAAGAACTTGTTCTTGAGACAGAGACCGAAAGATCTAGACATGTTTTTTGCTACGAATGAAGCTAGACAGACTAGGATAGCAGAGCTTGCACTGAACGAATACAAGAAAGCATTCCAATCTGACAAGTCGACTAAGATGAAGAACGACTCGTACAGCATAGACATTGTCAAGTCAGACTATCTCAGTCTTGAAGAAGTCTTGTCTCAGTTCGACTTCACTGTGACTAAGTTCGGCATGAGGCTGAATGACGATGGCGAATATGAAGTCGTGTTCCATGAAGACTTCTTCCAAGATTTGATTGCTAAGAAGCTCGTATGCGACAACGACATCTTGTGGCCGTTGTCTACGTTCGATAGAATGCTCAGATACTGCAGATATGGATATGCCCCATGCAAAGAGACTAAGAAAAGGCTTGTCAGAGCCATGTACGACCATCTGAAAGAGCACGATTCTGATCTAGAAGACACGATATCGAAAGAGATCAGTCTTGGAATGTACAATGGAGGAGTAGACTGAAAGATGACGAACATCATTCTGAAAGAATGCAGAAAGTGCAAGATCGAACCTGAACTAGTCCATGTCAATGTGCTTGGAAAAGCTGGAAACGAATATCTGTATCGTTGTCCCGAATGCAAGCAAGAAATAGAGCCTCAGACTAGCATTCTCAGGGCAGCAGCTAAATGGAACAGGAAGCAGATCATATAGAAATTTGCAGTCTTGTAGAAGATTGCAGCTTCCATTGGCAACATGAAGCAGAAAAAGATTGATAATGAGTAGAAACATCGAGAATCTGACTACGTCAGACCATCCGTTCAGTAGATGCATCTGGTTCTGGTGGCAGAAGCCCAAAAAGATGTCAGATGAAGACTTTGCTTCTGTACTGTCATCTCTGACAGAACAAGCATTGACACTGAGACAGATTCAAGACATTGTCGGTTCTGGTCTGAGATACACTAACAAGTTTGCCTGTCAGGTCCTCAGAGAAGATAGGCTAGATGATTACGCGTATTCAGACCAGACTTTTTACTGGTATGAAGACTTCGGTCAGCTGCTGTTGCCAGAGCCAGATCTAGTCTGTCATCTGGCATCTGATTCGGATCGAGTCAATCATCCGAAGCACTATGCTGCAAACAAGCCATTCGAATGCATAGCGCTTGCTGACAAGTATTCGTTCGCTTTGGGAAATGCTATAAAGTATGCATTCAGATATGAAGACAAAGACAGACCAGTTGAAGACTTGAAGAAAGCTAGCTGGTACATTCGATATGCTATAGATCATGAAGATCGGTTCTTGGAGCCAATAGACTGGCATGACGAAGATCTGTGCAATTCTTACATCGACATTCTTCAGAATGCAGAGAAGAACAAGAACATGCAGCAGTTCTGGAAGCATTTCAAGAACGGTGAGACAGACTCGTGTCTGAATGATCTTGAACAAAGAATAGCAGAACTGCAGAAAAGCTAAGACAATGCAAAATATAGTCTAATTCATTTGCAACGTTGACTAGACTGATAGAAAGCTGCAACTACGACAAAGGAGATGGACCTTGAGCATTGAGACGGAATCGTTCGACTTGACCTTTGGCAGCGTCCACTATGCCGGCACGAGGCTCACTATCCCGATTGACGATGACGAATACATGGTTTATCGGGTAGAGATCGCCAATCATCGGCGTGGCTCTTCTAGCTTGGTGACGTTTCACATCGACCGGGACGACTCCCGCCCGGAGCATAAGACCATTGGCCAATCTGTAAGTGCTTATCTGAGTGTGGACGAGGCGAAACAAATCGTGCAGGCACTGCAACAGGCAATCAAGGAGGCGGACGACGAGTGACAAGGCGATGCCGTTGGGCAGGAAGTTCAAGGTTCGGTTGACCATCACGCCGTAGGAAACCGGAACGCCCGTGGACATGCTGGGTTTCACGTTCACCAGCGGATGGACAGCAACGAATACGGATACAGCTTTGTCTTAGACTTTGAAAGACTCTTGCAAAAAGTCGTCATTTGATTTTACATTTGATTTAGAATAGTATATAATATTATTAACCAATCAAATGGTAAACTGAAAGGAATCGAGATGTCAGACAAAGAGTTCAGTCTAAGATGTGACATTCTGTCATTGCGAATTGCTGGCAAGATAGACAGTCGTTTCGATACTGAGAAAGCAATAGCTTTTCTTCTAGACGGTGGTCAGAAGCCACAGTTTATGTTCGTTGGGAAGGAATGATGCTGCACAAAGACGTATTGCTTTAGCCAATCAAAAAAATTAAACGTATCGATCCTGACAAACAATCAGTACAGTATATTCTAAGGAGCAGATCATGAATAAGCCGAAAGTCAAGCTGGTCGGTCAAGACGGCAACATCTTCAACATTCTAGGCATCGCATCTAGAGCTCTGAAAGAGGCTGGATATGCTGATGAAGCTAAAGAAATGCAGACAGAAGTCTTTGCTTCAGATTCGTATGAAGAAGCTCTTGCTATTGTCTTGCAATATGTAGACGAAGCTGACGATGATGACGAATACGAATGTGAAGAATGCTACGAGAACGGATCTATGTAGCAGCAAAAGCATCAGATTATTGTCGAGCTTGTTCTGATTCAGATGAATCTCCTGTAATTTTGCATTTGATAAAGAATGGTATATATTATATATATAATTCAAAATGTAAACAACATTCTATGAAAGGAACTGATTGAGATGACTTACGGTGATTACGATCCAAGGCATGATGGACCAGTCTTCAATTCTGTAGACGAATACAGGAAGTATGAAGAAGAAGAGAAGAGGAAGCGGAATGCACAGACTTGTGGTGTCATGTTGCTAGTCTGGCTTCTGCTTCCGATCTTAATTCTTGTCGGAAAGAAGAAGAATGTCAATCCGAAGCTCATCGAAGAGGCTAAAGCGATGTGGCTTCTTCTTTCGATTGGCTTCGGTATAGCTCTTATCTATGGCATCTTTCTTATTGCTGTCATCGGTTGGGACTAGTAGAAGTTACGACGTTTATCTCTGTGAACTTCAAACATCTGGTATTATAAATTATCCATATAGGATATCTTGTAAACACAGAGATATCAAAGAATGATTTCTAGAATATACTGAGAATCTTTGCTATATTATATAGTACACAAGAACAGCGTGAATTTTCACAGATTTCTTCTAGAGAATAGCTACGATTTGATAGAATATAATTATATGGTCAAGGCATTCAATCAAGTCACAGAATGGATCTAGAATGGACGAGAAACCGCTTTTCAGCACTCGTTGGTACGACATCGTCAATGATGATGACATGCTTGTTGTCAAGCAGAAAGAGTTCGATGCTCCTGAAGAAGCTCCAGCTATAGACATCGAAGGCAATGACATCGTGTCTATCACATACGGAGTCCAGTATTTCACTGACATTGAAGAGCTGAAAGAGTTTGAGAAGCTTGTAGGTGAAGCTATCAGTGAGGCTAACGAGATAGAGCAGTGGCTGCATTCAGACGAAGCTAAGACTGCCTCAGTCAAGAAAGCTTCTGACTGGGAAAATGTCGGTGGGTGGTTTGAGAAGAGGACACCTGAAGGCTACATGCAAGTATGGCAAGAGTCCGATTTCGATGAAGACTACTATGCTGCAGACGTCGTGTTTGCTGACAGTCAGCAAATGCACATAAGCAATGCTGGCGATACCTTGGAAGAAGCTGAAGCTACAGCTGAAGATGCTTTGCTGAATGAGAATGTCACAGCTGCTAAGTTTGCAGAACCTGAAGACGTGGCAGAATACAGTGGTACGAATGGCGAATTCGATCATGATCCAATCAGACAAGGTTCTGCTAAGACAGCTAACTGGTGCGAATACGAAGCTAGAGAAATGAAGAAGTCGATCTACGATCAGCCAGATGTTCTAGCTTGTGACGATACTGAAATCAGAGATCCAGAAGATGCTGTACTGCACAAGTATGCTGGCAAGACAGCCGCAGCTGTCACAGACGTATACTATGAGCCGATTGAGGCTGGAGATGTCCTAGAAGAGTCTTCTGAAGATGGAGAGCCTCTTCACAAGTTCTATGATGTGATAGATGTCAAGAAAGGTCTTGTTGTCGTAGAAGACGAAGACGGAGGCAAGCAGATGCTGTCTCAAACTGACATAGATGACAGAGGCTTGTTCAAGATTGCAGAAATGTCTGACGAGGCTCGAAAAGAACGTGGCGAATACACAGACGAAGAGCTCCAGTCTTTTCAAGATGAAGCAGACTACGATGCTTGGAGAGACAGAGACATCTAGACAGAACTGACTTGACTGAAACCGTCCTGGACATGACGAAAAACTGTCCATTTCTCATATTTGAAAGAAGAGGACTATGATCGAAGAAGATCAAGACAGACATGCGCCATCAAGCTGGCAGTATAGAGATGTCGATGTAGACATTGACGATCCAGACATCAGAAGACTGATAGACGAATACAGAAAGCCAAAGACTAAGCAAGACAGAATCAAGACCGTCAGAGCGGAACGAAAAAGAGAAAGGCATGAAGTCCAGCAGATGGATCTGCAAGTGTTGCGGCATCTGAAACGAATCACAGACTATCTTGAACCAGATGTCAGACTGCCAAGGCCAGATGCTTGCTTGCTATGCAAAGAGTCGTTCGAAGATGTCAGCTATCATGCTAAGGGTCTGTGTGAGACATGCTACTGGAAGTATAAGAAGCTGTGCAAGCTAGATCCAGACCTTGCCATGCAGAAGTCCACTGCCAATTAAGCTGTCTTAGACAATAATCTATATACGATAGAATCTGACTATATCTTCAGAGTTACGACGTTGTTCTCTGTGATACTCAGATATCAGATATGGATAATTATATATGACAATATTCTGAAGTTCACAGAGATAAACGTCGTAACTTTCATTTTCTTTCATTCTTGATTTTACATTTGATAAAGAATGGTATATAATATTATTAACCAATCAAATGGTAAATGAAAGGGATAGAAATGACTGACAATTTGAAGAAAGACTTCAAAACGATAGATGACATGCTCGCTAGCCTTGAGAAGTCAAGACTTGATGTAGAGGAGAATCTGAAACTGAACACATTCGCACGAAAACTAGTTGCGAACTTAGACGCTGTACAGATGCAAGATCTGTTGCCACATGTCAAGTATGTCAGTTCTAACTGGTATGTAGAATTCAGAACAGACACAGTCGATTCTGCTGAGAAGCTGCAACGTCTTATAGAAGAGACAGTGAATCATAAGATGTCTTCTGAAGATTCTGAAATCTTGCATTTTGATCTTGCTTTCGGTTCAGAAGACAGCTTCATATTCGTATCTGGCAAGAAGATGCCCGCTACTTTTATTAGCTGGTCTTTGCTGACAGAATACAATGGAATGCATGTTGTTGTCATGGTATCAGCTAAAGAGATCGTCAAGGTCAGCAATTCTAGCTTGTCTAAGACTTCTGACAGCAAACTGTTCGACACTGTCATGTTCAAGACATTTGTAGACATTGCTAGAGATGCAGGTCTTTCTACAGAGCAAGCTAAGAAGATGTTCGAATCTATGTCTGCAGTATTCGACGTGAAGATGAGGGAGGATGACTGACATGCACAAGATCGAAATTGCATTGCATCAGATCGAAAAGGGTGACATCGTCAAGTGGAAGGCTGTCAATGTAGATGCTCATGGTCTGCCAGCATGGAATGACTGCATAGACGAATACGAGTCTGAAGTCGTAGAACTGAATGGTCAGCTTGTGTTGAAAGACACTCACATTAAGATCGACAGACTTGCAAGTGTGCCATTCGATCGGGTTTGCGTTGGTCAGGGAGCTATCTTCATCAAAGCTTGGCGTAATGTCAGAGATTCGGTAGACGAATACTGGGACAATCTTGCTAAGCACAAGAAAGAAAGTCGTGCTAACAAATGCACATTCTATGTGTCTGAACGTCATCGCACTTGGTATGTGACAGCAGATGGCAGATGGTGCTGTATTGCTGCATCTTCTGGCCCGACTATGTCGAATACAATACAGAAGAATCTAGCTTTTCTAGACCATGCGCCGAAAGGCGAAAGAAAGATGACTAGGATAGACATCGACTTTGACGAGTATTTGTAGAAAGCTAAAGCCCTAGATGCTAAGTCTAGGGCTTTTCTATGTTCTAGTCTGTTTTTCTATATACAATAGAATCTCAGTGTATTCTAGAAGTTACGACGTTTATCTCTGTGATACTTTCATAACTTATCAATATAATTTATAATATCAATATTCTCATAATCACAGAGATAAACGTCGTAATTTGCATGCCAGTCTTTCCATTCAAGACCACGCTTGCTGTAGAACTCGTCTACTAGCCCTCTGTCTATCTCATCTTCGTCAAGCAAGTCTTTGTCTAATCTATTAAGCTGATTCATCACAGATTCTAAGCAATTCTAGACTGAAATTTGATACAATAACATATAGGTATCATATTCAGCCATAACAGAAAGACTGAGACAAAGACTATGGTGTCAAAAAGACAGCAAGACAAAGCTTTTGCTAAAGCTAGACAGAGTCTAGAACAGACAGACTCAGAACTGAATCCAGATGTAGAGCCACTGATTCAAGATTCAGAACAAAAAGCTGATTCTGTACAAGAACAGGAACAAGAGCTAGTAGAAGCATACAAGCTTGGTGCTGGTACAGACACAGTGACAGTCATGGGTCATGAAGTCAGATATCATGTACTGAACATGAAGCAAGAGCTTCAAGCACACAGTCTGTGCAAGTCTGTGAAAGACACAGACGCTTATTCTATGGCTCTTCAGACAGCGTACTTTGCGCTAGCAGTCGACTCTATAGATGGAGAACCGTTCTATGCATCTATAGTAGAGAATGCTACAGAACCATCTGAACGATGGAAAACTGCACTGAAATACTACAGACCATTCATAGAAGCTTTCTTTGAGAAGTATGCTGAGTTCAGAAACGAACAGAATGAGAAGCTAGAACGCTTGGGAAAATGATGATGCAGGGTCTGTCAGACAGTACTGTGTCAAAGCTAGTCAGAATACGGTTATCTGGAGCACAAGACAGTACAGACCTTGCACTCATGACATCAGCTTGGCTTGACAAGCAAGAAGAGAAAGCTAGAAGCAAAGACACACTTGAGCTTGTCAAGAGACTTCAGCTGTTCAGCAATCCAGACTTATATAGAGAGATATACAGAGACGAGATCAAGCAAGCTAAAGAAGAGAAGCTTAGGTCTATAGCTCCAGAAGACATAGACCTTGACAAAGTCAACGAGCTTCTGAAGAACTTCAAGATAGCATAGCGCATGACAGAGAAAGACTAGCAGAATGTTTGACAGAGATGACATGTCAGTGTTCTCAGACGAGAGACTGTCAGATGCTATAGCTTCTGGCTTGAAGAAGTTCTATGAAGACAGTGTTCAGGGCATGCAAGGCAATGAGACAGCTGGAGACTGGATGATGAACAGCCTTGCATACAGTTCTGCTGCTACTGGAAACGTTCAAGAAACTAAAGCCGCTCAGTCGTTGCTAGCAGACATAGCAGAGTCTCAGAAGCAGATGCTTGTACTAGCTAGAGCATATGATCAGCAGACAGCTGAAATGAGACGCAGACAGTATCTGCATGATGACTACGAGACAGACAAGAACGGAAACAGAGTCTGGACTCCAAGATCTGACAGACAGTCTGACGAAGTAGACTATGCTGCTGAGAATGAAGTCATGGCTGCTAGAAGAAAAGCTGATCCAGCTAAGCAGATGACAAGATATGAAGAGTCTGCAGGTGCAAGACAGTTCTTGTCAGACATTGGCTGGAATAAAGCTGCTAGAAATGTAGCTATGGTTGCTGGTGAGATGGACCAGAAGACTAGAGCTTTCAATACAGTCAAAGACTTCTTTGGAATTGGCAAAGACAAGACAGCTGATTCTGCAAGCAATGAAGCTAAGAAAGCTTCAGCTGTCAGATCTGATACTGATTCTGCAGACGTAGCATTCCAAGTGTCGTTGCTTGCAAATCAACAGACAAAGACTGGTGACTATGACAAGTCTGTGAACAGAGTATTGAGACGACTGCAAGACTTCGAAGCTAAGAATGTCACTATACGAGCTTCAAACGCAGTGCTCGACTCGGATTCGTTCTTTGACTCTAATCTGAATTCTGTCATTCAAGACATGGCTTCTGTACCGCTTGACATAGACACTAAGTCTTCAGAATCGTACAGAGGCGCATCTATATCGCAGACACCTGAAGGAGCGCAGCAAAAGACACCTGGTGTTGCTAGCCAGATAGCTGGACAGGTAGTCGAGAATGTGGCTGGAAAAGCAATAGGCAGCGCTATGTCTAAAACTGCTGGAACAGCTGTTGCAAGCACAACTGAAGCGGCCGCTACTGCAGGTGCTGCTGGAGGCATAAGTAGCATTGCAAGCGGCATTCTGACAAAGCTTGGTGGTCCAGCTACTGCTATCGGTGTCGGTCTTACAGCACTTCAGGCACTTAGAGACGGAGCTTGGCAAGCTAAAGAAGCTGGCGCTCTGCAAGGCGATAGCTTTGCAGAAGGCGGAAGACAGATCGTACAGAACAAGCTTCAAGATGTCAAGAAGATGATTGGTCTGACCAACGTCTCTGGCAATGATTTGCAGAACATGCGAAAAAGATCGTCTGCTATGGGATTCGACATAGAGTCTGAAGCAGGACAGAACTCTCTGAAAGTTCAGGAATATGCTCAAGAGAATGGCATGGATGCAGAAGCTGCAGCCACATTCACAAGGTCTATGCTTCAAGCTGGAGCTTCTACTGAAGAAGCTAATGAGCAGATCAAGAATCTGAAGAACAATGCTAAAGAACTGGGCACAGATTTCAAGAATCTTGCTAGTCAGACAGCTCAGACTACAAATCAGATAGACAGGCTGATAGGTGGAGACAATGCTGCTGAACATGCTGCAAAGTCTAGCAAAGAGATAGCAGAACAGAACAAAGAAGCTGGACTAGAGCAGTCTGAAGGCGCTGGAAAGTTTGCTCAGTCTAGCTATGCTCAGTATGCAGCAATGCTTATGGCAAATGAACGTGGTGACTCTATCTACAATGCTATGACACCTGAAATGGCTTCTGCATATCTGAATGACAATGGTCTGATGGACGATGCAAGAGCTATGATGGCTGGTACGATGACGACATTGTCTGGTGGTGGAGAGGCTGGTGGCAAAGATTCAGAAGCTATACAGCGCTACTTGCTGAATGAGATGGGAGTCGATTCTACTAATATGAAGAAGACTCAGGCTTGGGCAGACCAGCAGCAAGACATTTCTGGCAACATCAACATCACAGTCAAGACAGACGACAATCTGTCTGCTGAAGTCGAGAAGAAAGTCACTAAGAAGAAGGCAGAGGTAGGTTCTGCTCAATACACAGACATTCTGAACCAGCAAAGACGGACGTTACAATGATGACAAGTTATGACGTTATTCTCTGTGAACCTAGAAATACGAAGATATATAATTATCCATATAGATTCTAAAAAGTTCACAGAGATTAACGTCGTAACTCTGAAGACTATTCTAGAATCATCCTTAATATAGATATAGACAAGAAAGGCAGAAAGATGACGTTCACCATATCGTCTGGTACGATGTCGTATACTCTGCCATTGGACCCTCAGCATTACACGTATCAGATCAAGCCACGGTATGGAGTCCAGAAGACTTTGGGTGGTCAAGTAGTCCAGCTGCTTGGATACTCAGTCTCAGGATCGTTCTCTGGCATAATGCACAATCACATGGTCAGCAAGCAAGGCGCTTGGAATGACATGTACATGTTCAGCAGATTCATGACAGATCTGATGAAGAACCAGCAGCAGGGCTTGCAGAGTCATGTGTACTGGCTTGAAGAAGGATATGACTGGGACTGCGCTCTTGGAGACTTGCAGATATCTGAATCGATAGAGACTACTGGCTTGCAATACGAGTTGCCATTCTTCAGAGTCTCTAAGAGCATCTTGAAGAATGCATCAGAACGAGCCACAGTCATGAGCAAACTGCTAGAAGAGATAGGTTTCGACAGCAAGTCGTATCATGGTGGTGAAGGCAAAGATGCTTTGCTGCAGAGAAGCGACATCAAGATAACTGGTTTCGGTGGGTACGGAGCTACAGTAGACAGTTCTGCTTCTACAGACGATGTCAAGCTCAGCTCTGACTCTTCAATCAAAGAGCTTCAGGAATACGCTCATAGCAGAGTGCTTGCTATGGGGTGGACAGAGCAAGACTTCCAAGACCTTGTCAAGCTTTGGAACAGAGAGTCTTCGTGGCAGTGGAATGCTACGAACCCGAGTTCTGGTGCATATGGCATACCGCAGTCCCTTCCTGCATCGAAAATGCAGTCTGCAGGTTCAGATTGGAAGACTAATCCGAAGACTCAGATCAACTGGGGTCTTGACTACATCAAGCAGAGGTATGGAAGCCCATCAAAAGCTTTTCAACACTCAGAACAGACTGGCTGGTACTAGACATGGCATGCATACTATCATCCTCAAAAGTCTGGCTTGAGCTGCTAGTAAGGTCTTGGAATACGACATTGCAGTCTTCAGCTTCACCGATATATGCGCAGAACCATACATGGTTTGAAGCTTGGAAGCCAGCGCAAGACGGTCTTTCAGTCGTCATAAGACAGCCATCTGTCAAAGCTCAGTACTATGCACTGATGTGCTTGCAAAGATGGATGCAGGGAAACGAGATATTGCATCTAAATTGGCCAGAACGAAACATAGACTACGATGTCGTCATCACTTCTGCTACATTGCAGAAAGACTACGACACTATCATGCAAGATGTGACAGTGCAGTTCTTCTGCCTTACTAACGCATTCCAAGACACAAGAGTGTCTTTCAGCTATTCGTCTACAGCATTAGACATGTATCTGACAGATCTGATAGACGTAGACATAGATGGAGTATCTGCAGCTGAGAAGGCTAAGCAAGAGCAATCTGAAGTCGATTCGTTCATAGCAAACAGAAAGCAGTTCAAGAACACTGTCGTCACGTTCAACAAAGATGGCTCTATCAATATAGATGTGAAAGTCAAGATGAGCTACTATGCTACTACATACAGATACAGACTGTTCTTGACATATGACATGATGAAGCATCTTGAGAAGGGCGACAATACTAAGACATATCTTGACAGCCTTGTAGCAAACGGTCAAGCATCACTGACAAGCGTCAGGCACAGCAAGGTAGAATAGGCATTCAGAAAGAACAGGCAGCAATGACATCTGCAAACATTACAGAAGCATACTATTCTTCTGTCTCTGTAATAGTAGACACTATATCTCAGGGTGTCATAGACATATCTGAAGATGTGCAGTCTTGTTCTGTCAACAGGCAGGTCAATGGTGCATCTTCTGCTACTATCACTCTGACAAACTATTCTAGCTATAAGAATGGCAGATATAACGGTCTTCTTCATATAGGCGACAGAGTTCATGTCGCATTCGTCAAAGACTCGTTCTCTATTGACCAGCTTACTGGCAAGATAGCTCAAGTGCCAGTCATAGCATTCAATGAAGGAAGCTTCACATTCACAGTCTATGATGTCATTCATGATCTGAGCTACATATACTGGGACCCATATGCTGAAGACTCATTGGAACGCTACAGTCTAAATGCAGACAAACTGATCAGATATGCAGCTCAAGAAGGCTATAACGATTCTGGCATAGGCATTGCACTGAAAGACTTTCTGTCTGCTGACGATGGTGTATGCCACCTGCCGAAAGACGCTGTAAAGATAGCTAAGTTCCCAGACACTTCTGAGATAATGCAGAACATAGTCAACGCTGCAATGCAGAATGCTGACAAGACAAGCATAGACCAGTCTGCAGAAGAACTGTATGTGATGCTGTTCGGTGGTCATTCTTCGTCATCACAAGCGTCAAGCGCAGATCAGAAAGACGATTCTAAGTACAATTGGCTGCTCGAGTCTAACATAAGTGGCAAGAGGCTTGCAGCAATCACAGCAAAACTGTTCATGTGGTCTAAGGTAGACACTAATTCTACAGAATGGGACAAGAACATACAGTTCAAAGACAATGGCAAATGGAGAAGCTGGCATCTTCATGACAATGACTACCATTCTGGACTGTACGGTCTGTCTAGAACTCAGATGATAGATTTCGCAAAGTACAATGGCGAAGCTATGCTAGCAGACAAGAAGACTCAAGACAAGGCTATTGCAGGTGTCTATGACAATCTAAGCAAGAAAAGCGCATACCATGCTATCTGGCAATACTTCAACGGCTGGGTGCTAGACTACGATGACAAGGGCAACATCAAGTATGGAAAGCATTCTAAGTTCAAAGTCGGCACTCATGAGATGAAGACTGTTGACGAATGGAAGAACTTCGTCAATAGAGCTGCAGACGAAGTCTCTGACAACGTCAAAGACAGCGGCAAAGACAAGAAGCAGCAGAAAGCTAAGAAGACAAAGTCTGACAAGAACAAAGACAACAAATACGTCAATGGCTTCGGGTCATGGTGCGATTCTAAAGTTGGACAGCATATAGATGCTGATGGTGCTTATGGTGCTCAATGCTGGGATCTATGGATAGCGTACTATAGAGACTTTCTGGAACTTGATTTCAGTCAATGGGTAAGGCAACCTGAAACTGGCAATGAAGGGTATGCTAGATCATTTCCTGGCAACAACTATCTTGCTAGCAAGTTCGAGAAGATCACAGACTTTTCTAAGCTTCAAGCTGGCGATGTCATATTCTGGGGTCCAGGAATGGGGCATGTCGCTATCATATACGCTAAGACTGGAGACAACCAATATACGGTATGTGAGCAGAATGCACCAGTTAATTCGCCTGTCAAGCTTACATCTGGTGTTGGCAACCCTAGATGGGGACAGTACTTTGTAGCAGCTATCAGACCCAAAGTCATGGGTGGAGTTCCTGGTGCTACAAGCAGTTTACCTAGCTCTTCATCTAGTTCGTCAACTAGTTCAGAAGCAGATGATCTTGGTTTGAAGCTGTTCAAGTTCGTCAACTACATGACGCCATCAAATACTCCAGCTATCATAGAGTCGTATCTGCTCAAAGGTAGCGATACTGGTCTGAACATGGCTAATGACAAGCCAGCTATAGACTATGTAGACTCATGCTGCAAAGCGTCTATGCGAGCATACATGAGCTTGCCAGACGGGTCGTTTGCAGCATTCGTTCCAGACTGGTTTGGCAAGATGTTCCCAGACAGCAAATACCATAATGTCATAGACATACCAAGACATGAAGTGATGAAGTTCAAAGCAGACTTCGACAAATCTTCATATGTCTCACACTTGTTCTTGACTACGAATGAGGCTCTGCCAGATCCATATGGTCTTGGAATCACATCTGGTCTGAACGATCTTATGAAGCTTCTTACATCTTCTGGAACAGTTACTATGCAATATCAGGGGGCAAATCTTCTGAAGCTGATGGACATATCGTCTACAGGCTTAGACCAGAATGATCCTGATGCTCTCAACAAGCTGATGCAGAGATGGGGAGTATCGGTCAAGCGAGAGTCTGACGAATACATTCAGAACGCTCAGCTAACAGCGATATCTGCGCTGTACAGGTTCTTGCAGTATTGGGCTAACTGCTTTACATCGACTATGCAGCTGACATTCAGACCTGAAATCATGCCAGGTCTGAGACTGCATTTTGCTGATGCAGGCGTGACTCTGTATGTCAAGTCTGTGCAACATAGCTGGAACGCTACTTCTGGTGGAACTACTAACGTGACTGTAGTATCGCCAGTCACAGATCAAGACAAAGCTGGAATTTCTGGTTCGTGACAAAAAGTAAGGAGAACAATAAATGAATTGGGCTAAGACAGCTAACATAAAAGGCGCTCCGGGCAATGCTGGCCAAAGAGGTTCTAAGCTGACAGTACAGACTGCCCACCCTCAAGACTCTTTAGTAGATGACTGGAACATAGACCCTGATACTGGCGACTTGTACAGCTACGAAAAGTCAAAGACACAGTTCGCTACTTTTGACAATAGTACGGGTACTCTAAGATTCTGGAACAGAGAGACAGTCCCTTCTGTAGGAGACAAAGACCCTGAAGGTCACAATGTAGACAGTGTCTTCACTGAACTGAACTATCAAAACAACGATCAGTCTGTCTTCAATTCTATAGCTGAAAATCTCAAGACAGCAATCGCAGTAGACAGAGTCTCTTTCACAGACACTTCTGGCATGTTCAGTGGCTGTTCGTCTCTAACAGCTTTAGACTTGTCTAATTTTGACACTAGCAAAGTGACAGGCATGCAAGGCATGTTCTATGACTGTTCAGATCTTACAAATCTAGACGTATCTAGTTTTGATACTAGCAATGTGACAAATATGACAGGCATGTTCAATGGCTGTTCGTCTCTAACAACTTTAGACTTGTCTAACTTCGATACTAGTAATGTGACAGACATGAGTTTCATGTTCTATATCTGTCCAGATCTTACAACTTTAGACGTATCTAGCTTCAATACTAGCAAAGTGACAACCATGAGTTACATGTTCAATAGCTGTTCTAATCTTACGCTAGACTGTTCTCATTGGAACGTAGACAAAGTTACATCTTACGATGGTTTCAATCGTAATGCTCCAAATGTCATACCACCAGTCTGGAAGAACTAGAAAGTTCACAGAAAGACTCAGAGAAATCTAGTCTCATGTGATATAATATAATTAATAAGACATTTTATCTGTATGAGAATGAGAGTCTGGCAATGGCAACAGTGTACAATTCGAAAGAAGATTCTGTCTTCCCTAGAGACATAGACCAGCATCTGCAAGTCCCCGCATCTCCTACAGTTGCTCGTCTTTCAGAAGCAGAAGCTCCAGACGACTATGGTCAGCCGTATGCGACTAACACTCATTCTCATACAGATTTGCATCATGCTGAGAACAACGCTATAAAGAAGCTAGAGATGTCTGTCATATGCGATGACAGCATCAATGTCATACATGACCATTCAGATGCATGGAACGCAGACTACAATGACGAGCATTTCAGACTTCATCCATCTAACAAGCATGGCAGACATCTTCTAGTGCAGAACAGCCATACATTCACAGACCACAGCTATGCTACTACAGCTCAGTCTTCTAAGCCAGATTCTGATCTAGCAGGCATCCATCATTCTCTTGGAGACAATGATGGTCTTGGAGACTATCAAGCTGTGTCTGGCAAGCTATGGAAGAAGAAGAACCTTCCAGACGTTCCAGATTCGATGTTCGACAATCTGAACAGGCTTCCAGACAGATGGGACACGACAGTCGCTCCATATCCTGGCAACAATCTGGCAGACATTCTAGTGGCTTTGCTTGGAGTCTTGCATACTCACAACACTGAGCTTGACAAGTATGGAGACGCTATTGCTAAGATCAACAAGACTCTAGCAAGCTTGATCGAACATATCTGGGGCGATGTTAAGATAAATTCTGACGGTTCTATCAATTGGGGCAAGGGCGCAAGGATGCTCATTCCTCAGGGCGACTTGAACATCTTCTCTGGCGGTACTGCCGGTGACAATGTCTATTCCAATGCTATTCGTACTCGCAATACTGTCACTGACAACGATATCAGCACTAAGTAATCTATCATGGCGCTTCCAACAGATCCGAATCTCAAAGTCATAGACGAATTTCGTACTGGTGAGACGAAGAACACAGGAACAGGTCCCAGTGCTGTACCGACATCTTTCGGGCTTCCTGCTATCAGACCATACATTGTAGCATATTGCAATACAGACTATAATGTGCTTTTGCGTGTATATTCAGATCTTTCTATCTATGCTAGAGTGTCTGGCAGAATATTTCAGGACCATATCGTAATGGCCAACTATCCTGTAGCATTCTACATAAGCAAGCATGATTGGCGATGGGGCATAAATGGGAATGGCTTGTATACTATTCCTCCTGCTCAAAGAATAGCATCTGCAGTCATTCAAGTCACATTCCATCCTGGAAGCTTCAGCAATCCAAACTTTCTATGGAACATCAGTTCTGACTGGCAGTACATATGCAATCTGCAAGAACTTCAGTGGTCTTTGAACGATCAGCGAGACGCATATCTGTATGTCGGTGGCTGTGGCGAATATGGAGCAGACGACTACCTTTGGCCTAATCCGTTCAGGATTGTCATAAAAGGGATACGAGTACTTCTAGACTACTATCCATGGGCTGTAAGCGACAGCAACAAGGTCTTTCTGTCTTGCAACAGGAATGGCGGCTTCAACAAGCGATACGAGCACGACAATTCTGCATGGATAGACAGGAAGAATTCTGAGAACGACCCTTCTAAGAACACTGTCTTCTACAGGCAGGGCTCGTCTTGGCTTCCAGCAAAGAAGATAGGCAAGAACACATGACACAGATCACCGCTGACTGGAAAGATGTCCAGCAAAAGGCCTATCGCCTTCTGATCGACAACAGCATAGAATGCGATGCAATATCGACGTTCTCGATCTTGTGTACTTCTCATGGTGACAATGGCACTTACCAGACATATGTCAACAACAAGAGTCGAGTGACTAAAGACAATGCACCGTCTAAAGCTAACTGGTACTGCACATGTCCTTGGGGCAAGTGGTCTAACACTGGCAAGAGACCACATGACGGTCCAGACTCTACTGGAACTGTGAAAGTCCAGAATCGTTTCTGCTCTCATGCTTATGCTGCGTATCTGATGCTGTACCAGTACAGAAAGCTGCATAAAGAAGAGATGAAGAAGCAGAAAGAGCAAGACCAGAATCTTGACATTCAGCAAGACGATCTTGAAGAACAGCAGACAGACAGTCAGCAAGACCAGACTGAAGAAGAGAATGACTTGAATCCTGAAACAGAGCAGTATGTTGATCCAGAACAGCTTGAGAACGATCTGAATGCCCTTGCAGATGGCACAGAATCGGAACAAGATGAAACTGATGAATAGAATGTTCAACAATAACTCTCTGCATATCACAGAAATCATTCTTTGATATCTCTGTGTTTACGAGATATCATATATGGATAATTAATAATATAGGAATTTTCGTAAACACAGAGAACAACCTCGTAACTTCTAAGAAAGACTTCAAGAATGGGATCCGCATTCGTAAGCGACACATATGTTGACGAGTACTATCAGGCTGCTGCTAAACAGAAGAAGAAGACAGATCTGAAGACTAGAAGTCAGATCTGGCTGTCACAGCCAAGAGAAGCAGATTCTAAAGTCGTAGAAGTCCTGACATACAATTTTGCTTCTAGAGCGCCAATCAGTTCAGTATCGTTCGACATCTATTCAGTAGGAGCTCACTATGAGTTCTGGTATTGGGACTCTGATGGTACAAGGCTTCCACTGATCAGAAACGACTACAATCAGATCGTGTTTGAAGTCGAATCGAAAGAGAAATGGGACGAATGGACGCACTGGTCTTTCGATGTCTTGCCATGTGTAGCTACTAAGCTCGAAGTCAGAATGAGCAGGATACATGATGATCTTGCTCCTCAGTCTGTCTATTCGCTTGGTCTGAGAAAGCTAGCTATACGACGTCAAGTCAATGCTAGAGCAGATGCAGCTCTGCCAATGAGACCGTCTAAAGACATTCTTGGAAACACGATATCTAAGACCGTCAAAGACTGGCAGCCAGCTATGATGGTCGATGGCAAAGACTGGACATTCTGGAAGTCAGAGCCACAGATCGCTCAAGATGCTGTAGTATGCTTGTACATGGACATTCGAGACAAATATGGTCAGCCACAGTATTTCGATTCGATAGACATCGATCCAGTGTATGCTGGCTCTCAGATGAACATCTACTATTCGAATGACGATACTGAAGGCGACAGAGATGTGCCGATGTGTGCATACGATTCTGTCATGACAGACGTGTCATGGTCTTCAAGGACAGAAGATGACCAGAATCTGATCGGTCACTATGACATGCTGACGACTGCATCTAAGATGGCGTTTGACTTGAAGCAGACAGACATAGACTTGTCTGGAAGCTGGATGGTTGGCATGTCTTGGAGACCAGTACTGCCACTGAAGAGCAACGATCAAGTCTTGTTCTCACTTGGTAAGAACTTCTATGTGAAGCAAGTCGGCAAGTCATTCCAGTTCTGGTATCAGGATACCACTGGAATGAAGCATCTTGACTTACCGTTCCCAGATCTTGGTTCAGCTCTGAACAGTCAGTTCCCATCTGGCATAGCATATCTGAGAGGCAAGCGCAGAGGTGAGAACAGAGATACTGAGATTAGACTTGACTTTGGCATGGACAGGTCTGCAGAAGAAGTCCTCAGAATCAGGACTAGATTCATAGTCAAGAACTATGACACTGAAGAGGTCATTGCAGACAAGTCTGTTCAGAAAGCATTGAGGACATCTGTACAGCTTTCGACTATCGTAGACGAGATTCCGAAGGGATTTGTCGTAAATCAGAATTCGAAAGCAGAAGACAAAGACAAGACTGTAGCTCTGATCAATTCTGGCACAGAAGTCAGAATACCTCCACAAAAGTCTTGGGACATTCCATTGAAAGACATGTCAGATCTGCTAGACTTGTCTTCAGCTGAGGATGACTACGATGTCACAGTGACTCTGAACTACAGGACAGATGAAGACTATGATGATGGTGGAAGACTTGCTGTGTATGAAAGCAATCCACCGAAGAACCAGACGTGGTGGGACAATGGAGAGAACAGGTCTGCATCTCATCTGTCAATAGACAGCACTACACCATATACTAACTACTTTGACAATCCGAAGTTCGTGACATCTGGTTCATGGAAGCCAGAAGACGTGTCTGGCAATGGAACTTATGCTATGACTGGCAACAGTCTTGCACTGACTGGCAAGATTCGAGTCAGAAATGTTCACAAGCTTGGCACTGAGATGCCAGGAACTGTCAGATACGTCTTTTCTGCTGTGCCGACATTCTCTGGCACAGTCAACTGGTACAAAGGCTACGGTCTGTATGTCTATGACGGCAACAAAGAAGAATACTTAGCATTCTCTTCTGGGGCTATCACGTCTGGCAAGCGAGTCGTGCTTGAATTCAATGCTCCAGCAGAAGCTAGACTTCTAGCTTTTGGCTTTGTCGGTGGCGGAGACGGTCAGACTGTGACATGGTCTAAGCCGATGGTCTGCACTGCAAGAGACTGGGAGTCTATGCAAGCTAAAAGCATAGACTACTTTGACGGTTCTACTTATGCTTCAAGTCTTGCATTGCTGCCACGATACAACAAAGAGCTGAATCTGAACAGACAGCTTGATCTCGAGAAGCCAGTGCTTGGCGACATATCTATGCCAAGCACTATAGACGGAGTCAAGTTCAGCAAGAGACCGTTTGCTGGCAATGTGTCACTATTGAAGCCGTTCTTGAACAGATACGATGAGCATGCAATATCTGACTGGATATGGTGCAAGGGCGGTACGTGTCTTGCATTCGAATTCTATGCCAAGTCTGTCAATGGCTTTCCTGACATTCAGCCAGTCATCATAGACGGTGCTAGTGTGATTGTCTGGCCAGACAGATACCAGAAGGCTGAGACTTCTGATGGCTGGTGGAAAGTCTTGGCTAGAGTCACAGTGCCATTCGATCATGACGCTGAATACATGAGCATAGGCCTGTATGAGAGAAGTACTGTGTCTCATACGTTCTATGGTGATCTTCATGTCTATGACAATTCTGACTCTTTCGAAGACAAATCGAAATACAATACTGTCAGAATATCTAAGCACATTTCTAAGAAGATGACTTCTGCATCTCTTGACGACATCGTAGTCAGAGTGTCGAATTCTTCAAAAGCTTTCATGTATGTCAGTTCGTGTTCTGTAAAAGCAGATGCGTCTAAAGTCGCATCTATAGCAGACACAACTTCATACGTCGGTTCTGTGCAGGGAAGACTAGAATCGTTTGTCATGAAGCAAGAGGCTTTGCCAAAAGACATGACGAATGCAGATGGAGCTTACAAAGACAAGTTCCTAGCAAACCCTGACAGATATGTGTCACCAGATGCATATGACATGTCGTCTACTCTTGCTAACAGCCTTGTCTATGGTCGATTCAAAGATGAAGACGTTCTCAGAGGCGGAATAGCAGACAGTTGGTATGACGCTAAAGAATGGTCTCCTCTGATGATGGGGCGGAAACTAGCGAAGACTAAGTACGTAGCGTCAATACCAGTAGAGGCTAAGTATGTCAAGCTAGAGTTCACTCAGCTTACAGCTGTGCAGTATCCGATTGAAGCTGCAGACATCAAGTCTTCGTACAGAGTCTTTCCGACTGACTTGACAGCAGAAATGCTGAAGAGAGTGCAAGCTGATGCATCTGTCAAGAACAACAAGCAGACAGATGTAAACGGATACAATTCGAACTTGACTACTACGCAGCGAAACTACTACAAGTCTATCGATCTTTCAAATCCATCTGGAGCATTCCAAGCTAAGCAAGACTTGTATTCTAACGATCTCGATGCAGAAGTAGACAACACTGCTAATCCAATCGGATATCTGCCAAACATAGGTGCAGACATAGTAGGAGCTCAAGCTTCAGAATACACCTCTACTGCCTTGTATAATGGTCAACAGATGAATTCGATATCTTCGAATGAGACGAGTACGAAGCTGAGCTTGCTTGCTAGAATGAATGCTCAGTATCAGATCTATACTGCACAAGCCTCTGAGTCTTTGTTAGCACTGTCTGACCAGTATGGTCTTGAAGACTGGAAGATTCTGCTTGATGACAATGGCTATGTGCAAGACAATTCAGACAAGTCAGCTTCTTCAGGCAGAATACCTGGATACTGGCTGTTCCCAGGTCAGCAGCTAAGCTATTCTGCTGCAAACATGAAGCAGATAACTTCGACATCTAAAGTCGATGTAGTACAGAAGACTTCTACTTCTCAAGCTATAACGACAGTGGCAGACACTAGAACTACTAAGCCAGTTCTGAATGTCATCGGTCAGAAGTACTTCTCGTATCCGATGGTCCATTACTATGAGACTAGAACTGCGACAAGGACTCAGTCTATAGCATACTTCGTAGCTATACGAGAACTGTCAGTGAATCTGATCGACTATCTGCAGCAGAGAGACAACGTCACATGGACGTTCTATTCGCTTGGTGATTCTCCATGGCATCTCAATGGCGGATACATGACGACTCAGAATGTGTTTGTACCAGACTTCAGTACTGGTGCAGATGTGGCAGTAGCTGAGACAGATGTCATGCATTCTCAGTCATACTACAGAACTGTCAAGCTCTTGTCTGTCAACAGAGACTCTCTAGCTAGCAGGACATATCTAGACTTTCAGGGAGAGCCATGGCATGATTCTGGATACTGGGACAAGTATCCGTGGCTTAACTGCAAGTGGGATGACTCTACTCCAGACGATCCAAACATCTATGAAGACAATGGTGGTTCATGGAACTCTAACAGATTCGCTTGGGGTGATACGTGGACTGGCACTATCGTACCTGGCAAAGAATGGGAAGTCTGGTACGATGGCGAGCTTGTACGACATCTTGTAGTGAACAAAGAAGACAGAGTCTTCGATGCAAATGGTGCTCAAGTGCCATTCAGATACAAGCTTGGTGAACTGATGGTGCCATCGAATTCGCTAGTCTCTCTTGGCATATCGCTGTTCAACTTGAAGAAGACGAATCCGTCAAATCCATCTAAGCATACAGAATGCAGGATACAGCTAGTCTCTGGCAAGTATTCGAACAGCTATCTGATAGATGAAGAGCTTGGTTTTGACGGTTCTTTGCTGTCAGCTTGGCAAGACTTCATCACATCTAGACAGCATCTGCTTGACACTACATATACTTGTCAAGTCTGGCTCTATTTCAATGACTTCGAACAGCTTGACATCTACTACAAGTCCGCATTCATCGAGACAGGAACAATGCGAGTCTTGATGAAGAACAGAGAAGACTTGGACTGGGAAGACGTGACATCCGCAGTAGGCAGGACAGACTCTCAGTACACGTTCAAGACTGCTGGCAGAGACATGCAGATCAAGATAGAGATGTATGACCCTCAAGACTGGTTCGGTCAGCTGATCGTCATACCGATCTACATACCACAAGAAGATGCGATAGACTGGGCTTCAAGCGCTGTTCATGAAGTCCGAATCATATACAGTAATGGTTCAGACATTCAGCTGTCTGGCTATGCTGGTAATGTGTTCGATGTCGGTGTCAAAGTCTACTGGCAGTCTGGCTTGATGAACACATACTTCGACAGCTTGACATTTGCATCGTCTGATCCGAATGTCATCAACTTCTACAGAAAAGCATCTGATCCAGCTAAGACAGAGATGCGATTCTTGAAGCATGGAACTGCGACTGTCTATGCTTGGTACAATGGCAAGCAATCTAAGAAGTATACGATAGCAGTCGGATACTAGAAATCATAGAAAGAAAGGAAACACATCATGGCATGGACTAAGACTGCCAATATCAAAGGTGAGCAGGGGGGGGCAGGTACTAGAAGTACTGAAATCATTTTAGAGAATTCCGCCTTTAAGCCTCCTTTCCCTGAAGTCATTTTAGACGGTGACATTAGCATTACTCGTGATGGATTCATATCGATGTATCGGCATATCAATCTAAACTTTGAGACTGGCGATACTACAGACTGGGAGATAAATAATCCCAATAAGATAAGAGTAGTAGACGCTTCTGATGCAAGTTGGGTAGCTCCATATGAAGGCAAGTATATGCTAAGGATTTCCGGTGGCGGCATAGTAAAGCTAAAAGAAAACGTGTTTGCAAGCTTGTGGCCATTTGACACAATGGCATTTGCTTGCAATTCATTTCAAGAAGGAAGAGATCTTGTCGTATCTTTATACAAACAAGATGGTAGTGAGATCAAAGTCGAGACTTTTCCTGGTAAAGACAATCAATGGCATCTACAGATAGTATTTTTTGATAAATACAAAGACATGACAGACATCAAGACTATTGGTTTCTATGCTACGTCGGCAGATATCAGAATTGACGACATTAGATTCAATGTTCCTGTCTGACATTCTTGCAGGTGCATAAATAGGCTTTAAGTTACGACGTTTATCTCTGTAATCATCAAATTGCATAAATATATAATTATCCATATATGATATGAAAATGTCACAGAGATAAACGTCGTAACTCTGAGAATATACTGAGAGCTATTATATGAAAGAAAATGCAACAAGCTTTTCATCAGTCTCACTTCATGCAAACAATTAAGCAGTGGCATTCGTCTTGATGTAATAGACTCGACAATCTTCCTATAGCCTGCAAGACATAGTCTGCAGGCTTTTCTAGTCTTCGGTTCAGCAATAGTATACAGAACTGTCGAAAAGTAAAGCAAAATGACAGATACTGCTGCAGAACTAGACAGTTTTTGATAGAATAGATAATAGATAATAGATATAGATTGTTTTCAGAACAGTCACTTACTGAATCGCTTTGCCATCGTACGAAAGGACTGCATAATGGCAGACATCAACACTTACGTTGCTAAGAACTACGAACTATGGGGCGCTGGCTTTGGCGTCCTGACATACAAAGGACAAGTCTTAGACCTCATCTCTGACTTCAATGACAGTGGACAGCCTGCTTTGGGCGAGCCGCTTGATGTCATGACTATCAACGATCAGAGACCTCGCACTATCATTCCACCAATGGCTATCTCTTCTGGCACATTCACATTCACTACGTATGGCTTGAGAGATCTTGGTGTATGGGCTACGATCTTCAATCAGAAGTTCAAGAATGCAGGCGATCTAGTAGACGTCTTCAATCAGCAGCTTGAAGATGGCGCTATGCAGATTAGCTGGATAACTGTAGACTTGTCTGGCGTGCCTTCTAAAGTCTACACTTACGATGGTGTCGTGATCGTCAATGGACAGAAGAATCCGCACATCGACAATCGTGGCGCTAAGCAAGCTTCTTACACATTCACTTGCAAGTATGTTCGTACGCAGGAACAAGTCAAGAATCAGAACAAAGTCGGTCGCTGACATTCAGAGCTAAGATACAAGGAGACTTAAAGAAATGGCAAAGCCATCATACATTCCACCGCAGGTCATCGTCAATGGTGAAGTCGACTATCAAGGGACGACTGAATATGTTCAGCCATCAGTCGTGGCACTAGTGACAAAAGTCGACAGCTATCTGTCTAGAGAGACTTCTAGAGTGCTTGGCAATGGTGCAACTGCAGTCATCAATGTCAAGAACCTAGTCGAATCTTCTGTGAAGCTGAAAGACTACTCTGGCAAAGAGCTTGTCAAAGACACTGACTATACTCTTGCTGTAGACAAAGCAAATGCGACTTTCTCTGTCAAAGTCATCAACAAAAACATCAAGACTCAGGCGCTGCTAATCAGCTACGAATACATTCCAGACGACTTCTTCGAGCCACTGAAGTGGTTTACGCTAGCATCTATCACTTCGTACTATGGCGCTGCTTACAATGATGACAACACTATCAAGACGCCAATGACAGCCGCTGCAGACTTTGCATTCAAGAATGGTGCTTCTACTATCTGCATCATTCCAGTCTACGAACCTGCAGACAAGTCTCTTCCATCTCAGACCATCGATGAGGCTCTTGACAAGCTGAAGCTTCATGAAGACATAGCTATCGTAGTCCCGATCGGCTTTACAGCTGCAGAACTGACACAGGTCAGAGACCATATCAGATGGTGTGAAGAGCATCAGCTTGAACGCAGAGGCATCTTTGGTCTTGATGGGACTAAGACTACTTACACAGTTGCAGACTTGACTCAAATTGCTTCTACTCTCGATTCTGAGTTCATCATGTTCATTCCGAACACTATTGCACCTGTCTACGTAACAGATTCTAGAAACTCAGTAAATCTGCCTGGTTGGCTGTATGCTGCAGCTGTTGCAGGTGTAGCTATGGCTACTCCTATCGATCTGTCTCTGACAAGACATGTCGTGACAGGCTTCTATGGCACTCAGTCTTATCTGTATGAAGAGAAGAACACTCTTGCTCAAGCAGGATGCTGCGTCATTGAAATGATCAATGGTCAGCTCAAGATTCGTCATTCTGTAGTGACGAAGCAGTCTCAGCTTCTTGACTGGACATTCGGTGGCATCTACAACTACTTGATGGGCGCTATCAGAGCTGAGCTTGATCCGTACATTGGAAAGCCGTCTACAGACGTCTTGGTCTCTGAGATCGATGCAGATGTCAATCTGTTCTTGACTAAGCAGAAGGAGATCAACTATCTGTACGACTTTGACAGTCTTGAAGTGTCAAGACGTCAGAGCAATCCAGAAATCATCGATGTCACATTCAGATGTTCCATCATTCGTCCAACGCTGTGGATCTACGTGACATTCTATGTAGATCTGACATACTGAAAGACATTAGATGAGAGAGCTTGACAGACTTCATGGCCTGAAGACAGAGACAAAAAGGGCTTTTGTCAGAGCGTTCAGGGCTGGACTTTCAGACTCTTTCTGGAAGAGTCTAGACCAGTCTATGAAAGATGCAAAGATAGAGAATCATGTTCTTGAAGACTTTCCAGTGGTCAAGACTGAATTTCCTATCGTCAGAATAGCTGTGTCTTTTGGCAATACGAACTGGCAGAACATATCTAGGTACTTCATTATCGGTCAAGTCTCTCCGTATCAGACAGCAGAAATTCAAGTCAGGGTGAATGTAGACTTGTTTACGTTGTCTTCAATACAGAGAGACAGACTGCAAGACGGATATCTGTACATGCTTCTGTTCGCATACACTCAGCCAAAGCATTTTGCTTTTGCACATGAACTGACAAAAGCTAAGAACATTCAAGTTCAGCCAATACTGAACAGCATTCAGCTTGGTCCAGACTCTGTATCGAACAGCGTACCATGGTGCGAAGGTCAGAAGGTCTTTTCGTCATCTCTCTCATTTGATGCTAATGTGATCTATGCGCTTGACAGGAATGACATTCTAGATGTCGTAAGACAGATAGATGTAGACATGTCAGTACCTGGAGATGAGGGGGCCTACGCTAGATGAGAAGCAGAAAAGAACGACGACTGTCAAAGAAGCAAGAGATGACATATCATTTCTCTGTGTTTCTGATGTATATGATAGTTGTGATTATACGAATCAATCAGCTTTTCGAACCAATCTTGTTTGGAGAGAAGCTTGTGACTGCAACTATCATACTTCTAGACATAGCTTGTCTAGTCTTAGCTTTTCATGGAAATAAGATACTTGAACAAACTGTACTCAAAACGACGATACTGACAGCCTCTGTAGAATTCTTACTGTTCGTGATACTTCATTTTGAGTCAGTCACTTCTACTGAAATGGCAATGAGACTAATACTGCTCTGCATGTTCTTGTATCGTCTCTATTCTTTGAATTGGATCGGAAGAAAGACGACATGAATTCTGAAATGCTGAACATCATTCTGTCATCACCTGTATTAGTAGCTATCGTAGGTGTCATATCTGCAGTCTTGTCTTCTAGAGCTAAGAACTTCTTGTCTGAGAAAGAAGACAAAGACATTGACATGCATGATGCAAACGCTGAAAAGATAGATGACATTCATTCTATAAGCAAGAATCTAGATCGTCATATCAACAATTCTGAAGAGCCATTCAGAAAGCAGATGAATGACAAGCTAGACCTGATAGCGTCTGGCATGAACTCTAATCAACTTGCGATATCGTCTATTCTTGAGAGCTCTAAAAGCACGAACACTGCTGTCAAGTCTATCAGCAACAGAATAGATCTGCTTGAAGAGAAAGTTGAACATCTCGAAGAGGAGAAAGCTGCATGACTAGACAAGAATATTTGAGAGCATATCAGTACGTAGATGACATGCGTCTGATAGGAGTCTTCAGAGACAATACTCAGACTACATTCATCGGCATGAACTTCGATGACAATGCTGTAGCATATCTTGTCACTGGCACTCTTCTGACTAAGCTTGAACCAAAATCTGTCAACCATTCGGATTATGATGTTCTTGTCACTGAAGGATTCAAAGCTGCATATCCGTACTCTCTGTATGTAGTCAATCCAGACGATGAAGCTGGACAGGCTTCAAATGCAATAGTTTTTGACAGATTCGATGGCGTCCCTGTTCTCGATGTCAGAGTAAATGGTGTGTCTGTAGTCAAGAATCAGATAGCAGACATCGATCTGACTAAGAAGCTTGACCGTCACATGGTGCCAAACAAGCTGTATGGTACAGATGGTGATGGTCGAGACAAGATGCACGATGTCGAAGAGATGAAGGGCATTCAGAGCATCTGGGTCAATGGCATTCAGCAGACTGTCACGAATCACAATGTCTATCTGACTGACATCGCAAACACATCTAAGACACTTCAGAAGACTACAAACAAGAGCATAGTCTACGGTACAGATGCAAATGGCAATCAGACGTATTACAATGTCAGTCAGTTTGCTAACAATACAGATCTGACGAGCTTGACATCTAGAGTCACAAATCTCGAACAGAACAAGCAGGACAAAGACAAGACTGCTAAAGATGGCATGATAGCTATCATGAAGAACTTCCAGTCTGTCGGTTCTAATGTCAAGCTTACAGACATTACTACTGCTATCTCTAGCAACACAACTAGAATATCGAATCTAGAATCGAGAACCACTCAGAACGAGAATGTCATTCAGTCTGTAAAAGACAAAGACTGGAAGGCTATTTCTGGCGATCACTACATTCTCAACCATCCGATATCTCATACTTCTAGCAACATAACGCTGACAAACAAGACTTTGTCTCAGGAAAATGTATACAGAGCTCTTGCTAATGCTGTAACAGTAGCCACAGATCCTGTAAGTTCTGCGACAGGTGCAGTTGCAATAGGTTCTGGAATCAAAGCAGGAGCGAATGCAGTGTCTGTTGGAATGTCTGCTTCCACTGTTGCAAATGGTGTAGCTATAGGTCCTGCAGCTTCTTCAGGCGATTCTGGCATAGCTATTGGTAGAGGTTCTGTAGCAAATGAAAACGGTACAGCAATAGGCAGAGGAGCATCTGTAAAGAATGAAAATTCTGTTGCTATTGGCTATGCTTCTGTGACAAATGCTGACGATACAGTATCTGTCGGATACTATAACAATGATAGCAGTCATTTCTATAGACGAATAACGAATGTCGATACTCCTTCTGGAGCGCATGACGCTTCTACTAAGAAGTACGTAGATGACAATGTCTATAAAGACGTCAATCATCCTGTTGCTCTTATAAATCAGAATCTGGATGACTATCAAGCTGGAAATACTGGCTACTATTATGCACCAGGTGGCAATAGCGTAGCTAACAAGCCATCTGGTGTAGGTCATTTTGCTCTTGAAGTGATACGGTCTGCAGATGGAGTATATACGCAGTTCTTATGGGATCCGACTGCTCAAGAGACATGGATGCGATTCTGGAACGGTTCTGCTTGGACAGCTTGGGTAAGAGCTGGCGGCAAGTGGACGAATGACAACATCTCATCTATCAACAGCAATCTGACAAACAGAATCAACAGTTTGCAGTCTTCTGTCAATAATAGCGTATCAAGTCTTCAAGCTGCCTCTACTAAACATGACAATACACTGAAAGCTATTATAGCTAAAGTCTGGGGTGGAGCTACTATCAATTCTGATGGCACAGTCAATTGGGGCAAAGGCAACAATTCTTGGCAGAAGATTCCTATTGCAGACCTCAACATCTTCTCTGCTTCTTCAGTCGACGACAATACAGTCGCCAACTCTATTCGTTCTCGTTCTTTGCATGACGATGACATCAAGGCTCAGTGATAGACATGCCATCTCAAGGAGCTAAACTAGCAGGAACAGTCACCGGTGTATCTCAGACTGGAGAGGTCGGCGATCCTAATTCATGGGCAAACGCAAGTGTGTCTTTTGGCAAGAAGTCTGCTATTGGCCTTCCTGGCTCTGCCGGCAATTTAGCTACATATTGTTATTGCAGATTCAGATGGACAGTCAGAGTATACGATGACATGTCTGTCACGCTTCAGATCACAGACTTTACTGCAGAGCAGAACTGGATAGCAGGTGCCATGTATCCAGTCGCATTCTATGCTGGTACTAGAAAATGGTACTGGCAATGGGAGAATGGAGCGATGCATGCAAAGTACAACGCTGCTTATCCAGGCGACTACATCAGATACACGAACTTGCAAGAATCGACGATTGGTGTGCCTGATCCTCACGGCAGATTCTATTGGACATTCGATACTGGTGAGAAAGACATCTGCAAGCTTACAGACATAGGCTGGTCGTTAGAACATCAGAATGCAGGAAATCTGTATGTCAGTGGCATTGGTCTGTATAGTGGTGTAACTCAAGCTTCGTATCCAGAACCAGTCAGAATAGAAGTTCCAAATCTGAAAGTCTATCTCGACTACTTTCCGATGGCTGTAAGAAAGAGTAGCAACTGGAAGTCTTGCAACAGATCTGGAGGTTCATTGCAAAGACTGTCTTCTGGAAAGTGGACTAACATCAAGAACACAGAATCTAGTTCTGGCACTAACCATGCATTCAGAAGATCTGGAGGAGGATGGACAAAACTTTCGAAGACAGGCGCAGAAAGTTAGAGGCAATTGCTTTCAGAATTTTCACAGAAAGACTCTAGTTTTTCACAGTCTCTTGATATAATATAACTATATGGAACTGAAACTAGAAGAAGATCTGAATATAGTCTTGCCAGACAATATCAAAGTCTGGGAATACAAGTTCATACTTGATGATGATTGTGTAAGAAACAGCAACAACATTGGATATGGACGAACTTGGCGCCAGCAGATATGGTTCAACAAGCAACGAAACGAACAGAAAGCTAAGCTTGTAGAACTGGGCAAGAAAGCTGCTGAGACATACTCTGGCAAGACTATGACAAGATGTTTCTGTGTAGTCGACGTTACAAACAAGACTAATCACAGATTCGATCCACCAAACTTCGAACTGACTCAAAAAGATCTGATGGATGGCATAGTCCAGGGTGGCGTGCTTGAAGATGACAACAGCAAAGTCATTGTTGGTACGCTGTTCAGAGACGGTGGAGAGAAGATGCGAACAAACTATACGATGACAATCAGACTGTATGATCTGAGCAAGGAAGAACAATGACATACGGAACAGTGATAGCAGCAGTCATAATCTCTGTGATTCTGCCATTTGCAATCAATCTCATCAAGAACAAAGCTGTATCTTCTAATGTAGCTAGCTGGCTAGCAATAGCTATTTCAGCAGCTTGCGGTCTTGGTACAGCCTTTGCTTCTGGCATGCCATCTTCTCCAGAAGAAGTTCTTGCAGCAGTTTTCGCTGTAATTGGTGGCGTACAGGTAGCATATCGCTTGTTCAAGTCTGTCGGTGTTACTAACAAGTGGCTTGACAGTCTTGAAGGGATTGGCTCTAAGACAGATTCTGAAGCTGTCGAATCTAAATAGCCCAGTAATGTAGTCAGCAAAGCTTCTCATCTCTTTCAAATGAGGCATGGTATACAATGACATTTAAGACAGAGTTCTTTGAAAAAGAATATGACATACCAAATGGATATCTAGCTGTCAAGACTAGAGCGTGTTCTGCTCGAATCAATGTCAATCTAGACTGCTTTGAAAAGACTGAACTTGAGAAAGCTTGGCTGACATATGAAGACTGTATGAATGTCTTTGTAGAGCATACTTACACTAAGACAGATGATGACCCTGCTAAATATGACGATGGCATCGACCGTTCTAGAACTCGTGGCTATGTAGCAGCTGTGCATTATGATGCTGACGAGGGTGTCGTATATCTGCTGCTAGCAATAGACAAAGCGTATGAAGAGCTTTGCGACCTGATTCTTGACGGCTCTCTTGGCGCAGTGTCTATGGGATGCAACTGCACTCTGTATTGCTCTATCTGCGGTGGAGAGTTCGATGACTATCATCTCTGTGAATGTGGAGCATGTCCAAATTTGATTGGAACTCAGAAAGATGGTCATCTAGTCTATGACATTATGCGAGATGTGCATTTCTATGAGATTTCGATTGTCAGTGAGCCAGCGGATCAGACTGCACTATTCTATGAAGTTATAGACAATAGTTCTGATACAGAAAATACAGAAACCCAGAATCTAGATGATGCGGTCTTTGACGATTCTGTAGACAGTATTGTCGAAAGTTCTAAGAGAATGTCTGCATACGAATGGTCTGAAGAAGACTTTGACAAAGACATTCAGTATGCAATTGCAGATAAGTGGAGGCTCTTGTCTTCTACAAAAGAGATTGCTAGCTATATGGATGACTTCAATCTTAAAGAAGATGAACTTCCAGACATGATGCTTGTCAAATCTAACAAATATGCAGTTGTCAATATAGACATCAATGACAATGAAGCATCTGATGCTTTTCTGTATAGTAAGCATTCTAGCAAAGCCAGACAAGTAGACATATCTGCATGCTATGACCTGTATTCTGTCTTGAAGACAGTACAAGATGCTTTAGACAATGATAGTATATTCTGAAGGAGAATGATTATGACAACAAACAGAGATCTAGTATTTGCAGGCATGAGACTTGCAAGCAAAAAACAGCTTATGACTATCCAAAGATCTATGAATTCGAATTTTTCGTATCTGTAGATGAAGTAGAAGAAGATCTTTCTAAAATCACAGACATTAGCAAGATACCGAAAGACAGTTCTAAGTTTGTAGACACTGCATTTGAGTTTTTGTTTGATGAAGGCAATTCTATTGAATGTGCTTTGCAGTTCTATCTGTATCCTATAAAGTCCGATTCTGGTGAAGATGAATTGAAGTTCGTAGCTTCTGGCACAAAAGATGAATTGGAAGATGCATACTATTCATTGTTCAAGAACTTTACTAGAACGCCCTTTGACAATGCTCATTTGAAAGTTAAGGCTACAGATCCTGAATGGCAGAGGATGCATCTTACAGAAAAACTTTTCAATTCTAACATCTGATGTTTTTTGCTTTCATCTTCTTTAATTCTGTCATAATTTAACATAGAATGATCATTGAACCAACAATAGAAATGGAAAGGTGATTGACATGGCATATATGAATGGCATTGACATATCTAACTGGCAGAGAGGCATAGATCTTTCTGCTGTTCCTTGTGACTTTGTGATCTGCAAAGCCACAGAAGGAACATACTACGTATCTGGCGACTGTTCTCGTCAGGTAGAGCAAGCTCTGTCTTTGGGCAAAGCTGTAGGCATATATCACTATGCTAATGCAGGCGATGCTAAAGCAGAAGCTGATTTCTTTGTCAACAACTGCTCTAACTGGATCGGCAAAGTCATTTGGTGCCTTGACTGGGAAATGCAGAACAATGCTATCTTCGGTTCAGGTACAGCTTCTCAGAACTGGATCAGAACATTCTGCGACAGAGTCAAAGAACGCACTAAGACCGAACCGCTTGTCTATACTTCAGCTGGCTATCTAAATGAAGTTCAGAACATTGGAAACAGAGGTCTATGGATCGCTCAGTATGCTAACATGAATGCTACTGGCTATCAAGAATCTCCGTGGAATGAAGGTGCATATACATGCGCTATTCGTCAGTATTCTAGTTCTGGCAGACTGAATGGCTATGATGGCAATCTCGATCTGAACAAGTTCTATGGCGACAGAGCTGCTTGGGACAAGTATGTTGGAACTTCTACATCTGTGACACCAGCGCCAACTCCTTCTCCTGCACCAGCGCCAACTCCTGCTACTAGCACCTACACAGTCAAGTCTGGCGACACTCTGTCTGGCATCGCCTCTATGTTTGGCACTACTTATCAGGCTCTTGCACAGCTCAATGGTATCGCTAACCCGAACTTGATCTATCCTGGTCAAGTACTGAAAGTCAATGGCATTGCTGGTTCTGCTGCGCCAGCTCCAAGCTCTGGCATTACCTACACAGTCAAGTCTGGCGATACGCTTTCAGGCATTGCTGCCAAGTATGGCACTACATGGCAGACACTGCAAAAGCTGAATGGCATTGTCAATGCCAATGTCATCTATCCTGGACAGGTACTGAAGATCTCTGGAGCTGATTCTGCCCCAGCAGCTCCTTCGGTCCGCACCTACACAGTCAAGTCTGGCGACACTCTGTCTGGCATCGCCTCTATGTTTGGCACTACTTATCAGGCTCTTGCTGCTAAAAATGGCATTGCCAATCCGAACTTGATCTATCCTGGTCAGGTCATCAAGATCTGATCATAGACATGTTGAAAGAAAGTGATGATAGTTGTACACTCTGAAGCTGAAGAATGGTGATCTAGACTTCTCTGACATACGTGGCACTGTCATCACTGGTTCAGACAAGCTTGTGCAAGCATTAGGCTTGTGGGTGTCTGAATCTCTGCATGTCGACAGATTCCATCCACAGTATGGGGCTAGACTTCAAGACATGGTTGGCAGTCCTCAGACAGAAGAGTTCAAGTATCAAGTCGAATCTGAATTGCGAAGAGTAGTCAACGAATACATACTTCAGCAGGCTGAACAGTTTGATCGACATCCTGAAAACTTTTCTAAGTCTGAAGTCATAGTGCAAGTTCTGCTTGTGACTAGCTACTTCAAAAATGACGCTTTGTGGTGTTCAGTCTATGTCAGAACGATGGCTGGAACTACAGTGTCATTAGAACAGGAAGTCATCTGACATGACAGTAGTAAGAGTTGACCAGCAGCATACTAGGAACACGTTCTCTCAATGGGTTCAAGATGCAAACCAGATTCTTGGTGAACGAGTCTTAGTCTGTGAGATGTGGAACAGCAACAATGTTCCTGCAAACATTGAAAGATGCAAATGGTGCTATGACGATGTCTATGGTCAGTCTGACACTACAGGCGGAATATGCCCTTGCTGTTTTGGAACTACATACAAGCATGGCATCAGACTAGCATTGTTCACATCTGCTATCATTTCAGCTATCAAGTCCACGTCTCAGTATGACAAAGAGCGTGGCGAGTTCGATACTGCTGATGCTGTAGGCAATTTTGCTCCAGATGTCGATTTGCATACTAAAGACTTCGTATTGAGGATAGATGGCTGGGATGCCACAGACAGGGGTCTGAAGCCCAGAATCACAGAATCTTGGCAAGTCAAGGGCAACTTTAACGACGGCTTTCTCAAAGATGGGTACAGACATCTTGGAGAAAGCCAAAGAATAGGTGCTCAAGTGCCTCTGTCAAGAACAGACCAGTCAAACCCCATAGTTGACATAGTCTATGATGGCATGCGAGCATCATTAGTCTCTGATGAGCAGCCATTTGTAGTCTATGACGAATCTGTGCCAATATTCGACTGGGCACAAAGAAGAAACTATAGGATAAAGCAAGTTCAAGACGTAGCTCTTCTGACGACTGAAAGACTTGCAGGTTTTAGAACAGGACAGTTCAGATAGAGTTGCGACGTTTATCTCTGTGATTCTGAAAATGCATAGGTATATAATTATCCATATATGATATCTTAGTATCACAGAGAATAACCTCGTAACTCTGAGAACATGCTGAGAACTATTCTAATAATGAATATGACAGGGAGGTGACATTCTATGGCAGTAGGCGATCCATTCAACGGTGGAGATCGAGACAGTGCAGAAGACATGGTCTTCATACCATCTTCTCTTCCACTAGTGTCATCTATCAATCTAGATTCGTTGATGGCGCATTTTGACGACAACGTCTATGACAAGTCACCGACTTCGCATCTTCGTCATATCATAGAGGTTCTGTGCGGAAAGTCTGGCTTTGGTGGTCTTCTGTACAAGTCTGTAAGAGACTGGCTAAATGGCGGAGTAGAGACAGCTTGGCTTGGCTTCGTAGATCAGCTGTTCGCATCTATATATGGTCTTCCAAGAATCTACAAGGAGACTACTGTCTTCAATGTCTCAGATGCAATACTTACTGCAGACGAAGTGTCAGAAGCTCTTGTCAAAGAAGCTTGGTACAAAGCTAGATTTGTAGAGCTGATGCACGCTCTCAATTCTGGTGGCACTGTCAAGGGCTTCAGATACGCAGTCATGGCAATATGCTATTGTGACTGCGACATCTATGAGACTTGGAGATACAAGAAAGAGAGCTTCCCAGTCGGTCGTCTAGGGTACACTCTATACAATGAAGTCGTCATCTGCCCTTACAACAAAGAAGTGACAGAACAGCAGAAAGAGCTCTTGCTAAGAGTTCTTGACAGACTAAAGCCATCTGAGACAGTAGTCACGATAGACGTCAATTGCATAGAGGCTTACAAGAAGAAAGACATCAGATCGATATCTGCCTCGTCTTCTTACTTCGAAGTGCAGAAGACTCTGACTAATTCAGTCGACAACAGCAAGCTAGCATCTAAAGTCCAGATGTTTGGAAGCAACTGCGCATATGGCTATGACGAGTTCTTGAAGCTTAGCCTTGGAGAAGAGACAGAAGTCAGAAAAGCTATAGAAGACAGGACTCAGGAATATTCTGAATACTATGTCTATGACAAGTCTACTGTAAGCCAGATAGCTTCTGTAGACTATCAGATCGTAGACATGAATGGAGAGCTTGCTAAAGAGCTAGATTGGACTGAGAAAGTCTCTACTGTCAGATGGTCTGCATGGCAGAACATCTCATTGGCAGATTGCCCAGAGAACTATCCTGGTGGTAAGTTCGGAAGGACACCAAAACGAGCTCCAGCTGTCAACAAAGACGGTACTGAATACATATTCGACTGGAATTCGCAAGCAGAATATGAAGCTTGGAAAGAAGAGCAGATAGTCAAGGCTGGCGGAGAAGTCAAGAATGGTCAGTTCAGATACAGACTGTCTGTTTCGACAGTAGCTACTACTTACACTCCAGACATGTCATTGGTGTCTGTGAATGATGCATACAATTCGTCTCAGACTTTGCCAGACGTTCAGCCTCAAGAACTGAACAGCTACAACAAGGTCGTACTTAGGAGAAGGTCGTAATCGATGGCTAAGACTTCAGCAGAATGGTCAGAACAGATATGCTCAGCTCTTGCTAATCTTGACCCGCAGATCAGTACTGAGATTGGTGACCCTATACGCAAAGTCATTGATGCTTGCTCATCTGTAGCGGCAGCTATAGATGTCAACAGTCAAGTCAACATGTCATTCTTCGATCTCGATTCGAAGACTGGTGCAGAACTTGATGCTATAGCTTCATGGCTTGGCTTTGGTCGCAGACTTGGAATCAGGGCAGTAGGAACAGTACGATTCTTCATAGACGAGCCTGCTACGCTGTCTATAGCTATTCCAGCTGGCACTCAGGTCACAGATGGCAAAGTGACATTTGAGACGACATCTTCGTCTGTTCTAGCCCAGTACGATCATGAAGTCTTTGTCAGAGTTCAGTGCACTACAACAGGCTCTGCTGGCAATGTCAATGCATACACTATCAACCAGGTCGTATCGAATGTCACTTCGAACTATGATCTGCAAGTAGAGAATCAGCTGAACACGTCTAATGGCAAAGATGCCGAATCTGACGCAGAACTAAGAAAGCGCATTCGTCAGACGTTCTTGCGAAATGTAGCTGGTACAGAAGATGCCTACAGAGGAGTGTCTGACAAAGTAAATGGCACTAGACGAGTCAATGTTGTCGGTCCGATAGAGAGATGGGAAGAGCAACTTCAAGTCGTCAAGCTATCAGATGCTCAGGGTGGTGGCTATGGCTTCCAGTCTCTGATACCATGCTCCAAATACACATGGCCAAGACAGACATATCTTGTAAAAGAGCCTGGCACTCCTAGTGAGCATACGTACAAAGAAGGCGTAGAGTACGAAGTAGACAGATCTCATGACATAGCTCATCCAATTGTCAGAATCAAGATGGATGGAGCTATGCTAGATCTAGACAGCAAGTCTGGTGAAGAACTAGACAAGATCGGCTCTGCGCTGATTCAAGATGATGGGACTCCACTGTACAGATTCAGTGGAAGTCCAGCTACTGGTACTGTGTCATTTGGTTTCGACATTGCTCTTAAGTCTAACCTGACAATCAAAGCTGGAGCTAGAATCAAGTCTGATGCTGGCGACATCTTCAAGACTCTTGCTGACACCACTATCTATTCTGGAATGCTTGGCTCTGCAGCTGTCCCAGTTGCTTCTGAAGAGTACAAAGCGATATCAATACCTACTGGAACTAAGATGACGTATCTTGACCGTACTGGCTTCAAGGTGCAAGTGTCTAAAGCAATATCTGGTGGCGAAGCTAAGTGGACAGATGCTGTATACCGTCAGAAGATACTGGAACTTTTTGGCCAGAAGATACAGATCGCTGAAGGCGACTTCTTGTTCTTCAAGCATGAATACACACCTATCGATTCTAGAAACGATCCAGCAGCTAATCCGCCGCTAGTAAACAAAGTAGATGTGTTTGTAGACGGTCAAGATACGCAGCAGATAAGAGAAGTAAGTCAGATAGCTTCTGTCACACTTAACAACGACACTAAGTCTATGTGGTACTGCAAGAACTTCTACTATGAAGATGGCTCTCAATGCGTCAATGGTCAGAAGATAGAAGTTCTTGGATACTGCCCAGTAGTGAAAGTTCCAGACAGCTTCAATGTCAATGGAGCTATGTACAGAATAAACGAACACTACAAGCTTGTCAAGAACCAGATCTTGACTAGAGGTTCTGTAAGAGAGATCGATGCGCTAGCTTGGACACCTGGCGTATCGATACCTTCAGACGGCTCATTCACTGAGATGACTTATGACTTCAATCGTACAGTGTTTGTAACAGAACAGTTGCTTGATACTAACAGACAGATCTGCACAGACGTATTATGCCATGAAGCTAAACGAATCGGTCTTACGGTCAATCTGATCGTGCAGAATGTTCTTGGTGAATCAGATGAAGACTTGCTAGCTAATGTCAATGCATTGCTTGATGACTGGGCTGACAATCTTGAATTCGGACAATGGATACAGTGGTCAGATCTGGAGATGACAGTAAGACAAGCTTTGGGCGTAGATGCTTGCAGAATAGCCACTGCTAAAGATGCTTGGCGTACTGTGACAGTAGGCGACAATGTCGGAAAGAAAGTAGCTCAGGGCATTCAGACTCATGAGACCTACAAGTCCTTCTTGCCAAAACAGCACAATGAAGACTTCAGGCTTTGGGAAAGCATGATTCCAGAAATCTATCAAGTCAACATTGTGCGTACAGCATCTAACACTTATTCAGAAGACTATAAGCCAGTATGATAGAAAGAGATAGAAATAGCGTGGACTAAGACTACTAGCATAAAAGGCGAACCAGGCAATACAGGCTTGAGAGGCTCAAAAGTCTCAGTACAGGCTATCACCACACCGCCCTCAAGACTCTTTAGCAGATGACTGGAACATAGCCCCTGATATCGAAGACTTGTACAGCTATGAAAAGTCAAAGACACAGTCCATTACTTTTGACAAAGTGACAAATCATAAAGATTTCAATTGTGATGCACCCAAAGTCATTCCACTTGTCTGAAAGAACTAGCAAAGTTTTGACAGATTGATTCTAGAAAACATTTAATGCATGATAGAATATAATTATATGGTATTGTAATGGTTTCAAGAAAGGAAGACAATATGAAGATATTCCAGAAAGTACAAGGCAATCTCGCTACTAATCTCTATGTGACGAGCAACAATAAGACTTCTTCTGTTAAGAAGGCTGATTATGTTTCTGATTCAGATCTTGAGCTTCTTGATTCTGATTACGATTCAGATCTTGAGCTTCCTGATTCTGATGGACTTTGGCTAGATAAGTACAATGGTCTATGGGAAGTCTGCGCAGATGAAGCAATGATGATCCACGATTCTTCATCTGCATGGGGTCTAGATGACGACATGGAGGTCGTGCCACTTGAACAGCTTGGAGAATTTGCCCCATTCCGTCGTGCTGAACTCAAAGCAGCAGGCAGAAAAGCTAACGCATCTGCTTCTACATCTAAGCCAGTTACTTCAGTCAATGCTATGCTTACTAGAATGAATGTCAAGACTGGTTCAGAAAGACTGCTAAAGTCCTTCAAGACTAGCTCTGCAGATGAAGCTCTAAAACTAGCTGAAAAGCAGTTTGGCAAGATGACAGAAGTCAAGATAGCTAGAGGTCTTCATTCTGCAGACGGTTATGATAAAGCCTCTAGAAGATCTGCAGCTGGAAGACATTCTGACGGAGATACTGGAAGCTTCCAGTTTATCATTGATTCTGAGTTTGCTTATGAAGCACTGGATGCTTATGGTCTAGCTGATAGCTTTGAAAACAAGACGCTAAAAGAGCAGTCGCGTGCTATTGACGATGTTACAAGAGCTATCATGCGAGATACTACTGCAAATGTTGATGTCAAGTGCGACAATACGCCATCTGGACCAATGCTGACTTTCTTCGGAAACGTTGACGATCTTGAAGCTGCATATGACGATGTCATCAAACCAATTGTTGGTGTAAGTTGGCAAGAATATGCATATGATTGGGATTTGCTAGATACGAATGACAAATATGATTCAGACGAATCTACTCCCAGACATAAAGCCTCTAGAAGATCTGCAGCTCGTTCATTCAAGACTGCTCGCAGAAAGCTGTCTATGCAAGAAAAGCTAAGGCTGATAGATGAAGATCGTCTTGAAGATGACGACTTCGACTTGTAATGCAGATTTGCTAACTTATGACTAAAAGAATACGACGTTGTTCTCTGTGAACCTAGAATTTTTAGTATTATAAATTATATTCGTGGTATATGAAAGTACCACAGAGATAAACCTCGTAACTTCTAGAATATACTGAGAACAATTCTGATAAAGGAAATTTAGCACAATGGCAGAAATGACATTCTACAGATTCGATGCTGATGGCGCGAACTCAGACGAAGAGTTTGGTTTTGCCATTGCAAACGCTAGAGACTTCAGTCAAGACGCTACTGAAGACTTTCTGTATCTAGATCCAGATACTTGTCAGTGGACAAGCTATTTAGATAGCATAGATCCGACTTACAATCTTGATGACGCTATGCAAGAAATGGCTGACAATTACGAAGCAGACAGCTACAATGTCTTGCAAGATAACTCTCTGACTACAGTATCGATAGCTTCGAGTCAGATCGACATAAGATCTAAGCTCAATGATGAGCTAGAATACGGCATAGATATCGATCTGAATGACATGACTGTGACAGGTGCAAGAAAAGATGTCGAAGCTTGGCAGAAAGCGAAGAATATGAAGGCAGTAAAAGATGCGATCAAGACTTCTGGCATAGTAGAACCAGAATGGATCGAACACGATGACATTGCAATTCTGAACAATCATAAGTTCGATACTGTCATTCAGACTAGCTTCGATGGCAAGCTTCATCTATACTATGACAACATAGACTATGGTGCATTCGATTCTATTGCTGATGCAGAAGACTTCTATGACAAGCTTCATGACACTTCTCTGACATCGCATTCAGACGAAGACTTTGCAGATGAATACAAAGACTATGTTGATGGCTTCTACGACATAGACGAAGAACTAGAACAGAATGACGACGTAGAAGACATTGAAATTGTTTCTAGGACTGCTGGAGTATGGAAGCTAGATCTAGATGCACCAATCACAGCTCAAGACAAGAAGACTTTCATCGACAATTCTGTAGATGTAGACCAGACTGAGACAGACGATGGCCATGTCATTCTGACTATGACAGGCAATGACAAAGTAGTGGCAGACACTGCAGAATTCCTTGGTCTTACATCAGATTTTGCAGCAGATGCATATACTAGCTCTGACACTCCAGAAGCTATTGGCAAAGAAGCTCCTATAGAAGACGCAGACGCAGAGCAAGAAGCAGAAGATTCTAAGCAGAAAGACAAAGTCAAAGATGACATTTCTAGCATTCTAGAATCTTTCAAGAACGAAGTGTCTAATCGAGACGCATCTGTCAAGACTTCTGCTTCGACATTCAACTGGACAGACAGAGACGGTGTGCTGCATGAATGCTACAGTCTGAAAAACTTGCAAGACTCTCTCTACAAATATGCTGATGATGTGCAAGAAGTCGATGTTCTAGATCTGAACGATGATCTGTTCACAGTATACAAGCCAGTTAACAGATTCTATTGGACAGCTTCTAAGAACAAGCAGACTGCACTAGATCCAAGGCGAAAGTTCAGTTCACCATTCGCAGCACTAAAAGCTGTGCTGAAAGATTGCAATGCAAAATTCAGTATCGATACAAATGACTACGAACAGGGAGAGCTGTTTGCTTCAAGACAAACTGCAGATTCAGCCGAAGTCGTTCACGACACAGATGACAACAAGTGGAACGTAGTAGTCAAGCATGAAGATCAGACAGACACGAATACAGATGAAGATTCTGCAAAAGACGGTCAAGTAGAGCAGTTCAATACTGAACAGGAAGCAGACCAGTACATAGAGAACAACAATCTGGAAAAAGCAGATGCCCCAGAAGAAAGTGAACAGGCGTTTTCAGGAGTGTCAAAAGCTGCTAGTTCCAAACTAGACCTATTCTCAGTAAAAGATGCAGACGGATGCTTATTGTCTGTCAACATCACTAAAGATGAAGACTCACTAGATGACGATGATGCTCTATATGCGCTAGAACCAGGCCTTGGAGAACCAGACCTGCTTGGATTACGCTATACGAATGCATCAATATTCAAGAATGAAGACAGAAAGTACGACTGGACTGTAGAGTCGGATGAAGCTGTTGTATGTAGTGGGCAGTCAGACACTTTCGATGAAGCAGAACAGAATGTCTATGCGAACCTGAAAGAGTGGCTGACAGATCTAGCAGCTCAGACGTCTTGTCAAGAACTCGATCTAGATGAAGATGCAGATCTTGTCGATGAAGACTACGACATAAGCTACAGATATCCTGAAGAACGAGAAGTCTTTTTGATATGATTAATATATAGGTATAGAAATGCCTTGACAATAAGAAAGAATCGAGGAAAGCTTTGGCCGAACAGACAAAGATCGCTGTAGACGAAGCTGTTTCGACTCCTCCTTTTGTTGATGAACCTGAAGATGCTCAGTCAGAAGATGTTCTTTCTGTCGATACAGAACAAGACAAAGAAGACGACAAGGCTGCTGTAGATCCGAAATCTGAAGAAGGTTCTGCAGCTCTTGTCAATTCTTTCGAAGACAAGCTTTCTGACAAGATAGACCAGCTTTCTAACAAGCTAGACGATTTCATGACATTGAACAAAGTCGACAAGATGATCGACAATCTGTCTAAAGTCTTCAATGGTCAAGAACAAGATTCAGATTCTTCTTCTGTCTCACCATCGATCGATTCTGATGGAGTAGATTCAGAAGGAATGGATGCGGCTGCTGATGCAGTATCAGACATTCCAGATGAAGCTGTTCTTGATGATTCAGATGATGAGTCTGAGGAATCGACAACTGAACAAGCTAGCATAACAAACAAAGCAAAGGAAGAAGCTATGGCTATGACTAAGAAACGTGCCACTGATGACAACGGCACTCTTACTGATACCCAGACTGCTGATGAAGTGCTGAACAAGGTCGTAGACCAAGACAACGACTTTGGCGAGGCTGTCAGCAAGTCTAAGAATGCACCGACTCCAGATTCTGCTAACGTCGGTGACAACAAGGATGGCGGCGGTGACGAGCCTGGTGACACCGATACTTTCCAGCCTGTGACCACTGCTTCTGCAATGCGTCTGGCCGATCTTTACATCAAGGCTGGTGCAGTCAAGGAAGCATCTCGTTACGATGCTGTCGAAAGACTGTCTAAGCTGTCTAAGGTAGCTGCTGCTAACCAGATCAAAGCTGTCAAGATTGTTCTTGCTGCTGTCAAGAAAGCTGAAGAAGAGGCTGAAGAAGAGGCTGAAGAGGCAGAAGAGACTCTTGCAGAAGACGCTACTCCAGTCTACGATCTAGATGGTCTTGAGGCTGGCACCATCACTCCGACTGACGATGGCTACTCTTATGATGTAGACGGTGTCCAGGGCGATGCTGATTCTATAGAAGAAGCTCTCGAAGCTGTCAAGGATGAGACTGGCAATGATGGCCTAGTGACTTCTGAGGCAGTTGCTTCTCGTCGTCGTGCTCGTCTTCGCAAGAATCTGAAGATTGCAGAGCGCAAAGCTCGTCGAATTCAGGCTTCTGATAATCGTAAAGCGACTGCTCGCAAGTCTACTAAGAAGGTTGCAAGACAGTGGATACAGCCTAATGCAGAAGGCGGCTACCAAGGCCACGGGGAAAAAGATCATGGTCGTATAGTAAGAGACTGGCGTTCGACTAGCGAAAATATCCCCGGCGAAGTCTATCAGCGTGAAGATGGCACCTATGGATTCATGGATTACTCTTGCGATCACGCTGTCGATGATTACGTTGGCGATTACGTGATTGAAAAGAATGGCTACAAGACACTAAACGAAGCTAAGAATGGTCTTCTAAGATCTCTTGACCTAGCGCCAGTATCTTCACATATAAGTAAAACATCTTCTGCAGACATGAAAGCTTCTCGCAAAGCTGCTCTAGCTGCTGCTCGTAAGAAGGCTGCTGCTAAGACTCCTTCTATCGTTCAGTGTTCTGCTGCTGCAGTCAAGCCCGGCTTCGAGCTTATCTGAAACTGATACTCTAATAGAAAGAATGTGACTATGATTTTCACAGACAATGTTCATGACGCATTTCTTGGCAGAACTTCTGGCCTTGAATACGACAATGCTATCATGTACGCCGGTACTCTGAAAGAGCCAGCTAAGGGCGAGACCCGCAAAGACATTCTGCCTGGTATGGTGATGAAGCACCTTGGCAACAACGTCTTTACTCTATACGACGGTACTGGCACTCCATTCGGTCTGTCTGCTTTGTTCGTAGCTCCTGGCTTCGGCAATGGTGGCATCAACCAGCTTGGCTATGCCAATGAGTTCACTGTTGTCGTAGGCAACAACAACTCTACTGTCTACATCAAGAAGGAAGCTCTTGATCCGAATGCTACATTTGCACTAAATGCTACTGGTGCGGCTGTTCCTGTATATGCAAATGCCGATGGTCGAATCTCTAACACTGGTACCGCAGTCATCGGTCATCTGCTAGAGGTCCATGACAATGGCACTATCAAGATCCAGCTTGCTGATCCTGCCAAGGCTGAAGCCTGATTCTAAGAAAGCGTGAAACACAACATGACTGATAAGATTATGCTTGCTAAAGACTGGGCTCAGGCTCGTCAGACAAACATCACTGCTGGCAAGAAGCCTCTTACTGGCAAAGCCAAGGTTCAGAAGATGGCTGCCATCTTCAAGCAGGGCGGTTCTGTCAAGCTTGGTGAAGCCATGGTCGGCCCTATCTCCATCCGTATCAACTATGAAGGCATTGCTCGTCAGGCTCTGGTTGAAGATCTTGTCCCTCAGGGTGAGATTCGTCAGTACCCAGTCCTGTCTGATCTGCCTGTAGCTTACTCCCTGAACTCCAACGATGGTCAGGTTCGCATCTCTCGTGTCGAGGGCAAGGCTATCGTTCCTGACTACGGCAGAATCGCTGCTGAATGGGAGATTGCTCGTTCTGATCTCGAGCTGCTTGCTGCCAACATCGTCGACTATGCCGACAACATGACAGTCCAGCAGATCATGAAGGAAGAGGACAACCTTCTGTACAATGGTCTTGAACTGCTGCTCAATGACTGGACTGAACTGAACGGTGGCGACACTTCTAATGTCCTTCAGGCTACTACTACTGCACTGACACTTGATGACATCATCGATGCTCAGGCTCATATCGTAGCTCAGCAGCTTGATGCTAAGAACCTCATCATGAATCCTGCTCGTGCACTTGACATGTACAAGTGGGATGCTGTCACTACAGGTCTTGCCTTCAAGGAATCTTACTTTGCTGGCAACCAGTACCTGACATTCGGTGACTGGAACGTTCTGAAGTCTGTGACCATGCCTATGGACACTATCTACGTGACTGCTGCTGCTAATTACTTGGGTATCTGGAGCACCAGATATGGTCTAGAACAGGTCGACAATCCAAATGCTCTCGACAAGTTCTTGATCCGCAAAATCTTCAACGAACTTTGCGCATGCGTAGTAGTCAATCCACTTGCAGTTTCTAAGATCAAGTTCTGATATCAGAAGTTAATCAAGAGAACACTTTCTAATACCCCTTACCTTCTTGGCAGGGGTATTTTTTATGCCTTCTTTCAGCTCATTAAATACCTTTGTATATACTAAATGATATAATCATTATATGATATGCAAAGGATGCAACAAACAAAGAAGTAAGCTTTCTGAAAACGGATATTGTGGCTGGTGCGAAGCCAGAATAAATGGAAAAGAAAGAATCTGCAAACAATGCAACAAGACATTCTTAGCTCATGACAGAAAGCAAATTTGTTATGAATGCAGAGAAAGACTAGAAAAAGAGAAAGAAGAAGCTAAAAAGCGAAGAGAATCTGAAAAACGAGATCCTGAAAACTGCACTTGTCCAGTATGTAGTAGAGTATTCGACAATATAGCAGGCCTTCATTGTCATCTTCCAACTCATGATGACAACTATCAGAAGAGACAGTTTTCAGAAGAGACTAGAAAAAAGATGTCTGCTTCTGCAAAAGGCAAGAAGCATGGTCCATTATCTCAGTCTCAAAAAGATGCAATAATTCTAAGCAATAAGACTAGATTAGTTTCAGAAGAGACTAAAGAAAAGATTCGACAAAAGGCTATTGGGCGATCAATGCCTGAGTCTACAAAAGAAAAGCTTAGGATTGCTAACACTGGAAGAGTTAAGACAGAAGAAGAAAGAATCAAACTTTCAAAAGCTCATAAAGGGAAAGTTGTTTCGAAAGAAACTAGACGAAAGCTGTCTATCGCTGCTAAAAAAAGAATGCTAGATCCAGAAAAGCGAAAAAATGCTTTTGGAATGGCAAATTTGACTTTTGAAGAACGAAGCGCAAGAGTCAAAAAAGCAAAGAGACATGGATGGACAGAAGAGGCAAAGAAATTCTGTGACAATAAAGACTATGCTATCCAGATTTTAGATTCTTTTGATGAACGTCCTACATACGCAGATGTCTGCGACAAATTGGGGTGTTTTACACAACAAGTTGAAGTGGCAATCAGAAACTTTGGCTTGCAAGACAGAGTCAAGATTGGAGGTGGCACTTCGAATATTGAAAAAGAACTTTTTGATTTTGTAAAAAGCTTAAATGACAAGACTATAAAGAACGACAGAAAGACATTGAATGGAATTGAATTAGACATCTATATTCCAGACAAGAATCTAGCTATAGAATTGAATGGAATGTATTGGCATAATGAAGATTTTAGAAATAGTCAGTACCATTTGAATAAGACAATGCTATGCCAAGACATAGGCATAAGGCTAATACATGTCTTTGAATGGGAATGGAATTGGAAAAAAGACATAGTAAAGTCTATGATAATGTCTGCAATGGGAATGTCAATGCGAATCTATGCTCGTCAATGCACTGTCAAAGAAATCGATTCTAAAATGTCAGCAGATTTCTTAGACAAGAATCACATACAAGGGAATGTCAATGCATCTAAACGTTTAGGGCTTTATCATGACGATTGTTTAGTGGCTGTAATGACTTTTGGAAAGCCCAGATTTAAAGCATATGATGGAATTGAAATGCTTAGATATGCTGTAAAGCAAGGCTTGTCTATTGCAGGAGGAATGTCTAAATTGCTAAGTCATGCAATGCGACTATGGCGTTTCAATAAAGTCTTGTCATATTGTAATATCAGCAAATTTACTGGCAAATCATATGAAGCAATAGGCTTCAAAATGATACGACAAACTCCACCAAACTACTGGTGGTGCAATAGTGGCACTTGTGACATTCTGACTAGATATCAGACTCAAATGAAAGATGAAGTCAACATAATGAAAGACAAGGGGTACAGAAGAGTCTGGGATTGTGGCTCTAAAGTCTACGAACTAACTGTATAATATCATATTCAAATTCAAATAGTAAAATATTGCCACAGAGAACACTTTCTAATACCCCTTACCTTCTTGGCAAGGGGTATTTTTTATGCCTTCTTTCAGCTCATAGAACACCTTTGCATTTTGACTTCTTTTGTAGAAAACATTCCAAGATAATTTTACATTTAATATAGTACGTGATATAATATTAATATATATTAGAATATGGAGATGTTATGTATACATGCAAGAAATGTGGAAAGACAGGCAAAAGATGGATGCGAGACGGTCTTTGCAAATCATGTCAAAGAAAGATTTGGATATGTAAAGAATGCGGAGAAGAATATCTTTCTATCAATGAAAGAGATCAATGTCTAAAATGCGAACAAGCAAAAGAGAATATTGTATGTGATATATGCAATAAGCAATTTCCTACAAAGAAAAGCCTTGCAAACCATCGACGATATCATAATGAAAGCTATACTAAGATGATGGGAAGCAAACACAAAGGAAAGATTGTTTCTGAAGAGACTAGAAAGAAGCAATCTATAGCAAGAACTGGCAAAAAGTTATCTGAAGAGCATAGAAAAAGCATTAGTAGAGCTGTCAAAGAGCGATGGGACTCTCCTGGGTATAAAGAGCAGTATCACGAAAGAAATGCAGGAAAGCGTCACATTTCCGAAGAACAGAAGTCTTTGCTTTCAAGCATTCGAACAAAAGCTTGGCAGACAGACGAATATAGACAGCATCAGCAAGAAGCATTAGACAAGCTTGGTGTCAAAAGTGTATTTCAGTTAGACAGTGTCAAAGAAAAGATAAAGAAGACTAGCGAAGAGAAATATGGAGGAATGGGTTTTGGGTCTGATGAAGTCAGAGCAAAGATAAACGCTACAAAACGAATCAACAAATGGCATAGCATTGACTATTCTGAAGATGCTATACTGTTGCTAGAAGATAAAGACTTCTTTGACAATGCTGTTGGCAATGACAAAATAGATGTTGATGAAATAGCTGAAAGATATGACATCGATCCGAATCATCTAATACAAGCAATATGGCGTTTTGGTAAACAAGACAATATTGAATGGGATAGAAGACGGTCTCAAGCTGAAAGACTGTGGCTAAGAAGATTCGAGAAAGCAGGTTTTGATTTCATCGAACAGGCTAGCATATATGACAGGAAGATCTTGAAATGCGACTTCTTGAATGAAAAGCACAAGTTTGCAGTAGAGATCAATCCAACATACACTCACAGTACTTTTGGCAGATGCAATTATGGGAATGTCGAATATGACTATCATTACAATAGATCTAGAGAAGCAGAAAAGAATGGATATGAAGTCTTTCATGTATGGGACTGGGAAGACAGAAATCTAGTACTCTCTTTCATAAAGTCTAAACTTCATCTTGATAGTCATAAAGTATCTGCTAGAAAATGCGATATTGTAGAACTGTCATCTAAGCAAGCAAATGATTTTCTTGCTAAAAACCATCTTCAGGGTGGCATAGCTAAAGGGCAGTCTGCTTGTTACGGACTTGTATACGATGATGTTCTTTTGCAAGTATCTACTTACGGCTATTCTAGATTCAACAAGTCTTATGAATGGGAATGCCTTCGTTCATGCTCTCTATTAGACTGGCACATCTATGGAGGGCTTTCAAGACTGCAGAACTACTTTATAGAACAGAAAAAGCCGAAGTCTTTGATAGCATACACAGACTATTCTCGTTCAAATGGAGCTATGAATGAGAACATCAACAGAAGATTCTTGAATTACACTGGTCCGTCTCTAGTGTGGTATAACTATGATCGAATGCTAAGAGACACTCTGATTCGATCTAAAGGCGCTTGTGCAATACTTGGAATCGACAGAATCGATAGAGAAAAGACTGGTTTGTCGAACAACGATATCATGCTTGCAAATGGATACTACGGCGTTTATGACTGCGGTTCTAAAGTCTACGAACTGAATCTATAATACAATATCATCTTCAAATTCAAATGTAAAATGTTCTGACAGATAGTCTAGTCTTTCAAACCAATTTTTGATACTATGATAATAGGTCTAATATAATCGGACCAATCTAGATTGGATAATGACAATGACAGAAAAACTGTTTCCATTAAGTGGAAAAGCTACTACTCTGGGCAAGATCAGCAACAAGATCGCAGAGATAGAGCAGATCATCAAAGACGATTCGTCTCATGACGAATTTGACTTCTCTAAACTGACAAGCAAACAAATCGCAGATCTGAAGTCTGCACTTGGCATCAAGTAAGCGAGAAAGAGGCAATATGGTTTACAAAAGCAAAAGAGTTGCTCCAAAAGAACAGACTTCTGGCGCATTCACTCCAAACTACAAGTACCCGACATTCCATACTGGCGGTTCTAAGAACAATCACTTTGTACAGATCGGTGAAGCTCTAAAAGACATCGACCATCGTCTTGGTGCAACTGGTGATGCTAAAGTCAAGGTCGACAACATCGTAGACGCTACTGACCTTGGCAAGGACATTCTGCTATCTGCTGACACTCAAGATGTTCGTGACATTCTTGAAGTCCAGACAGTAGCTGAGACTAAGACTGCTATCGATGCCGCAGTGACTGCTGAAGCTAACACTCGTACAGCTGAAGATGCAAAGCTTCGGACAGCTATCAATACAGAGACTGCCGCTCGCACCGCTGCAGATGCTGCTCTTCAGACCAAGATCGACGCAGAGAAAACTGCTCGTACTGAAGCAGATGCAACTCTTCAGACTAACATCGACAACGAAGCTAAAGCTCGTGAAGCTGCTGTGACTGCTGAAGCTGACGCTAGAACTAAAGCTGACGACAAGCTTACTGCAGATCTCGCTGCGGAAGTTGCAAATCGCACTAAGGCTGTTGCTGACGAACAGACAGCTCGTGAGATTGCAGATCAGACAGAAGCTGCTACTCGTGAAAAGCAAGATGCTGCTATCACTGCTGCTATCAACACAGAAATTCTTGATCGCAAGAATGCAAATACTGCTCTTCAGACAGCTATCGACAATGAAGCTAAGACTCGTAAGACTGCAGATGACAAGCTGACAGCAGACCTTGCTAAGGAAGTCTCTGATCGTACTGATGCAGTCAGAACTGAAGAAGAGGCAAGAACAGCTGCTGATGCCAAGCTGACATCTGATCTTGCTGCTGAAGTGACAGCTCGTACAGAAGCTGATGCTGCTGAGACTGCTGCTCGCACTGCTGCAGACAAAACTCTGACTGACAATCTCGCTAAAGAAGTTTCAGATCGCGAAGCTGCTGTATCTCAAGAAGCTACTGCTCGTACAGACGGCGATGCAAATCTGCAGACAGCTATCGACACTGAGAAAGCTGATCGTACTGCTGCTGTCAAGACTGTGTCAGATGCTGTTGCTAAAGAGACTGAAGATCGCACTGCTGCTGTGACTGCAGAAAACACTGCTCGTGTTGAAGCTGATCGTACTCTTCAGAACAATATCGACGCAGAGAAAACTGCTCGTACTGAAGCTGACACGACTCTTCAGAACAACATCGATCTGAAGGCCGACAAGGCTGCTCTTCCGACTAAAGTCTCTGAACTTCAGAATGATTCTGACTTCCAGTCTGGTGCTCAGGTTGACGCTAAGATCGCCGAAGCTACGACTACAGTCTACAACTACAAGGGCGCTGTCAATACTCCAGATGATCTTCCTGCTGGTTCTAAGCAGAATCCGAACAAAGTCGGTGACACTTACAATGACAAGTCTACTGGCATGAATTATGTCTGGGATGGCAAAGCATGGGATGCTCTTGGAGCTGTCACTACTCTTGCTACTCTTGGCGTTACAGCTACCGCTGAAGAACTGAACTACACTAAGGGCGTCACTTCTGCTATCCAGACTCAGATCGATTCTAAGCTCGCTGCTGATGCTAATGCAGTATCTGCTGCTAAGCTTGAGACAGCTAGAAACATCGCTCTGAATGGCGATGTCACTGGTACAGTTGCATTCGACGGTTCTGCTGATGTCACAGTCAATGCAGTCATTGCATCTGAATCTGTCGAACCAGCTATGCTTCTTGCCGCTGCAGAAGAAGAGAAAGCTGCTTTCAGAACTGCTATTGCTGCTGCCTCTGCTGCAGATCTTGCTACTGAGACGACTGCTCGCGAAGCTACTGATGCTGCTGTCGCTAAGGAGACTCAAGATCGTACAGCTGCTGTCAAGATAGTATCTGATGCAATCGCCAAAGAGACAGAAGACCGCGAGAATTCTGTAGTCACTCTTAATGCGTCTATCGACACTAAGCTTGCTATTGCAGACAAGCCTACTGCAGACACTCTGTCTGGTGCTACCGATACAGGCAAAGCTGTTCTGAAAGCTGCAAATGCAGAAGCTGCTCGTACTGCTATCGGTGCTGGCACTTCATCATTCTCTGGCTCTTGGAACGATCTTACTGACAAGCCTGCACTGCTCAAGGGTGACAAGGGCGAGCAGGGCGATCCAGGCGCTGTTGGTCCGACTGGTCCTGCTGCCGGCTTCGGTGTTCCCACTGTCACAGTCGATAACACTGTCGGTACTCCTTCTGCTACGGTGACTGCTGAAGGCGAAGATACTGCCAAGATCTTCAATTTTGCATTCACTGGCATCAAGGGCGAGAAGGGTGACAGAGGCGAAGCAGGTCCTGCTGGTGCTAAGGGCGAACCTGGTGAACGTGGCCCTAAGGGCGAGCCTGGTGCAGAATACGTGCTTCCTGCTGCAACTAAGAATGCTCTTGGTGGTGTCAAGCTCATTGAGTTTGACAATGCAATCGGCAAGCAGACAGCACATGCTACTATTGCAGAAGGTGCCACTGTAGATGCTGCTGCATTCAATTCTCTAGTCGCAGACTACAACAAGCTGCTCACTGAGTTCAACAATGTCATCAGTGGCATGGTTGCAGCAGGCATTTGCACTCGTCCATGATATAGACGGAAAATTACGACGTTGCTCTCTGTGATTATGAAAATGCATAGGTTATTAATTATCCATACAACATATCGGAAATTCACAGAGAACAACGTCGTAATTCCTGGAACATATCAGGAACTACTATAGGAAAGAAAATGAACATGGTCATTAGCAATGACAGATTCTGGTACAAGACCAAGAATCTAGCTCTGCCATTGTACAGACCACGTGAACAAGCAGATCTTACAGCGCAGTACAATACTGCTATGTGGAAGCTTGACAAGTATCTGTCAAGCTATTCGTCTATTGTTTCCGGTTCTGGTGCTCCAACTGGTGAAGCTAAGATCGGACAGCTGTATGTAGACACTGACACGATGGTCTTGTATGTGTATGCAGACAAGAACAATGTCATCAAGTGGTACCCACTAACAAATGAGAATGCAGATTCTGCAAGACCGTCTATGTGGTTTTCTGGCGCATCTGCACCTCAAGCTAATGGAGACTGGCAGAAGCAAGACTTCTATCTTGACAGTTCTACTGGAGACGTGTATGTCTATACTGGCAAGCCTTCTGCAGATCTGAAAGTCGTAATAGACAAAGACAATCTTGCTACGCTTCATGATGGTGAAGTCGTCATTGGCAAGAACTGGTTCAGAACTCAGGGCAAAGCTTCATATCAGTACGATACGAACAAGACTGAGTTTCCTGGTGTTCCAAGCAAACAGCAGCCAGTGACTCTGCCAATAGATGTCTATGTGACGCCCTTCAAGTTTGAAGACGATTTTGGAATGACAGACTACGATCTATATTACAGTCTGTCTGGTTCCAATTTCGATTCTGGTCGTCATTTCGAACATCATCTTGCAGGAGACAACAGTTTCGAATCTGTAGCAGAAGTCCCAATCTCTACAGTATCGACATACGATTCTTGCTTGTTCTCTATCACATTCAATGACAGTCCGACGACTTATGTAGACGACAGAACTGTCAAGACAGTAGAATTCACTACTTACGGTCTGTATTCTGCTTCTGACTATCAGAAGATGCAGCTAGCAGGTGTCAAGTACTTCGACGCTTCTGGAATAGTCATGCAAGCTAGTCCATGGATGCTTGTCACTAACATCACAGGTCCTCAGGGTCCCAAGGGTGATGCTGGTCCTCAAGGCATTCAGGGTCCAAAGGGTGACAAGGGTGACAGAGGTGAACAGGGTCCGAAGGGTGAAACTGGTCTGACTGGTCCTCAGGGTCCTCAAGGCATTCAGGGTCCAAAGGGTGACAAGGGTGACAGAGGTGAACAGGGTCCGAAAGGTCTGACTGGTCCTCAAGGTCCTCAGGGTCCAAAGGGTGACAAGGGAGAGCAAGGTAATCCTGGCATTCAGGGCGTCCCTGGCAATCCTGGTCCTAAGGGAGATCAAGGGGCTAAGGGTGACAAAGGTGACAAAGGTGACAAAGGTGATACGGGCGACCGTGGACCAAGAGGCGTTCGTGGAACCAGTGTCAGATATGGTATTGGAACTCCTACAGACACAGGTCTAGAACTGCTTGGTGACAGCTATATTGATGCTGCTACTGGCAATTTCTACGGATACGAGGAATAGGAGTAGACAATGGCTCTGACATGGATCAAAGAAGGAAATCTGAAAGGTCCGAAAGGTGACAAGGGTGACAGAGGTGAACAGGGTCCGAAAGGTCTGACTGGTCCTCAGGGTCCTCAAGGCATTCAGGGTCCGAAAGGTGACCCTGGTCCGACTGGTCCTAAGGGTCCTCAGGGCATTCAGGGTCAGCAAGGCGTAAGGGGTGAGACTGGTCCTGCTGGTCCTCAGGGTCCTCAAGGCATTCAGGGTCCGAAAGGTGACCCTGGTCCAACTATCGGTCTGCCAGTATTTGCTGTCAATGCTGTAAGTGATACGACAAGTCTTGATGGAGACACTATTGTAAAGCCATGCATTCTGATTCTTCCGAATGCTACACCTCCAGCAATCTACTATTCAACAAAGTAAACAGATAACGAAAGGAAATGAAATGACTGCTACTTGGGTTGTAAAAGGCAATCTTAAGGGTCCAAAGGGCGACAAGGGTGAGACTGGCAAGTCTGTACGCAGTTCTGACATCGACATCCAGTCTAATGCAACTGTACCTCTGGCCAACATCAAGCCGAATACGAATGTCGCTGTCGGAGACACTATCTTCGATGTCAATGGTGAAGTGTTCACTGTAACTGCTGTCACTGAGACTGGCGCAACAGTCGGTACTGCACTGTCTGGCGTGTCTATGAAGGGTCCAAAGGGTGACAGAGGCGAGACTGGTGAACGTGGTCCTCAGGGCGTACAGGGCATCAGAGGCGAGACTGGTGAACGTGGTCCTCAGGGCATCCAGGGCATCAGAGGCGAGACTGGTGAACGTGGTCCTCAGGGCATCCAGGGTCCTCAGGGCGCAAAGGGTGATCCATTCACTATCGCAAAGACATACCAGTCTGTTGCAGCTATGAACACTGGCTTTGCTACTGACACTGTCAAAGAAGGCCAGTTCGTCATGATCGATACTGGCAATGTCAATGATGCTGACAATGCAAAACTGTATGTCAAGGGCAAGACTGCATACTCTTACATCACAGATCTTTCTGGTGCTACAGGTGTTCAGGGCCCTCAGGGCATTCAGGGTCAGCAAGGCGTAAGGGGTGAGACTGGTCCTGCTGGTCCTGCTGGTGCTAAAGGTGCTGATGGCGCTGCAGCTGGCTTTGGTGCGCCTACAGCCACTGTAGACAACAATGTCGGCACTCCTGCAGTCACAGTCACTGCTACAGGCGGCAACACCTCTAAGGTCTTCAACTTCGCTTTCAAGAACCTGAAGGGTGCTACTGGTGCTACTGGTCCTGCTGGTCCTGCTGGTGCTAAAGGCGAAAGAGGCGAAGCTGGTCCTGCTGGTGCTAAAGGCGAAAGAGGCGAAGCTGGTCCTGCTGGTCCTGCTGGCGCTAAGGGTGCTACTGGCACTCGTGGTTCTAAGTGGTCTGTAGGCGTTGGTGCTCCGACATCTACTGACGCTATTGCTGGCGACCAGTATCTAGACACTACTACTGGCGACGTCTATACGTTCGCCTGATCTGACTTGACCTGAAACTAGCTAGATGCTGGCCAAAATTTAGCTAGCATCTAGCTTTTCATACTATTAGAAAAGAGCGTTGACATGGCGTGGACTAAGAAGACTAACATCAAAGGCCCCAAGGGTGATGATGGCATCAGAGGAACTAAGATCTTTTCTAGTGCTGCCGCTCCTACAGACTCTGACAAAGCAAACAAGATCAATGGCGACAAGTGGATAGACTTGTCTACTATGGATCTATATGAGCTTGTCGACAATAGCAAGTAATTGACAATTTACGACGTTATTCTCTGTGATTATGAAAATGCATAGGTATATAATTATCCATATAAGTTATGAAAGTATCACAGAGATAAACGTCGTAACTTCTAGAATACTCTAGAAACCAATCTAACAATAGAAATAGACTGGAATCAGCAGAATTGTACTGGAAAGTCATAGACGAAGCTCCTGCAGAACAAGCAGACACTAAGCTTCAAGCTTACAGATGGGATCCGTTCTCTCAGCCGATCATGTATCGACCAGATGCTAATGGCTGCATTGAAGAACGAATCATGGCTGCTGAAGAACGTTCTGATCCGACTACATTTCGAGTAGAGTCTAGAGCGCAATTCGTAGAAGGCATCAACACATACTTCGAACATGATGCAGTTGAGAACGTCTTCAAGCCATTCTGGAATGACAGAGTCTTGACAGAAGAAAGTGCTGGACGTGTAGCTTACGACTACAAGATACATTGCGATCCAGCTCTTGTCAACGACATGTTCTCAGTGATGGTAGCGCATGCAGAAGATGCACCAGAAGATGATAGCTTTGGCATCAGATACAAGCATCTTGTCATAGACTACTATACAGTCTACAAGCCTCAGGACTTTGCAGACGGTCACATACAGTATGAAGCTGTTCTTGCTGACATAGAAAGACTGATGACAGCATTCAGACCGACTTCGGTCACTTGTGATCAGTTCAATTCTGCATTCATAGTCCAGACTTTGCAGAAGTACGCTGCAAATCATGGCATGAGCTGTCAAGTATACGAAGAGACAGCTACTGGTGCTAAGAACTTCAAAATGTATGAGAATCTGAAGTTTAGCATCAATACTGGTCTTGTCCATTCGTACTATGACTCTATGAACAAGAACGAGAACTGGCGATGCTTGCTTCAAGCTATGCTAGAACAAGTCCAACTAGTCAATGGTAGAGTAGACAAGCCTAGATCAAAAGAGTTCGGACATCTCGATCTTGTAGACTGCGTAGCTGTGCTTTGCATGCAATTGCTTGGAGATCAGTCGTCTATGAGACGAGAACTGCTGAACAGTGCATTCATAGACAACAGTTCTGTATTGCAAGAACGATTCCAGTCTGCTAGACTTTCTAACTGGCAGAACATGAACAGCCCTATGTCAGGGTTTGGAAGGAGATACTGATGCCAGACAAACTGATAACGCCACTGACAGGCAACAGCAAGCCTGTCTACACTAGTCCAGAAGACTACTACAACAAGAACATGGAACTGCTGAAAGCTGGTCTGTACCAGCCGAAAGAGATTCGTTCTGACTGTATGCCATACCTTGGCTGGATGCCATTCACTTCATTGCTGTCTTACAACAATGATCCATTGCAGCTAATATCTGCTATTACTAAATGGGCAGATCAGTCAGACAGTGTTGCAAGCAAGATGCAGTACGGCATCATACCAACAGACTACTTCTATGAGACTCTGGCTGACGGTCATACATACAGATTCAGAATAGCTGACAAGGACCATTACAGAACGAAGTCTTTCACTAAGACTCACTATACAGTCATTGCAGATGAACTGTATAGCGAGACTGTAGCATTCAACAGTGACAGGTCTAAAGGCAACGACTATTCTGTTTCTGATCTTCGCAAAGTCTATCAGACAAAAATTCTGAACCAGTTCAATGCAAACCAGCAAGCTTCTATGGTTGTAGCACCAGTATCTAGCTACAAGCAAGATGGTACTGCAGTACAGATTGCTGACAAGATCTATCCGATGTCTAATTTTGAGATGTCTGGACAGAAAGTATATTCGAATGAAAAAGAAGTCTTGCCTGGTGGTACAGAATCACCTAATTGGCATTTTGACTACATGTATAGCCGTGGCATTGGTAAAGACCAGACTAGAAGAAAAAGTTCGTTCAATGCAACAGTGAATGGAGCAAAAGATCAGTGGGGCGCTTGGTATTGGCTTCGTACTGCTTCTGCTTCGGATGCCTCTTATGCACGCGCTGTCGACACCAGCGGCATTCTGAACGGCTATGGAGTATCGAACATAAGCAACGTTGGACTCTCTCTCTGCTTCAATCTCGGCTGAAAACCGAGAACTCTGTTTCGAAGAAACAGCATAGTGGTCCCATGGAAATGGGACCACTGCTGATATAGAAAGTTCAGAAAAGCAGTTCTGACTTGTCAAAAATGGCATCGTGACAGACAAAGACTATTTCTTGAATGGCAGGTCTTGACTGAAATCTAACAAGAAACACGACTGCTACAATTCTTTGAAATCTGTCGAACAAGAATTCAAGACTCTTGTCGACAACACTTGATCAGAAAGGAAACAAAATGGCTGAACATACTGTAGAATGGACTAAAGACAGTCTCTATGAAGATACTTGGTACGCTCATAGAGATGACTGGGATCCGCAAGATGAGACTAAATACTATGGCATCACAGATCGCAAGTACAGAAAGAACAACTGGCCTCTAGAAGACCCATTCTGGAATGCAATCATAAAGAAGAACCAGAATGCTTCTAGCATTCAGACTGCATCTGAAGAAGATGAGCTAGTAAAAGAGTTCGATTCTGTCGAAGAAGCTAAAGCCTTCGTAGAGCAAGAACTGCTTGCTAAATAGAAATCTGTCATATTTATCTCTGTGTAAATAGGTATGTAGATGTGTCATTGACACAGAGATGTCAAAAAATTGTTCTAGATCATATGAAAGGAAAAGAAAATGGCATGGACTAAGACTGCTAACATCAAAGGCGAGCAGGGGGGGGCAGGTACTAGAAGTACTAGTGTCTTCTTCAATAATTCTAGCAATGAACTAGATGGTGACTTGAAGATAGATTCAGACGGTACGTTGTATGTATGCAGTATTCCCGTGCCCGTGAAACCCAGTGTGCTCGCCCTGTTCGGCGACAGCCAGCTGATCGTGGACTCGGACACGAGCCTGGCCAACATGGGTCAGTACCCGTCGGGCGCGAACCCGGGCACTGCCACCAGCTGGCCGTCCGACCAGTCAAAACAGATCGCGTCCATCACCGGCATGCGGGTGCTCGACCTGTATTACGGGGGCGCGCGCATCGCACGCGACATGCCCTCATGGAAGGGTGGCTGGACCATGCAGTCCAACCGCCTCGCCGCACTCGTCAAGTCCGACGCCGCGAACACGCCAGACGTGATCCTTATCTACGGCTTCTACAGCAACGATCTGCTGGATTCGTACACGGACACGAAGCCCGCGACCGACCTGTCGAAAATCGCCGCCACCTACAGGGCCAAGTTCGCCGCGCTGAAGGCCGCGTATCCAAACGCTCAGATCATCTACGCGCTGCAATGCATATTCCAAAGCGACCTGACCCTGGGCAAGTCGCCCATCACGAGCGGCCTGCCAGAGGGCACCGACATGACCAACGCCTACAAGACGCTCCAATCCTCGGAGCGCATCCTGTTCACATCCACGTCGTTGGGCGTGGAGATTATGGACTGCACCGACGAGGTTTGGGCGCTCGGCAAGGGGCTAACCGTGTCCGACATGGTGCACCCCACCGGCGCGGGTGCCGTCAAGCTCGGACAGATCATCGGCCGGAAGCTCGAACAACTCCTCATCTAATCCATGCCAACCGAATCCCCGAACCTGTATGTCGCGCCCAGACTCTCGCAAACCATCAAAGGCATCACGTTCAGCGACGCCGGGAACGGCGGAATCCACTGCAAGGGACTGGGAGTAATTATCCTTTACTACCGTCCGACACGTTGACGTTGCAGGCCGGGACGTATTCGGTCTCCCCGAACAAAGACATGTACATGGAACTCTTCAATGGCAGTACGACCATCATCGGCAAAAGCAACCCCGTCAAATCGATTCCTGCCGGTAATTACACGCCGAAACTGGTCGTGATCAACGGCAACCCCATAGACGAGACCGTATACCCACGACTCGTCAGAACCGATCAGTAGGCCTCATGATGGTTATCGTCACATGGCTGGTATTGCTGGCCGTCATCCTGTGCTTCAACCACGGAGCACACCGGCACCACTGATTCTTCCCCCTCGCTGATTCCTTTTTTCTCTCATTGCCGCGAGGGGCAACTCTTTTTAACCGTCAAGGAGAGAAAACATCAAGGAGAAAATCATGACCAGCAAGCCTCCATGCGGACTCGTACACCCACGCGCGTGCTCTCACGCAGATTCCGCGTGCAATACGGCCAAAACCGGTCGCTCCAAAACTCTCGTATAGGTGTTTTAGATTTTGGGCTAGTCTTGAATCAATTTATTTTACTTCTGAACAAAAATGGTTTATAATTAAATAAACAGCAAAATATGAAAGTGGCTGCTATGATTGACATTCTCGAATCAAATCTAGAAGATTCTGAAAGACCATTTTTGTCTGAACAAGAAGCTAGACACATTCTAGCTGCAATCAAGACATTTCAGCATCTTAGGCAAGAACTCAAAGAAGTTCCAGATCTGAAAAGGCAACTGAATAGCTCTAGAGATTTGTCTAAGTTTGAACGTATTCAGACTACCAACAGAATCTCTAGGGCTGAACGCATATCTTTTCCTGTCAGTGAGATAGTCAACGCTTCTATAAAAGACAAAAAGATTTCTGTTTCAATCAGATTACAAGATAAACTTGTAGAATTCGAATATGAAGATGGTTTTGCAAATGCAAGCTTGCTTGATGACGACAAAGTCTTAGAAAGCTTTATCTTCAAGTCAGACTTCTCTATTCAGTCTGATAAGAACTTCGTACATGATACGATGTATTCGCTGCACAATCTTATGAAAGACGAATGTGATTTTGTGCTCGATAGAGAGAAAAGCTTCTGTCTTCTGCTTACTATACTGACATCTGAATCGATAGAAGATCTAGAAAAGCATACTGTAAGTGCAGATACTGACAGACTTTATGCAACTGTCAAGACAATCTTTTGATAGATAGAATGAAGGCGTTCTATGAAATCTGCTGCATCATCTAGCCACTCATCTACATCGTCTGCCCAATATGCATCAAGAATAGACGAATACTTGAATTTCTTCTGTTCTGATGCTTCAAGCAAAGCTTCAAAACGATACTTGCATCCATCAATTGCTTGCAAGCTTTGTGCTAGCAGTCTTACATCTTGTTCTACTTTAGAAGTGAACTGATCGACTTCTTCAGCGCTATACCATTTCTTGAACAATAGCCAAGATACAGGGCATGAAAAAGTCACATCATCAATCTGCTTCGGTGTAATCAGTTTGCTGATATTTGTCATAGAATCTCCTTGATTTACTTATCAACCAATTAAATATATTATATACCATTCAAGAAAGAATGTAAAATGGAATTCAGTAAAGACTTGAACGCATGGATAGCTTCAACTCTATCAAGCTGTCACTGCCCAATATGCGACAACAAACTGAAGCTTGGCTATCAGAAATGCACTTGCAATCAACTGCTCAATGTCGAAAAGATAGAGAAAGACAGCATTCCAGTCTATCTTGTGACTCAAGAACAAGATGAGATTGCAGACTTAGTGCAGTCGATAGAACGAAGAAATGGACTGATCGATGTCCAAGACACTTTGGTCTGAACTGAAACGAACAATACGAAAGGCTATAGAGAGCATGATCGACTACAAGAACATCATTCCAGAATCTGAACTTCTGCATCCTGGAGATGAGATTCCAGACAACAAGTTCATCTATCTCATCAACAACTCTAACAGCAACAAGAAGCTTGTCGTAAATGGCATCAAGACTGTCCTGACAGCTCCTGGTTCTGAAGGCTCTGTGCAAGCTGTCAATACTGAAGTCTTGACGAATCCTGTAGTAGTAGCCTTGTGGGCTAGAGATGAGATTCTTGTCACTGCTTCTCAGAAAGTTCAGCAGCAAGCAATCGCTAACATAACTGCTAAGCAGCAGAAAGAGCAAGCTAAGCTTGAAAGCTTGAAGTCTAAAGTCGTAGAAAAGAAGGCTGGCACAAATCTTGCAGAAGGCAAAGATGTCAGTTACAAAGCTAGAAGCTTGTCTAATGCAGACATGCGAACTGAAAAGCCTGCAATCTCTGTCACTTCTAATTCTGAGCTGGTCTGATGGCAGTATTCCCTAATCCATTCAGAAGAAGATCAGACAGAGACAACTTAAGCAAGTCGTCTGTCTTGCAAGAATCTAAAAAGACTGCTTCTACTTCTGTCGACATCGCAATACGTCCAAAAGAAGAAGAGTTCACATATCTCAAAGAGTCTGGCAACTTCTATGACATAGACAATCCTCAAGACTTGTCTAATCTGAGAGAGAAGATTCGCAGATATTCGATCTACAATGACACTCTATCTACAGTCATAACTCTTACATCTATGTTCGTGTCTATGGGACCGACTATAGTATGCGAAGATGAAGAAAATCAGGCTAAGCTGCAGACTATGTTCGAATCTATGAATTTCGAGACATTCCTGCAAGACTTTGTCAAAGAGTATCTGATATCTGGAGAAGTGACGTCGTTCGCTACTTGGGATGACGATGCAAAACGATTCACTGAAGAGCAGATACTGAACCCAGACCAGATTGAGATTCAGCCGTCTGTCTTCAAAGATGATGACCATATCGTAATAGGTGTTCCTGAAGCGATTCAGAACGTCTTTGAAGACGAAGACAACCCTGAACATGCAGCTGCAATAGACAATCTTCGTGACATCTACAATGGCTACAAGTCTGGCAAGGGCTTCAGAGTTGATTCTGACAAGATCATTAGAGTCGTCAATAAAGCTAGACCATGGGACTTGTATGGCGTTCCGATATTTGCTCCAGCTTTGTCTGCACTTGTTCAAGAAGAAAGCCTTGATGCAGCTCTGTTTGAACAACTGACTACACTGATTACACCAACTATCATTGGAACTGTCGGCTTAAAAGCTGGCGAACTTGGACAGGGGCAGCCTGCATGGATACCAAATCAGGGAGAGCTTGATTCGATCAAAGAATCGTACAGGCAGATGATGATGGCTAAGTTCCGTCTTGGCCTGTTCAATATTGGTGTAGACTTCAAGAATGCTTTTGCTAGCGCTCAAGTACCGAATCTTGATAGAGACTATGCTAGATGCGAACAGAAGATACTAAGATGCGTCGCTGCTGGAAAGGGACTGCTAGACGGTTCTTCTGGTGGACCATTCGCTTCTAACGCTATCAACAGAGACGTCTATGGATCAGTCATTCAAGCTATTCGTCAGAAGATATCGAACCAGTATCAGAAACGAATAGACACTGCTATTCGAAAGATGAACATCTTCGCATATCGTTCTGACAAAGACGGCAAGCGAACGAAAGTCACAGTCAATGGTAAGCCAGTATACGAGACAGCTTTCCTTGACTTCGATCATGGCATCATGCGCAATGCTAACGATGCTCTGAAGATAGCTCTAGATCTTGCATCTGCTGAAGTCCCGATCTCTAAGCAGACTCTTGCTGACATATCTAAGTCTGGTCTGCAAGTAGCTGAAGAACTTAGAAAGATAAAAGATGAGAAAGATGTAGCTGATCAGATAGGTCTTGAACGAGTAGAGCCCCTTGACACTAAGCGTTCTGAACTGACCATAGATGATGAAGTCAAGTCTCCTCTTGATGGAAGGAACTTCGAATGAGTTTCGAATATTCTGACGAAAAACCGCCTTTCAGACAGAATCCAGAGGGCTCGTATCCTGAACCAAAACCATTGGGCAAGAAAGAAGACGAAGCTACTCGAACTCCAGTCATAGATCCAACTCAGACCAACAAGTTCGAAGACAAGTCTTTCAAGCATACTGCTTATGCCATTCAGATGAATCAAGTCAGTCTTGATCTAGACTTCTGGTCCGCTGTGTCTTTCAGAAGATACATGAAGCGAGAAGCAGACTCATATGACGTGTTCGTCAATGCTTGGAAGACTTGGACTGACGAGCAGAATGTCAACAGAACAGAACAGATAGCTGACCATGACCAAGACATCGAATGGGGAGATGGCTCTAATGCTAGAGTCTTGGTGTCTGGTGAACTGCTAGACGAACCCTGTACTGTGACTGTAGAATGGAACTGGAAGCAGAACCCTAATGCTAGACAGTACAGAAAAGTCCAGATGTCATACAGAGCCGAGACATTCATGCCAACGTATGCAGATCTTGAAGATGACGAACGTCTTCTAGCAGATGCCATTCTTGGAAGATTCAGCCTGCTAAGAGACAACCACTATGGTCAGGGAATGCCGAATCTTGCAGAAGACGCTCAGACGTCTTACAGTCTAGAAGATGTCGCTAAAGCTATGCATATAGCGCTTGGACGAATCAACATGAATCCGCAAGCTCTGTCTCAGTTCATCATCGGTCCAGGTACTGGTCAGCATTTCCCTAAGATGTTCTACAATCTGCTGATGACTAGGACTCTAATAGAGCTGATTCGTCAGATAGACTGGGGATACCTTGAGACTCCAGACATAGCTGGCTCTCCTGGTGTAGCGTATGCCGACAGAAAAGCATACTATGAGAAATGGAAAGCAGAACGAAAAGACCTTGAAGCAGATGCTAAAGTCTTGGAAGACAACTACACTGCTCTGATGATACGTTCTAGACTGACTAATTCTTCTGTGCTTGTCGGTGGTGGTCTGTATGGTTCTGGCTATGGCATGATGTCAAACAGAATGACGAACGCTATAGAACGTGGTTGGTTGCAGAACGCCTACATTCCAATCAATGTCATAAATGGCAATGTCAACAGATAGTCAGAGTTACGACGTTTATCTCTGTGAACCTAGAATTTTTTGGTATAATAAATTATATTCATGGTTTATGAAAGTATCACAGAGATAAACGTCGTAACTTCTAGAATATGTTGAGAACTATTCTATATAATAGAAAAGACAATATGAGCAAGAAGTCTATGCAAAGAGCTATCGCATACAGCAATCAGAAAGCTGTTTTGCCTGAAGCAGTCACAGATGGACAGAGAAAGCTTTCTGAAGCTATAGACCATAACAGAGTCATATTCGTGACTGGACCAGCTGGTTCAGGCAAGACATTCGTCTCTGTTGCTAGAGCTATAGCTATGCTGAGACAAGACAAAGTCAAGAAGATAGTCTTGACTAGACCAGTAGTAGAAGCTGGCGAACAATTGGGCTTTTTGCCTGGTGCATTAGAAGAGAAGATAGACCCGTATCTGAAGCCATTGTACGACGCTATTCAAGACATGACTGACAAGTATCAGCTTCAGAACTGGCTTACAGAAGGAACAGTAGAGATAGCTCCTCTTGCATACATGCGAGGAAGGACTTTCAATGATGCTGTCATTCTGTTCGATGAAGCTCAAAATGCTACTAGAAGTCAGATCAAGATGGTCTTGACTCGAATAGGCCACAACACTAAAGTCATAGTCAATGGCGACATAAAGCAGATAGACGTAGACGAGTCTAAGTCTGGTCTAGCTTGGACTGAGCATCTGCTAGAAGATGTCAGAGACATAGCAGCTGTGCATCTGTCTGTGTCAGACATAATAAGAGATGACATAGTAGCTGACATCATAAGCAAATACGAAGAAGAAGAACTGCAACGATGACTAGTCTTGTGACTACAGAACGCTCTTACAGCTATGCATTCTTCAAGAACTCTGATACTGGATGGGCTTACTGCATAAGTCTTGACGCTTTCAACAAATGGGTAATTGAAGCTATGAACAATGACATTACTGTATTGCTTGGCAGATGCACTTCTTGGCTAGAAGCCAGACAGACTGTCATAGAACACGACTCTAAGCAACAATGTCTAAAAACATGACGTTGTCTTCTGTTGACTTAAATTTTTTGGTATATATAATTATATAGACTAATATTCTAAAGTTCACAGAGAACAACGTCGTAACTCTGAAGATATGCTTAGAACCATTCTAATACTATAAAAAGACAAAAAAGCTCATAGGCTATCAATCTATGGGCTTTTTTGCTTCACTCAGGTTCAATCTTCAAAAAATAGAGAGATAGATGCTTTTGTCAATCTTTTAGCGTTCTTGACACATGACTTCGTTTTACATTCTTATTAAATTATGATATAATATTCATATGAATATAGACCCAATAGAAGATCTTGATGATATGAAAGACTTCTATTGGGTATGTCAGTATTGTGGCAAGACAGTCATTGGCGAATACGAATGTGACTGTCAGTCACATGGAATTCTAGACATGGAGCTCTAAGACATTGCATACTAACAAGAACGCTATAGGACGTCTGTTTAAAGACGTATGGAACCCTAAACGTCCATATGCAGCTGATGCTTATGCATGGGGCATCTTCAGAATGTCTAGAGAACAAGCTCTGACAAAGAAACACATACAAGTCAATTCTGAACGAATCACGTCTATAATCTGCTTAGACATCGACAAGTCTAATACGTTTGACATCATATCTAGTCTTCCAGAACAGATTCAGCCAAACATACTTGTAGAGAACCCAGACAATGGACATGGTCATGCAATGTGGCTGCTAACTGTTCCAGTCACAGTATCTGCAAATGGCAGATTCAAGCCTGTAGAATATCTAAATGCTATTCGTTCAAGCCTTACAGACTTGTGTCAAGCTGACAGATGCTACAGAGGGCTCATTTGCAAGAACCCTATTGCACAGCACTGGAATTCGTACTGCTTCACAAATCGCAAGTATCTGCTCGATGAACTAAGAGACGGTCTCAAATCTGTCGATGCTATGCACAGTGACTACAAGCGAGTACCAAATCTTGGTCTTGTAGCTTCTCTCAATGGCAGAAATGACACTTTGTTCGAATATGGTCGCAAATGGGCTTACAGAGCTGTAAGAGACTATCTTGACAGCAAAGATGCATTCATGGACGCTCTTGTACAGTATCTGAGAATGAGGAATCAAGAACTAAGACCCTATATCAAGCCTCTTTCAGATAGAGAAGTCTGTGGCATAGCTAAGAGTGTCTGCAAATGGACATGGAAGTCTGAACTCAGAACCAAGTCTCAAGAAGACTATGACAAGACATTCTCTAAGATTCAGAAAGCTCGTTCTGCTAAAGGACGTCAGAAAAGCATAGCGACAAGACAGAAACCGTATCAGAACTTTGTCAGACAAGTCAATGAAGACAAGTCTCTGCTTGACAAGACTCTGTCACAGCTAGCAGAACTATTCAGAAAGACAGAACGGACTATTCGCAGATGGCTTGAAAAAGCTGAACTGTCTCTCACTAACATTTCTAAGACACAATCTAAGCTGAAAAGACTCTCTGACAGACTGAATAGCTACTATAGCAAGCGATCTAACAGCTATACAGACTCTTTGTCTGCTTCTAATACAGAATCTGACTCACAGCCCCATCTCTCTATTGGTTCTATATCTGATTTGGACAAATGTCAAAACTATAATCTGTCAGAAGATGCAATAGTAGACAAGACTACTGGAGAGCTGATAGAAGACAGTCTAGAAGATGAAGAATACGATCTAGATGAAGACTTCCGTATATGCGAATACTGCGGAGCTACAGTATATGGTCAAGACGATTGCGAATGCATGCAAAAAGCATACTGTAGAGATGAAGACGAATCTGCAGATTGGCTTGATTTCGTATGGAGTCAGTTTGGGTCTGGCAACAAGAATCTTGCAGCTTTGTGATTCTTTCTAGCTGATGCTTGTCGTTTTGCATTCAGTTGTTTTACATTCTTATTAGAATATGATATAATATACTTATGAATAAAGAAATTAAACAAAGAATAGAGAACGCTATCAAAGCATACTATTCTGGAGATCAAGCTTCTGAATGGTGGCTTGATGACGAGTCATATGAAGAGTTGATAGCTGAATCTGGAATCTCAGATGAAGAGCTTGAACAGATCAAGCAGTCTGTGCAGATCACAGACAAGGTCAAGCACAACTGGCCTATGGGCACTCTGCCCAAAGTCCACAGTCTAGATGAGATTCGGCATGACAAGACTAATACTGCAATCTGGCAGTTGAAGTACGATGGTTGTTCTGTAGAGATTCACTATGACAGTAATGGCAGCATAGACAGAGCTTCTACACGTGGTGACTACACGTATGGAGAGAATCGTATTTCGTTAGTCAAGAAGCTAGTCGATCTTGGAGAGATTTTAGACGATCAGAAAGATCTAGCGAATTCTTCTGTACGAGGAGAGCTGCTAGTATCTGATGATAACTGGCCAACGATTCAAGACGAGTACAAGAATCAGAGGAATTCAGCTTCTGGCATTGCAAACAGGAAAGACTTGAAGTATGCAGAATGTCTGACATTCGTACCATATGACGTCGTCAACGATTCAGACGGTTCTAAGCGAGCATTAGTTGCAGAATATGCTGCATCAATGTTCGACACGTATGAAGAAGCTGTCAGAGAATCTGAAATGACAGATGTCCCTATCGATGGTCTTGTCTACAAAGAGTATGAGGATGCAGATCTGAACAAGCAGACATATGCTGTTGCATACAAGTTCTCAGATCAGACATTCAAGACTCATATCAGAGATGTCAGATGGCAGATGGGCAAGACTGGCAAGCTTACACCAGTCGCCGTATTCGATACTGTATTCATAGATGCTGATGTATCGAAAGCTTCTCTTGGTTCGTATGATCTGTTCAAGAAGTTCGACTTCCATTACAATGACGAGATAGAAGTAAAGAAGGCGAACATGATAATCCCGCAAGTCACAGCTAATCTTGGAGGTGGTACTAAGCAGAAGATAGAAGCGCCACAGTACTGGAATGGAAAGCTGACTCATGTAGAGGGTGCTCATCTGTTCGCTGAGAACGATCAGCGCTGGAAGAACATCCTATGGTCTCAGCTTTCTGTCTTGACAGGTAAGGGCATAGGTCCAAAAGTCATGGACAAGATCGTGACAGAATATGGTGCGACTACATTCTATGACTTTGTTCAAGTATCGTTCTTAGATGACTTCTATGTCTATGGCATGCAGAAGAAGAGCATAGAGAACATCAGAAATGCAATAAGGCAAGCTTCAGATGCAGATCTAGTCAAGTTCTTGGCAGCTATGGGTCTAGACAGTCTTGGCTGGAAGACTTGTGAAAAGCTAGTAGACAAAGTCCTGAAAGATTGCGGTGAAGAAGATCCGACACTGTGGTTCATGCAGATTGCAGACCCGTATGGTTTTGCAGAATCTATCAAGGGAGTTGGTACTAAGGCAGCTACATCATTTGCTAGCAACTATGATCTGATCATAGAGAATCTGAATGATTGGGAGAAGCTGTTTCACAAGCTTCCACAAGCTGTACGACCTGTCAAGAAAGCTGGTCCAGAAGTCGTCATCACTGGTTCGTTCTTCCATGTCAAGAGGAATGAGCTTTCAGCTATGCTTGAGTCTGAAGGCTTCTCAATCGGTGGCGCAGTCACTAAGAAGACTAAGTACTTGTTTGCTGGCAATTATGGTGGTTCTAAGCGAAAGAAAGCTGAAGAGCTTGGAACTAGAATCATCGAGACTAAGGGCAATGTCAAGCATGGTCTAGAAGAACTGAAAGAGCTGTCTAGCAAGAAGAACTGACAAGTTACGACGTTTATCTAGAATGACTTAGAACAGTATAGGTATATAATTATCCATATCTGATATGAAAAGATCACAGAGATAAACCTCGTAACTCTGAGAATATACTGAGAACTATTCTTATACCATATTTTTTCAAAGAAAGGAATGCTAGCCTATGGAGATGACAGAAAGCGGTCTTCTGTTGCTAGACAAGCAGAAAGACAAGAGCAAAGTAGAAGTCAAGAATGAAGAGCTGAATCTTCTGCCATCTGAAGAGAATGACATCTACAGATGCATAGTAGACGAGAAGAACAGTTTCGAATGCCATCAGTCATTCAAGTCAGTCGAGAATCTGAATGACTTCAAGAAAGCAGTCTTTGGCTTTTCAGACAGACTGACTAAGCGAATTGCTGAAAAGGGATTCGTAGCGATCGTATCTGTAGACTATACAGATCCAGAGAATCTTGACATCTACGATGATGACTCTATCGAATGGCATCCAACTGTAGACATAGTCGACAGGACTGACAAGTCTAAGACTGGTGGTCATGACTTAGACAAGAAGATGTGGGAAGCTAGACATGGTCTTGCAGATGGCAAGCCAGGCAGATTCATTGGTGGAAACATCTGGACAGATGAGCCAGATGCTAAGAAGACTTTTGGTTTTGGAGACTGATAGCATGCAGAAGAAAGTTCAGAAGCTAGGCTTCAACATTGAAGACGGTTTTAAGCATGGAGTAGAGTTTGTCGGGGAAGCAGAGTCTGATAAGCTAGACATTGTCATATATGATGGTGGTATAGATGTCGACAAAGTTTCATTGACAAAGCTTCAAGTGGCAGAACTCAGAAAGTTCTTGTCTGACATTCACAACTGGAGCTATGGTGATGCCGTAATGGAAGCTCCAAAGATTGGATGACATCGTGAGGCAAGACAAGATTCGCATTCCAGCTGCAACACCATTTTCTTCAGAATTGCTTGCTCTTAAAAAAGTGCAGATGCTGAAGGTCTTAGAAGAGGCTGCTGAGACGACAGAGGCTTGGAAAGACTGGCAGAAAGGGAAAGCAGAAAAGAGGCAGTTCATAGACGAGACCGCAGATCTGATTCAGGCTCTTGTCAATCTTCTAGCGGTTTCAGATGTCTCAGATGAAGATCTCGTCAAAGCAATGCAAAGATGTGGTTCAAGAAATGGCGCTAAAGGCAGGCTAGCAAAAGAATGGAAAGACGAGAAAGAGCAGTTTGAGATGCTTGATAGTCATGACAAGAAGGTGAAGTGAATGCCATTCATAAAGTATCCGCATGTGATTCGTCTTGGGCATCCTGACATAGAAGGATATCTTGAAGGAAGAGTCTATGTGACTCCAAAGCTAGACGGTACGAATTCATGCATCTGGTGGGAAGACGACAAGATTCATTGCGGTTCAAGAAATAGAGAGCTGTCTCTTGAACATGACAATGCAAACTTCATGCATTGGGTAATGTCTGATGATGCATATGCAGAACGCCTTAGGGCTTTTTGTGAGACGCAGAAGTCTGCTATAGTCTATGGAGAATGGCTTGGTCTACCAGGCAACAAGATGGTCGGTCATATCAAGACATATCTTGAATCTGGCTTCTATCCATTTGACGTAAAAGCATTGACAACAGAAGACGATCAAGACTTTCATAGTGGGTTTGCATCGCCAGATGCAGAACTGTATAGAGTTTTGCAAGAAATCTCTGGAGACCATTTTCTTGCTCCATATGCTGTATTTGACAATCCTACAGAAGAGCAGATCATAGCAGAAATAGACAAGAACCATTTCGATTTGCCAGATGATGCCATAGGAGAAGGCATTGTCATAAAGAACTATGATTTCAAGTCTAAGTACGGTCATCATGAGTTTGCTAAGATAGTCAGAGAAGAATACAAGCAAGACAAAGCTAAAAGAAAAAGTTCTGTTGCTAGCAATGCAGACATAGAGAAGACTATTGTCGATATGTATGTGACTAATGCAGACATGGAGAAGTGCAAACAGAAGGTGCTTGTCTTGCTTGAAAGGGAAGAATGGGAAAACGAGTCTAAGGCTATTGGCATGTTCATGACAATGCTGTTTAGAGACTTGATAGAGGAAGAGATGCTTGACATCATCAAAAAATTGCATAGACCTACTATCAACTTCAAGGTGCTTGAAGACAATGTAAGACGAAAAGCCAAAGACTTTCTAAGACTGTGACCTGAAAGCGCTTATGCTTATGCAGTTCGATTTTACTTTTGATAAGAAATAGTATATAATATAATAGGCAATATAAAAAAAAT